CGATTCGGACGTCGTCCGGTTGTGAAATATTTTACATGGCGGAGAAGTTGATCCCGAGTTGCAGGGGACAATGGTTCCTACCCGCGAGGGTCCTCCGGGAAGGGTTCCTCAGGGCTCGCCCCGTGGCCGTGGACGGGGGTTTCAAACTGACCATCGGGCCCCTCACGGTGGCCACGCGGGTGTGGGACTGGGTGTACGTACATTATAACGAGAACGCGACGGATTGGCTCAGAGGGATGAACCCGCCGTTCTGGGAAGAGCCGTGCGACGTGCTGGACTTTCTCCCCGGGGTGGCGTGCGTGAATGAGGCCACGTTCCTGACCCTGAAGAAGAAGTACGGGTCCTACCTCCACCTCTTCGTCCCCCTGCGCCACACTCGGGGCAATATATTTTTCGGGTTCTCCCCGCTGTCCGCCACGGGAATGGCCGTGCTCAAGATCAAGACCTTTCACGGCGGCACCCAGGCCCCCGACCGCCCGGGCGTGCCCATGGAGGTGTACGCTTGGGAGACGGCCCATTTCCTGGACGCGGCCCCGAAACTGATCGAGTGGGAGGTCTCGGGGACCCGTGAGAATAGGAAGAGCGCGCAGATGGTGACGTTCAGCGAATGCGGCCTCTACGGTAGCATGGAGGGTTATTTTTACCGGGAGCGGGCCACGGTGGACATTTGCGCGACCATCCTCGCCGACCTCACGGGGAAGCTCCTGGCGCTCATTCGGAAGGGCATATATCACGGGGACCTAAAGTCGGAAAACATCATCATGATGTCCCGGAGCGGTCCGGGGAAGCTCATCGACTTCGAACACTCGCACGGACCGGGCGAGACGATGACCTCGTTCTGGTACCCCGATCGCACCTTCTTCTGGAACCCCATCGGCACGGAGGCCTACGCGCCACCCGAGCGATCCCGGGGTCGGGGCCGCAACGCGGGCGTGCCCGGGATCGTGTTCCAGATCGGCCTGATAGCGCTCAACATCATGGTGGAACGCATGGAGCGGGTATTCGTGAACCACACCTGGATCAAGGGGGACGGGTACCGGGCCCACGTCCTCAAGGTTATCAAGGCCCGTGGGACCCTCGACCTCAGAGGGGGTGCCCGCACCCTGGCGCGCGTGGACGAGTTGATCGGCCTCGTGGCGAGATGTCTCGAGCGAGACCCTGCGATGAGACCGAGTCTCGAGACCCTCGTGGACGAATTCTCCAAGATATAACCCCCACGTGTCTTTTTTTTCCCAATGTTGTAAAAAAAATATAATAAAAGAGATTTATTACCCAAGATATAACCCCCATGTGTCTTTTTCCCAATGTTGTAAAAAATATAATAAAAGAGATTTATCAGACTCGTGGTTTGTCCGAATGTTGTAAAAAATATAATAAAAGAGATTTATCATCCAAGATATAACCCCGTGTTGTAAAAAAATATAATAAAAGAGATCTATCACCCAAGATATAACCCCCGTGTTGTAAAAAAATATAATAAAAGAGATTTATCAGACTCGTGGTTTGTCCGCGTCTTCTATCTTCCATAATGAGTCGATCGGATAGGTGAGGGTGTGTGTGTCTCTCCGTATAGCCACTCATGTATATGCGCGTTCGGTTTATCCACGCGCGTGGCTCCGTGCGTGCGTGTGTGTGTATGTTCCTCCCTGTGTGCGTGCTTGTGCGTTCACTCGCGAGGCGTCTGGGGACTCTCGGGCATGATGAAGTGAGACCTCTCATTATTTATACACAAAGCCCTCGGGGTCACATCGAGATGGCCCACCGGGGAGAGACACGCGGTTCAACGGCTCGGTTTATCAATGGTTTTTTTATTTATTCGAGAAAAGGGTCGATGTAGACCACACAGATACACAGATACACAGATACACAGATACACAGATACACAGATACACGGGTCCATAGATGCCGGTGTGGCAAACCGCCGTTCGCCCGAAGGGTTCGACCCTCTCGGGATTCACCTGAGACCGTCCACGGGCCTCTCGCCCTGGGGCACCCTCACCGGTCCTCTCACCGGGGGTTGTGCCACGGGTGGCGGATAATAGACGTGTGCCCCCATGGGGGAGCCGTAGGGGTAGATGGGCTGTCTCGCCATTGGTTGCCAACCTCCGCCCCGACAACAACAGGAAATCAGATCACAACCACCACCGCACAGTAGACTCATGGGATTACAACAGTTACACAAGAAGGGCAATAGAAACGCCATATCATTCGATTAATTGATTTTTATTTGATACGTGTATTTACATTAGTACAACAATCCGCTTATTCAGCGCGAACAGGCATCGCGGTAGCCACACCTGGAATCCCCGACCCAGGTGCACTCGGCGAGGATGGACAGGAAGGTCTCGGTGAGTGCGGGGAAGGTCTCCGCGCCATCAAACCCCGGAATGACCAGGTACCTCAGGAACTCGAGGAGTCTCGAGCGGTCGAGCCCCGGGACGGCCCCGTACTCGACCAGGATGTTCCAGGCACCGAGGGTGACCAGGTCGCTCCAGTCATGGACGCCCATCTCGGCGTTGGCCTTGACCAACAGCCTGAAGAGTCTGTAGGGGATCGTACAGGGCACCGGGCTCCAATCCGGGTTGAGCACGATATCGACGAGGTCGATGGGTTTTTCCGCCCTGTCCGCGATCACCGCGCTGATCCCGGTCACCAGATCAACGAACACGTTACCCAGGGCTCCGTCGTAGAGGAGGATCACCTCCTTGCCTTGCGGGCCCATCAGCTCCGCGGTAAACTTATCAGAGTACTCCAGGCCTCTGGTATCGTGACCGAAGAGGGACTCCTGGATCAGCCGTTCCAGGTCGGGGAGCGGTCGCACGGCCGTGCGCATCAATCCACACTCCGCACACTTGTCTCGAAAACAGAAGCGGCAGCACACGTGCCCGCATCGCTCGTGGATCACGGGTTGGTAGAGGACGTCTCCGCATGTCCCGCATGTCACGATGGCCTTCGCCAGTTTCCAGCTCTTCTCGGTGAGCGCATCGAGACCCTCCGGGGCCACCTTCGATAGCACCGTGGTGAGATGGTCCGGAGCAAAGAAGACCGCGCGTTCGTCGCAGTCGCAGCAGTAGGCGCCGTCCCCGAAGCAGAACTCCCCGTCCGGAACCCGCAAGGGGTGACCGCAGGAGAGACGGACAGTGATTTCCTCGCGGGGGCTTGTCATCTCGACTCAGTGGCCTGTTGGTGGATCGGTGAATGGAGACCCGGTGGCCCCGCCGGTCCGTTTATGCCGATTCTTTCGGTTTAGAAAAGCGCGAAAGGGATTCGGGAAGCCGATCCCGGGCGGGTCGCAACACTTTCGAATCTCACACGCGATGTGCCCCAGTAGTCCGTCGTAGCGGGGCGTCCCGGAGCCGAAATATCCGGGAATGCGAAAGCGCGAGAGGAGCTCCTTGAGCGCCCCGAGACTCCCGAACCGGGGCGCCATCACGGGGAACGTCTTCGCGAGGGTGTCGTGGTAACGCACCACGAGCTCGTAGAGGGTCCGGACCAGGAACCCGCCGACGGCGACCTTTCCACCCGCGGCCTCGATCGCACCCCCGAGCTCGACGAGGTCGTCCAGGAGCGGTAGCGGGAGCGCTATGGCACCCTCCCATTTCCCTCGGGCCCGCACCCGCACCGCTCCCTCCGGGGCCCCTCGCGTCTCGACGAGAGCACCCACGGTGATGATGACGGCCGTGAGCAGGTCTTCCAGCACGACCACGCGGGGCTCCACGTGCCAGCCCCCGTTGGGACCCATCAGCCAGAACCCGGCGGTCCGCCCCATGGGGGCAGGGGGGAAGGGCTTCGCCGTGAGCGCGTAGAGGTACTCGTTGGGTATCAGCTTCCGTCCGCCCCCGGAGCCGCACTCGGGACACTCCCGGGGGGTGCAGAAGAAACAGAACACGTGTTTACACGATGCCCGGTTGGAGGGAAACACGGCCTCCCCCTGGCAGAAACAACACGGAAAGACTGGAGACATGATGATCGGCGTATACGGTCCGTCGTCCGCCGGCGCTGCTCGAATACACCTCATTTTCGGGTTAGATGTACGGAGACATCATTGTCGGGGGCGAGTGGATGGGCGCGGGTGCCACTTTCTTCCCGGACCTCACGGTCCTCGCGCACGTGTACATGATGATGAACGACAACCAGAAGCCGTTGAAGGCGGCCACCAACCCATTGAACACGAATATGTCGAGTCTGAGTCTCGTCAACACCCGCTCGTAGAGCGCGTCTGCCGCCACCAGTCCCGAAGAATTCCTGGACAGGTGATCGAGGATCAACCCCCGGAGCAACCCCGTGAGGTTAGCGGCCCCCGCGTCGCTCAGTCGCCCGACGACGTCCTCGTCCCCCGCGAGCTCGTTGAGGGCCAGGGTCACGAGGTCGTCACCCGGGGCGCGTCCCTTCGAGAGCGCCACCCCCATCGCCACCACCACCCCCACGATCACGATCAACGTGACGCCGAACGCGAGACACAGGCAACCCTTGACGGTCATCGTGTCTCACCGAGCGTTTCCCGTGAATTCACACGTGTGGGCCCGCACCCGGGTTAATACCGCTGCCCGGATGGGTGCCCGTAACCCGAAGGTTGAACCGGGTTGCCGTTTCCCCCCCCCCCTCTCCTTTCCCCGAGAGAAAGTCGTGGGTTGACACGACTTTCGCGGAGCCCGTCTTTAAAATTTTTTGATCATCGCGCGGTTCTACGACCCCGCTCATTCACCCCCCTGGACCACACACGCCTTTTCACATATGGACAACGAGAGAGACGTAAATTTTTCTTTTCGGTGATTTTTATTGTCACAGATGAACGAGTACAAGGATGATACGACATGATAAGTCAAGACAAGACAAGACAACAGGATTTTCTTTTTTTTTTAAGACACGTTATCGACTCGTAGTCACGGCGCGCAGGTGCACGCATCTTCCGACGATCCGCGCGATCGTTGCACCGCTTCGTGAGCCTCGGGACGGGTCGGTCTCGGGCCTCTCCACCGCGGTCCGGGGTAAGGGGGGTACGGGTCACAGATGGCCACGAGCCTCCTCCCCCCCCCGATGCAGAGGCGATCGACGGCGCACGCCTCCGTCTCGCACGCGTTACAAGTCACATGTCCGCACGCCTCCCTCACCGTGGGCCCCACGACCGCGCGGCCGCACACGGGGCAAGGGGGGAGCGGTCCGGAACCGTACAGGTCGGGCGCGAACACGTCCCGCCGAGCACCGCACGGCCCGCAGTTCCCCGAGTCTCCCAGGGGCCGGTAGCCGATCTCGCATCTCTTTCTGTGCCCGCACGCGAAGATCACCCTCTTGATCCTATCCACCTTGGGCGGTACGTAGAGGGCCCTGTCGGGTCTCCTGACCTTGGGTCTGGTTGCCATGTCGTCTCCTGTCGGCGCTCCGGTCTCGCTCCGGTCTTATAGACCGGGGCTCCAGTCTCGGGATCTCTCGTGGGGAATGACCCGAAAGTGTCCGTGCCGTGCCACGATCACCCAGAGGGCGACCCCGGCGAACACCAGGGAGGTCACCACGAGCATGCAGCTCAGTGTCGCCTTCCACATGACCCTGTCCGCGACCGAACCGATGGCGATCTCGGCGGCGGCCAGCGCCCGCGCGAATACCTCATCCTCGTCCTCCCGGGGTCCCGTCCCCGGGGTCAACAGCTGGTGGAGCGAGTGCGTCTCGGCCAGTATCTCGGCGAGCCGTTCGAGAATCGGGTCTCTGTCACGGGGCCGGACGGGTCCGGTCACCACGTGGAGAACCTCGGGAGTAGAGCCTCCGTCCCGGGAAGGTTCGGGAGTGGGGGTCTCGGTGGAGAGCGCCCGATCCCGGTGAGGCTCCCCCGTGGGAGACTCCCGGGTCGCGTCCGGGGTCGGGGCGCTCGGGATACTCGCGGCGCTCGAACCGGACGTGGAAGAGACGAGGAGGAAGAAGCCGATCACGGCCGATCGGAGTCGCCACGATACCATCTCCTGGAAGCGTATCGATACGGGGTTGTGAGGGGGGAGAGAGATTGGGCCAGTGAGACCGTGATACACGTTCTTTTCAGTGGGTTCGAGCTCCCGGGTTTTAATTTCCCTCTTGAAAATATCCACTCGTGCGCGCGGACATTTCATCAGGGGTTCTTCGGTGGGAGTCGATCGGCTTCGAGTACACCGACGAGTGGTGCGACGGGTTCGGATGGTGTACCATCGATTCCACTGACGAGGTGCTCGTATCGAAGCCCGCTCGAGCCCTCGTTATAAATTTTTGTTATCGTTATTTCCTCTTTCCTCCCCGACCTCACATTGATATGGACCGCGCCCGCGATCGCTCATCATGGGGATAGGGACTACGCGGGGCGCGATGACTTGTAAACACCGCACCTCGTCCCGGTCCACCATCTATTCCCGCCTCCCTCGACGCATCGGTTTTGCAACCCGCGACAAAAAAAAATTCGCTCGTCTCCAAAGTCCCGAAAATTTTCATCCTGCCCGGTGAGGTTTCACAACCCATCCCGGGTTCGCTCGGTATCAGGGAGTCCCCGTTTGTACGATCGGTTGAGTCGGTACCAACGCTCACAACCCCTGTCCGTATCGAACCCCGCGCGAGTCGCGGTTTTTTCTCTTCTTAAAAAAAAAACCCTATCATGGACGAGGGGGTTCCTCGGGATGTATATGTGTGAGCGAGAGAGACCACCTGTGTGTGTGTGTGTGTGTGTGTGTGTGTGTGTGTGTGTGTGTGTGTGTGTGTGTGTGAGAGAGAGAGAGAGAGAGAGAGAGAGAGAGAGAGAGAGAGAGAGAGAGAGAGAGAGAGAGAGAGAGAGAGAGAGACCGACCATCCGTGAGAATGAGTGTGTGAGAATACCCGTGAGAAAGTGTGTGCGTATACACACGAGAGAGAATACCCGTGAGAATGAATGTGTGAGAATACCCGTGAGAGGGGATGGGTGAGTGAGTGTAGGGAGATACACCGGTAGAGCCATCGAGTGATGACTCTTTATCTTTGTATCGATATGTATCAATATGCTTTTTTTTTAAGAGAGATCATGAAGGAAAACAAGAGGATAGTGCTTCGAGATCAAAATGGTTTTTTTTATTCTCAGAGTCACAATTATACAGGACCGACATCATGTCGGAACACATGAACACTCAAAGAGTCACAATACACAAGATCGATAGCGGACCATATGAACACAGTAACACAGGCCCCTTCTCTCCCCCCCCCACACACCACACGGTCTTTTTCCGTGTGCACGGATACACGTATATACACAGACACATATACATGTGTACGCGGTCCGGCGGTCGCGCTCACAGGGAGTAATCGATGCGGAGATCCCTGTCCAGCACCATGCGCCGCCTCAGCACGGGGATTTGACGGCCGTGGCCCAGTGGTGGTCTGGTCAGATCGTCCGCCTCGGGGGTCATCGAGCCCTGGTCCCGGGAGCCCTCGGTCTGAGTGTGAGCGTCCGTCCCACGGGTCGTCGAGCCCTCGGTCTGGGTGTGAGCGTCCGTCCCACGGGTCGTCGAGCCCTCGGGATGACGGCTGGCGTGAAGCACCCAGATGATCAACATGAACAGGGCGAAGAACGAGACGGCGCACGTCTCGTAGAAGGCGCGCATCTCGTGGTCTGAAGTGAGCGCCCTGTAGACCTCGGCGAGGATCGGATACCCGACACGGGCCTCCCCGGGTGCGACAAACTCGGCGGCTCGCTCTAATATGACGGCGGCCATGGTTCGGGTATTTAGCGTCTGCTCTCTTTTCTGAAAGATATCGTGTCTTTCTCTGACAGCTGTGGCCGATCGCCGATGCCCACGACACGGCCATCCACTCCTTTTACCACGCTGTATTTCGGCGATCGGTGACCGCGGCCGGTTCGCGATCCGGGACTCTCCGGGTGTCGAACCCGGGGAGCTCGCGCGATCGGGCGCGTCCCGAGAGTCTCGACCGCGGAGGACCCGGATCGAGCCGCGTGGTCAGGTCCCGAAAATCTCCGGGTCTCGACCAGATCCCGAAAATCTCTAAGTCTCGACCCGATCCCGAAAATCTCCAAGTCTCGGACCGGGGCTGTGCCCACATGGTCAGATCCCGAAAATCTCCGGGTCTCGACCCGATCCCGAAAATCTCTAAGTCTCGGACCGGGGCTGTGCCCACACGGTCTGATCCCGAAAATCTCAATTTCTCGGAGGGTGCCCGCTCGAGTCCGTGACTGAGCGGGACACGGGTTCTATTCACCGGGCTCGGGTTACCAGAACGAATGGTACATGGAGATGATGATGATGATGATGATGATGATGAAGTCGAGTAAAAAAAAAAGAAGTGCGGGTTGCTCTCTCTCTCGCTCTCTCCCTCCCTCCCTCTTCCACATCCCCCCCCACATATTATTCCCCCCCCATTCCCTCTCCCCCCGTTATTTCCCGCTCACTCTCTCCCTCTGTATGGCCCCGTGAGGTCGCGAATCGCGAGCCTCATCTAGATTTTCGGGTTCATGAGGAGACAACCATGGAAAAACACCAGAGGAGATACGTGTGGATACAATGATATGATTTTATTTTTTTTTCTCTCTCGAAAAAAATATACATGTGGAGACAGATGGGTGATATACAGATATACGCGGTGGTTTGTGATGGTCGCGGCGCTCCCTTCAGACCCGGATCTCCGCTTCTAGCGGTACCCCCTCCTGCTGCTGCGGCTCGACCGGCTCCATCAATAGGGCCTCCGCGTAGCTCGGTGGCTGGGACGATATGGTGAGCAGGGATGCGCCCGCGCCGAGCTCGACGTCCCCGCGGTTCGAGCGCTGGTCTCCCGTGATTAGCCTCAGGTGTATCTGCATCAGGATACCCCGCATCTCCTCGATGGACGCGCGGGTCCGCACGTAGATACCGAAGAGACCTATGATGGGGATGGTCATCAGTAGGGTCAGGAGCGCGCCGATCATCACCAGGACGACGACCCCGGAGTCACCCGCCGTCACCGACTCGGAGGATCCCGTCCCGTCGGCGAGCACCGCGTGGTAGGCCGTGAGCCCGGAGAGGAGGAAGATGATAGTGAGAGAGTTCATGATCGCGTGCGGCAGTTGAGTGGTCGCCGTGATTGCTGTCGAAGAGGGGCGAGGGCCCGTGGGTTATAACTGACTTTTTCGTGTTAGGGGGGCGCGGAGTCGTGGGTGGCGGCGGCACAGTATCTCTATCACGCGATCGACAATCTCCTCTCGGGAGCGGGACGCGTCCACGCGCTCCACGTCCTCCGCGGAGGATAGCCACGCCTCGTATCTTTCGTGGAGGAGACGCAGGTAGTCCAGCCCCACGCCCGCCTCCCCGGTCCTGTCCCGACGACGCATCCTGCGCAGACACTCCTCGGGGGGTAGCTCCAGGTACACGAAGACGGGACGGGTGGCGATGGTTCGCATCACGGCCTCCCCCCTCGCCGCCATCCCCGGGAGCGCGGTCGCGGGGATGACCCCGCGGCTCCCGTTGACCGCGCAAAAGACCCGGGTCGCGCTCATCGGGGAGCGCTCCATGATGTCGGGATTCTGCAGGCGCTGCACGTTCACGTAACTGTCGAACACCAGGTTCTGAAACGGGACGGCGTACCCCGTGGGATCCGTGTACGACAGTTCGAGATAGTTCTTCCCATTGTGATTCACCCACTGATCTACCGGCTCTTCGACCACGTTGACCCCGGACCCCGCCACGCGCTCCATCAGAGCTTTTACCAGGGTGCTCTTCCCGCATCCTATGTTACCCTCGACACAGAACACTAGCCCTTCGGGGAGAAACCTGGCGGGTGTGGGACCTTCCCTGAGCGCCATGTCTATAACAGCCCCGGGGGCGACCCGTGTTCTTAACCCAATTTTTCCCGGTACCCGTGACGGGCGGTGTTTATATTTTCGGCACGACGGCGCGTGGCCCGTCCGTGTCCGCACCCCTCGTCATTGGCGAGGGGGCGTTTATTATTCCCGAGGGGACACCGCGCGTCACTGAATGTGAAAGAATCAGAGAGTAGACATTCGGGGATAGTTCATAAACAAATTTTTATTATTGATCAACAGCGGATAACACATGTCATACAAGAGTCTCGGTCTCGCGCGCTCTCTTCAGAGCCAGTCCTGTCGATCGCACATGCAGTCGACGGGGGGGTGCCCGGGTCCACAGCCGCAGCCGAAGGTCCGGGTGTCCACGTCATCAGAGTCCCCGCTCGCGGGCGTGAGGACGGTCGGGCGAGACGCGCGGCCCCTCCACGGTTCGAAGCGGGCACGGCGCGCCACGGAGTCACTCCTGTGGCGCCGCGCCGGGGCTCCCACCCATCGGTGCTGGAGCGCGGGTCTCAGGGGACACACCGAGACGAGGACCACAATCTTTCCCATCTCCTCGATCGCCCTGAAGCGCGGTTCGGGCCGGGGGGTCGGAGGCTCGGAACAGGCGCCGTCCACTTCGTCCACGCCGCGGGTCGGGCTCTCCGGGTCCTCTCTCTCGGGGGAGGGAACGTAGTGGACAACCACCCTGAGCGAGACCGAGCCCGCACCCCGAGCGGTGACGAAGGAGGGCGGGCAGAAACCACAGTGGCACACGAACCTGAACTTCACCGGTTCGACCTGTTCTATCCCGATAGTTTCACCCACATCGATGGACGCCATGGTGATGAGTAGTGTTTCCGTGCATTTTTTCCTCCCGGGGCGTCCGTTGAAATCGACCCTCGTTTCGGGGCCACCGGGCGGGAGGGGATCGATCACGGGTTGAACTTTCGGGAAGAAGGGGATCGCTAGGCCTCGACTCCCGATTCACACCGGTGCCGACCCCGCGAGAGGAGCGTGGCGGGTCCCGAGTTTCTCCAATTTTCGGGTCACGGGGCGACCGGTGTCCATCCCTCACCGAGTCTCGACGATCGGGTTCCCCGGGGGGAGGGTTAATCGGGGAGGTCACCGGGAGACTCGATCTTCGGGATAAGCACGGACGGACTCCTCTCCCCGCGTACATGACCGCACAGGGAGAGCCGCGGTGCGTCTATCCGAGCGGTCCCGAAAGTGCATCCCGGGTGAGCCCTGCACGATAGGACGAGTCCGCCCTCCCGATCCACCGGGCCCGAAACCGCGAACCGAACGGGTGATGGGGCTCGTGTGCGTCCGCGGCATACGGTCGCATCGGGAAAAAAATAAAATATGACGCTTGGAAGCGAAAAATGACTCTCGATGAGATAATGATCTTAAACGGCATATACATGTATTTTTCTCTTTTCTCCCCGATCGACCCTGTCGTGTCACCCGTTGCCCGTGATCTTATAGAAGAGTCAGAATGACATTCATAGTCCGTGCTCTCACAGACGAGCTCACACTCTCGTGAAATAAGAATAATGATAATAAGAATGATCACCGTTCAGGCTCTCATAGACGAGCCTATACTCTCATGAAATAAGAATAATGATAATAAGAATGATCACCGTTCAGGCTCTCACAGACTAGCTCATACTCTCATGAAATAAGAATAATGATAATAAGAATGATCACCGTTCAGGCTCTCACAGACTAGCTCATACTCTCATGAAATAAGAATAATCACCGTTCAGGCTCTCATAGATGAGCCTATACTCTCATGAAATAAGAATAATCACCGTTCAGGCTCTCACAGACTAGCTCATACTCTCATGAAATAAGAATAATCACCGTTCAGGCTCTCATAGATGAGCCTATACTCTCATGAAATAAGAATAATCATCGTTCAGGCTCTCACAGACGAGCTCATACTCTCATGAAATAAGAATAATGATAATAAGAATAATCATCGTTCAGGCTCTTACAGACGAGCTCATACTCTCGTGAAATAAGAATAATCATCGTTCAGGCTCTTACAGACGAGCTCATACTCTCGTGGAATAAGAATAATAAGAATAATAATAATTCACGCTCTTATAGATGAGCTTATAACCTCGTGAGGCCTTCATGGTAGGCCCCTGTGATCTCATAGAGGTCTCTCGTGGAATGATAATAAGAATAATAAGAATAATAAGAATAATAATTCACGCTCTTATAGATGAGCTTATAACCTCGTGAGGCCTTCATGGTAGGCCCCTGTGATCTCATAAAGGTCACACATCGAGAAGGCCTCTGTCGTGACACTCAGTGTTTACCAACTCATGAGAGACTCGAGAGTAAACAACATCATCGTGTGTGCTCTTATAAACGAGCTTATACTCTCATGGAGCGGGGTCAGAGCCTCCGTTATACCATTCATTGTTTATGATCTTATAAGTGATTCGAGAGTCACCGAGTTTCGTGATTGATAACCCAGAAAATAGAGTCAAGAGTCATGAATACAATTTCTATTTTTTTTATTTCAAGACCAACAATCCAAAAAATATCATTTAATTTCTTTTCAATAAAAAACACACGTAAATGATCTCTTTAATAAAAAACACATGTAAATAATCAAATGTACATTTAATTTCTTTTCAATAAAAACCACACGTGAATGATCTCTTTAATAAAAAACACATGTAAATGATCAAATGATCAAATGTACAATCATCAAATAGAGGACATGGAACATGGCATGAGTCTATATCGTTCAGTCCCGGGGGTGATTACCCCGTGTTCTCCGGAGAAGAGTTCACCGGGAGAGACCACATCGAGAAGGCCCTCTCTTCGAACTAGGAACCTCGTCCGGATCATCGAGAGGACGTTTCCCGGGGGAGCTGCCACTCTCGATGCGGAGCTGGGTCACCTAGTTGAGAACTAGGAACCTCGTCCGGATCATCGAGAGGACGTTTCCCGGGGGAGCTACCACTCTCGATGCGGAGCTGGGTCACCTAGTTGAGGAGCGCACGTCGAGAAGGTCCTCTCTTCGAACTAGGAACCTCGTCCGGATCATCGAGAGGGCGTTTCCCGGGGGAGCTGCCACTCTCGATGCGGAGCTGGTCACCTAGTTGAGGAGCGTACAGCCAGTCGACGGCCCAATCCCCGAGGTCGGCATCCAGCGGTGTGGGAGGGGTGTCCAGCAGGCGCGCCAGCCCGGGGTGAGTAGGTGTGATCATCATATTTGGTGAAGGTGTGTTCAGAGGAGCGTCGGAGACGGGAGAGTACATCGGAGCCGGGTTCACCGGGGAGGAGACCAGGGAGGAGGGAAGGGATGGGATCTCACATGTGGTGTCATCGCTCGGAGAAGGAGGAGGAGGATTCCAGTAGGTGGGGCTCCCGGACTTGGGCGGGAGGAGCGAGCCGCGGACCGGTGACCAGGGAGAGTTTCCGGTCACGGTGCCCACGGGTGCCCCCGCCACGTCCTCATCCCACTGGATCTCACAGATCCTCGCCAGTTCCCTCCCTATCTCCTCGATCCTCCGCTCAGACTCAGAGACGACCCGCCATTCGTTCCCCGAGACGCGCCTCACGAGAAGAGGCGCCTGACGAGGAAGTCCACCGGCTGCACGCTCGGCCCCGGTGACCGGGGGGCTGGCGGGTGAGTCCCAGTCGGAAGTCTCATCGTCAACCGCACCGATACCGACCGGACCGATGTACACGTGTGGTCGTGCGACGGTCTCGACCCCGAGGGCTCGCTCAGACCAGCTTCCCGTGGGCATAGTGTCGTCGCCCTCATCGTCGCTATCCCAAGGGATCGGGTCGTGGGGGAGGTCGACACCAAAAACCCTCACGCTCAGAGTGGCAGGGCTCATCCCCAGGAGTTCAGCGATACGTTTTTCGTCAGACGTGGAGAATGCCATCTCGATCGAGCTAAGTCGCTTGTAGATTAAGTATTGAAAAAGTTCAAAGTCTTTTTTAACGATGTGGAAAAAAAGGCTCAAAGACAACCTCGTACTACGCGAGTGAAATAAAATGACACGGAGTAACTAGACTCAAGAGTTTCAGAGCTCGCGTCTCGACTCAGAGAGGTAAGAGTGGAGCATGAAGCTCAACTGAGTCTCCAGAGGTATATAGGGCGCACAAATTCGGTGCGGGAGAGCCGATCGTCGAGCTCGGTTTCCACGGGTCCGCCTCCAGCTCTTCTCCGTGTTCGGGTTTGGGCACACCCGGGGGCGCGGCAGCGGCGGGGGTCACCGACATCTTATTCGGGTCGTTGTACAGGTCCCTGACGCGTATGTCGTAACACCATGAGCCTTCCGGGGTCGTGACCCACCCCACATTGTTCGGAGCCGGTGTCCACATGTCCCCGAAAGTGTACCAGGCCGGGTACGACGTCTGGACGGTTCTCACCCGAGCTTCAAAGACTGCCCGGGATACGGTCGGGTCGTGAACGGTGGCGGCGAACAGGGCGTTGAAAGAGTCGTCGCCTAGACAGCGGGTGTGGAATACGCGACGCTCCCCTTCCGGAGACACGCGTCCCGTTCTGACCCGCCCCCCGAATAACTCGAAGATCATGTTCAGGCCATCGAAACTCGCCTGGATCGCATCGGAATGGATCGTCCGGGTAAACCAGCAGTGGGGGTTCGTTGTTCCCACCCCGGTCCCGAGGAGTTCCTCGATGGTTTTTTTCCAGAGCTTTGCGAAAGAGCACTTGTAGCCGACGCCGAGACTCCGGTCCAGGCACACGTGGATCATTTTCGGGATGCCGGTCACCGTGCTCTCCACCTGCACCACACCCCATAGTCCTTTCGCGGGAACGGGTTTTCCGGTGGTTGTCTCCACGTACACCTCGAGGAGGTTCCCAACCCGAAAGAGTAGCTCGTCGATAGGCGATGCCACCTCACCCCGGACGGACCGGCTCATGTCCCGAAATATATCATCGATGGCCCGTCCGCTCTCGTCATGCCCGGGGAGGAGGATGGACCCGCACATCACCTCGAAACCGCCGCGCCTCGCCCCCTCCTTCTCCACCCACTCGATCAGAGCGGTACGCGCCTCGGGTATGTACCCTCGGGACTTCAGGAGTTTCGAGACGGCGGTGAACTCCCCCTTCCGTTCGGGATCCCCGTTGAGTCGCCCGAGGAGCGCGCCCCTGTGCGAACCGGTATTCGCGGGGGCGGCGGGTCTTTTCCCCATCGGCGTGTAGCGATGACTCGCTCCGTGTTCTCGCTGGAATCTCGGCATCTTCTCGACCGGTCGTGGAGATGGACTCGTTTGTCTGTGCGGCGAGTGCCTACCTGTCATTTATGGGGAGGATCCGTGGGGCGCTCCTCGGGACGCCAGTCACGAAGTTTTGATGGTTAAGAGCCTCCCGTGGGCTCTCGCTCTCTAGTCTCATTCTTGAGCGCTGTACAGAGAACGTCTCAGTAGCCATTTACCTAACGTCTCGTAACTCTGATATCATTCGATCTGATCATGGACGGTCTGAAGGAAATCACCGCTGCCGTTGCGAGTCTCGGTGGCACGACCGATCTGTCTACCTACATGGTCAACTTCGACCTGGGCGACATGATGGACCAGAGCGCCGGGGTGGTGATCGACGATGTACACCCTCCGGTGGAGGGAGCGAGTGTCGACTCTGCGATGGATGTGGACGCCGAGTCCGAGGACGAGAAGGATGAGGAACCGGGCACCGGCCGTGACGAGCCCGAGGTGGAGTCAGAGGCGGACGAGGACCCGGACGAGGTCGAGGATGCCATCCCCGCGGCCGTCCCATCCACCATCCCGTTGAGCACGACCATCCGCGGGTTCGGTGCGGACCTCGGACTCGGGAAGAACCTCACCCCCGCCGACCTGGCTGGTAACGGCCTCGGTAAATACGCCGCCACCCTCTTCTCGAAGACTCTGCCCACTCTGGCCGCCGTGGTCGAACAGAAGGGCGCGATCGACCCGGGGTCATCGGTCGCCAAGTCTATCGTGACACTCCTCTCCAGTGAACTCGGAAATGCCCTCGGGATCTTCTCTCGACTCCCAACCAGGGAGCAGAACAAGATGGCCGCCGTCATGATCTTGATGAAGGTCCTTGGGAGAACGGCCCTCCCACCCCTCACGAAGACGGACGAGGGCGTGCTCAGCGCCATCAACCTGGTCTTCTCCGGCGCCAAGAGGAAGGTGCTGGTCTCCACCCACTCCGACATCACAAAGTTCATCATCTTCAACGACGACGGTACCATCCCAACGCTGGGCGTAGACACGGTCGCGCCCCTGATGAAATACTATGATCCACGCCTCAAACTGACGACACTCGTCTTGATCAAAAACTTGGGCAATAACGGTACCGTCGAGGTGAAGAGGAGATCTAAAGGGAAGACGCTCGTGATGAGAGAGAGAATTCCTGTCGAATGTTTCCTCTTCAGAGCTTTTCCCGTGACGGAAAGTAGCGATAATATCTATGCCACACTGGACTTTGTGAAAAGATTGTTGAAGGGAGTATCTACACAGTCTTCGTACGTCTACGTCAAGAATCCCAAGTCGATCGGAGACGATTTCCTCAACACGAAAAACACGTCTCTCACACTCGGAGATGCTCCTCTGACTGTAAAGTTATCTTTCAGGAAACCAACAAACGCCACATCACAATCTGGATTCAAAAGATGGTTGCTCATTTGCAAATGGCTGGCGAGGGGCGGGAGGATAGAGCTCGGCCCAAAGAGCACCCTGAGGAGTGGCCACGAGGAGGAGTCTCTGGAGGAAGAGGTGAACACCGGTTGCATCAGGTCCATGGCCAGCCTCACTAGGTTGGCCAGTAGGGCCTGGTCTCCAAAGAACATACTCAAGGTGAACGACCGCCCGGTCATGACCCCGTCCATCTTGAATGAAATACCGGACTTTGTCCACAGGGGGAACACCCTACCTATCTGGCTACTCTTTGCGGCCTCCTTGAGACTCGACATTGTGGCCGTCAAGGAGTGGCTGTCTACGGAAGGCGGTGACCCAAGGTCGATCGACGTGGCAAAGCTGACGTATCACCAGTACCTCTTCCTGAGACTCCTCTCTGACGCCGGCATAGCGAAGAAGGGACTGTCCAAATTACTGACCGCGACCAACAATTGGCTGATCACCGAGATGTCATTCATTGTCATGTACAAGGGTAGCTACGGCGTGAACCCTACCGTACTCAGTACCATCAGTGATAATAACGTGCCCAACCTACCCATCTTCTCTTGGATCGGTGAGATCCCCTTGTGGAGCACCAGTGGAATTGTCGAGAAGGTCAAGATTGTGCATACAAACAGTAGCCTGGTCAGCAGGATGATGCTACTGAGTGACGTGACCGAGGTCGCAAAGGTGCACGCGATAAAGGCTAAAGTGAGGGCCGAACAGAAGGCCTCCAAAGAATCCGCGAAGGGGGAGGACGCGGCGAAAAAGGCACCGAAGAGGAAGCGAGAGGCCGAGGCCGGTACAGAGACCCCAAAAAAGAAACAGAAAGAGGAAAAGAGTGAAAAACCTAAAAAGACTGGAAAGGCTGAAAAGTCCACCGGGACTGCGAAAGTGACCAAGAAAGAAAAGACTGAGAAGAAGACGCCCCAGACCAAATCAACTAACAAGAAAAATGTAAAGAGCGTCTCCGCGGAAGCGGGCACCGCGGTGACTCCGGATGAAGCCAACGGGAAAAAGAAATCTACTCAGGTGAAGAAAAAGGAGAGTGCCGGTCAACATACCACCGAAAAGAAAAAGAGAACGGCCGCTAAAAAGAAGACTGTCGATCGACCCTCTGGTCACAGACCGTCGTCAAAGAAAGAGTATCGCTCACAGGAGTTCGTATCCTCTGACGACTCCAGTGACGAAGAGGTCATTTCCAAGCCCCGGGTAACTACCACAGAGAACATGAAATCCACCAAAAAGGCAACCCTCGCATCCAACATGGACGACGACGGCGATGATGATGGCTTCATGACGTGCGCCGGTCAGTTTGACATTGGGGGCGGATCGGGGTTTCTAACCTCCACTGCAGGTAGAAACAGGAAGTCGAACAAACAATCAAAAACCCTTCTGCTATCCTGAGAACATTGACTGTTGTATTGATATATCTTCATCATATTTCTTTTTCTTAAAAACGCACTTGCAATCCTGAGAACATTGACTGTTGTATTGACATATCTTCATCATATTTCTTTTTCTTAAAAACGCACTTGCAGAGTTCATTTGTTGATGTACAATAAAAATCATAAAGATTGAATGTTATTCACTTGTGTGTGTTTTTTCCTATCGTGTCTTTGAACATATCTATTTTTCAATGTTTTTTTTGTAACAGAGTGTATAGGTGGCTCAATAGTAAAATAACTTAAAAAAAACACGTGATAGGTGAACCGGGAGAGTTTTGGTTCATTCTGACCAGATAGGAAACACAAAAAAAAACACAAACACTGATAACCTAATTGACCAAGCGGTCCATTCTCGGGATTATCGGGCCGGTGGTGACAAAGGTTTGATTTGTCGAAACATCGGTTCCCATGGTTGACCTCCCGGTTCGAACTTTCGGGTTACGCCCTGGAAGTGGGTGTGGTGAGAACTTTCGGGTTACGCCCTGGAAGTGGGTGTGGTGAGAACTTTCGGGTTACGCCCTGGAAGTGGGTGTGGTGAGAACTTTCGGGTTACGCCCCGGAAGTGGGTGTGGTGAGAACTTTCGGGTTACGCCCTGGAAGTGGGTGTGGTGAGAACTTTCGGGTTACGCCCCGGAAGTAAGGGGGTGTGGTTTTAAATTGGGCCCCGCCCCCTTTGGCGAGACCCCAAGGGGGCGTGGGGGTGGCGAGGGTGGGTCTGGATCAACGGCCTCATTCAGCCAGATGCATCTCATTTTGGGCTCCAGAGAATACCTGTCCAGTCTCAACCCCCCCACCTTTTTTAATTCCCGGTTATCCACATAATCATCTCTTCAGTTGATTACCTTGAGCCGTACATTGAATCGATGATCAAGTATATACTAACCTTTACATGGAGCTCAGATTCCTCCCGTGGAGAGAACACCTGTATCTGACATGTGTTGCTTGGGTTTTTCAGCACGAAAGAAAACACGTGTGGTTATAGATCAAGTGCCCGACCGAGAGTTGTATCTGACATGTGTTGCTTGGGTTTTTCAGCACGAAAGAAAACACGTGTGGTTATAGATCAAGTGCCCGACCGAGCAAAGAACCACCTGAGAGAACAATCACGTTTGAAATGTATTTATTTGGTTTTTCAACACAGGAACAGAAACACATGGTTACAGATTTTTTTTTCAACACAGGAAAAAGAAACACATGGTTACATATCAGGGATTCACAGTCACTGTGATCCATCTGTTCAGCCGGTCTGGACGCTGTTGTCCTTGGGTGATGCGTACACCGCATACGCCTTCAGCACTGCACTGTCACGGCTCAGGTCCCATTTACGACGTGCGGGGTAAGGCCTGTCTCCCTTCAGAAATTGCGTGAGCTCGTAGTATTCGCTCAGCACCCTCTGTCCCAGGAACTGGCGTATCCGAGGACAACCACCCCTCGAATGGTACACGTGTTCGTCCAGGAAATCATCGACGAGCGTGAAGCGGATGACCTTGACACCGCAGTCTGGACACACGTGACGATCGCTCTTCACATCGTCCGGGATCAAACCTCCCTTGGGTCCGAAGTACAGTCTCGTCATGAACACGAGGTTGTCATCCTGCAAGGTACCGTGGGCGACTATTGTATCGTAATCCAAGGTAACATCGCAAAACCACACACCTCCGTCCGCACGCCATCCGCTTGGCTTGAGCATTCCCCTGGGTGCCGCGGACCATCTGAACCCCCTGTCCGTGGGGTTGCTGACCCGCTCACCGTCTGTCACCAGGGAACCGCATTCGAAATCCATCGCCTCAGTAGTGGATTGTCAGAGATCGTTCTATGGGTATCTGGTCAGTGTGAATTATTGGAATGGGCGCTCGCAGTATTCTTCAATCGTTCTTTTTCGGGCACCATGAGACTCTCGGGATCGAGGAAGCCGCCGGCGGTCCACCGGATGCGACACGTGAGATCCGATAACCTATAAAATTTTTCCGGGTGGTGGCTCCCGAGATTTCCACAAAATTCCACGGCAAAGGTGTCTATGGCGGAAATGTCGACCGGGGTCACCGACACGGTGGTTGGATCCAGCCACACGCTCATGTGGTACGTCCCCGCGATTGGCGCGTCCTCCCAGATGGTCCCGTTCAAGACGAGTTGGGTTATGGTTTGTTCCTGGGCCCTGACCACACAGAGGAGGCACATGTCCATCCCCGGAAAGAGCACCGGTGCCTGGAACCCGCATCTCCATCCCGGGACCCCATTCGCGGCGCACATGGCCCGGGAGCATCTCGGGAGGGTATCGTCCGCGAACGCCTTCGAGATATCCGAATACCCGATCATCTTCGGTGCCAGGAGATGCGCGGGGACTGCCGTCGGGTATTCCATCATGCTCCCGTGATCTCCGAACAGGCTAACGATTTCACTTCGGGATAATTGACAGCGCCTGATTTCTTCCAATAACCGCGCCGAAATGTGTCGTTGGACTTTCGGAATGGGGGTCTCCGCTGGAATGTACGGTCGTGTGTTCTTGATGATCTTCATCGGGCGGTAGTGGACCCCGAGCGTCTGTGCCCCACAGTAACCGCAGGTGCCCCTCGTTCTCGACTTCGGATACCAGTCCGCCCCGAGACACGAGTCACACAGGGTCGCTCCACAGCAGCCCAATTTCACCACCGCGACCACCCCGATGGTTCCACACGACACACACGTCCTATTCCTGAAACACGGGTGGTCCCTCACTGCGCGGGGCTTGCAACCGAGACATATCGGGACCTTGGCAGTATCACAATCGCAGTTGAGCATCAGCGCGGGTCGAGTCTTGCATTCCTCGCAACCCCCCTTTCCACCACACTCCATCACCTCCGGGTTCTTGAACTTCACCGCGGCGAGCCGACGAAAATTAGTGATGGAGTCCGGACGGACACTCGACTCGACGCGCAGACCCGGCACGATCCCCGTGTCCTCCCTGTGGACCTTGGGAGGGGGTTGCCGGGTCCGTGGCTGGGCGACCGCGCGTCTCTTTCGGGGTAGCTCGCGGTACAGTGATAACTCCATGACGACCACAAATACCGGTCCCGGTGGAAAGGGAGCCCGCAGATCATCGGTGGAACGTCGATACCGAGACCAACCCACCCGGGATAGCACCTCATAATCGGACCCCCCCACCACAGAAAAACACCGGTAACAGTACAACGAAGCACACGACCCACCAATGGCACGGAAAGGAGAGCCCCCGAGTTACATCAAGGCCCTCACACCCGAGATCGTCTCTGCGGTGATCCCAGAGGCATACCCGTTATTCGTATACGAATCGAAGCACTGGTCGTCCGGGTTCCCAATTCCCGAAAATTCCAACCGCTCAACCGGTCGGTATGATGACTGGGTGTATGACCTGGCGCGGACGAAGAAGGGAACGACGTTGGCCTTCGCCGGGAGGATGGGCTCGGGGAAGGATCACGCCTGTGATTACTGTATATCCAAAATCGGGGGTGAGAAGGTACACGTGTTCGACGCGGGGTTGATGCGCGCCACGAAATTTCTCGGGAGACCCATCGAGAAGCCCCGGGATCGCCCGTTCCTCCAGGCCATCGGGGATCTCGGGCGCAGGCTCGACGCGAACTTCTGGGTGAGGGACGCCATCGAAAAGATTGTGGCACCGATGTGGAGCCGCGGTGTCAACGTTTTCATCACCGGTGTGAGGTTCCCGACCGAGATCGAGGCGCTGGCAGGACTCGGCGTGCGAACGGTACTGATTCGGCGCCCCCGTATCCTCACGGGCTCCCCCATGGAGCGGCACCGGTCCGAGACCGCCTTGGACGAATACCGCGATTGTCCGGAGATCTTGAACGACTCAACCATCGCCGCGTTCGAAGATCGGGTGTCGACATTCTTACCGTGAACCTCCGTCGGCCACAGAAAAAGAAATCCACCAAACCCGATCCGTGGTGACTAGACTCACATTTCCCGGGAATTCGACCCCGGGTTTCGAATCCCGTCAGTAATTCCGCGGTTAGAAGCTGCATTATCCCCGCACTTTTTTTTAACCTATCGTACTAGGGCACGAGCCACCGCAATGGACCGGCATCGGTATCTCTCCATCCTAACCCCCGAGTTGGTTGCCGGGGTGGTACCCGCGGCCTATGAACTGTTTATGACGGAGAGACGAGGGTCGATAGCAATAATACCACCCGTGGATCGATCGGATGAGAGCCGCGTGGAGAGCATCATCCGAGCCCACGGCAGACCGATCATCGCGTTTGCGGGCCGGATGGGGAGCGGGAAGGACCACGCGTGTGATTACTTCTGTGAGCGATTCGGGGCGATAAAGCTCCACATCTTTGAATCGGGTCTCAGACGTATAGGGCTGTTCTACGGGAGAGCCATAGACAAGTCGATCGATAGATCGGTCCTCCAGGCCGTGGGCGAGCTGGGTCGCAGACTCCGACCCCAGTTCTGGTTACAGATGACATTTGAGGAAGACCTATTGCGAATTCTGGATCGGGACCGCCCCGTGGTGATCACGGGTGTCCGATACAAGACGGACGTGAGATATCTCGCAACCCTAGGGGTCCGAACATTCATCATCAGACGACCGGGGCTGGTGCTCGCGGGTACGCCCGAAGAGTCGGACCCCTCCGAGCGAGACCTCGACGACTACCACGAGTGTGCGGAGCTCATCAATCGCGGGACCGTCGGGGACTTTGACGCGCTGCTCGCGGAGACCGCTCGCGACATCTCACTTTCCGAACTTGTCCCAGTGACCGACACCGGGCGCGAGTGCCCGAGAATATTCCCGTGAAATGTAACTGTTGTTGTGATATGATTATGAAAATAAACTCTCCATGAACGAACCATGGTCAATACATTAAAAAGTTCCCAGTGTGTTCATTGCATACTCGAAGCGTATCCACCGGGTGCCGGACCGGTGAGCGCCATCGACGAGAGATGGATCCGAATTTTCATGCCCGGTGGGGAAACGCTCATGATCGACAGACGACTCGTTTACGAGCCCGGGAGCCCCTGTACCTATCACACGGGGTTGGACCTGGTGGGGGCACATATCGTCCCGAACAACAGCTTTGATTTTCGGGATGTCGAGACCGGCCGTGACCTGAGCGACTTCAGATCCTGTGATTTCATGGAAGACGTCCACCCGTGGTTCAGGGTGCTCCTGGAAATAACGACCGATCGGCTCGATGGCCCTCACCGGGGAGGCGAGACGGTGGTCATCAACTTCGGTCGCCGGGGTGTGCCGTGTGGGGTCTATCTCTGTTCACACGGGGTGACGGCGTCGTGCATCACCATGGGCCCTCCCGTTCAGGGGATGCCGGAGACTATCTCTATTACCATAAATCCCTTTGGGGGTTGGTTTTCGTGGCTGGTGCTGAAACCCGCCGGGACCGGATCGCGCAAACCCTTTGCCAACGATTTGACGCGATACCTGATCAGAACCTCGGGATTTTCTACCGCCGGGATCGACCGCTTCGAAACTCGATCCCCCATCATCCTATATGGAGGGGGAAGGTGGGTGCTCGAATGCGTGCCGCACCTGCACCCCACCCTCACGGTCGCAAAGGAGTCTATCGAGTGCGCGCTCGACCCGGGTTCGATCGTGGTGATATGGCCGGGCCCGGCCCTTCCAGTCGTGAGACACGTCCTGGAAACCGTCTTGGTAGATCGCGTGCGGGACCTCGTCGGTACCCTCGCGGCAAACTTCGAAGATATATTTGTTCACAGGGTCGACGATCGCCGTGTCACGCATCGGTGGGTCGAGATCCCGAAGAATGCACCGCGGAAAAAACTCTCCTTTACCGTGACGGGTCATCGACCCGAGGTGCTCGCCGCGATGTGTGGCGGGGGGTGGCGACTGGGACACACGATGCCCGGGATGGGCTTCGACACTGACCTGAAGGTCGAGCCCGCGCCCGGAGTGAAACTCGATGGGCCGCCGCGACAACTACATCCCGAATTTCTCCGCGCGGCGATGGCGAAGATTGAGCCCCTGGTGGCACCCATCGAATCGGAGTTGAGGGGAAATACCTCTCTTCATGCATGGACCATTACCGTGGTCGCCCTGGTTGGGCGCTTCGGTATCTTAATCACCGCCCTCGAGTCGCTGTCATGAACCCGTATTTTTCCCAAATAAATAATTCTTTGAAAAAGCACGATGTGATCTCGTATCGTTTATTAACTATCTCACAATCTCATTGAAAACTAAGGGTTGAGCGACCATGAGCGGGAAGGTCGAAATTAACGAGCCGCTCATAGTGGCGACAAGTGCACCCCTCCGCTGCAATTGCACGGGGGGTTCGCACTTTCACGGGAAGACGATCGCAAATCGCGCGCTAGGCTCGTCGCAACTGATGAAATGTTACAGCGGGTTACTCAAACGATGTGTGCGGCGTGAAAAATACATCCCCGTGAGCGACCGAGGGTTCCTCGACGCGTACACGCCACAGACCGCACCCGGTATCGTATTCACGGGTTCGAGCCTGGTGACGGACTCCACCCTGATGATGGCGCCGTTTAACTTCCACCGACAACACGTGTTGCCACTGGAGGAGAACTTCGGCCTCGAGCGCGCCCGGGGCGATGTGACCGTTGACATACGGACAGACACTGACGAAGCCGTCGCGAGGGGGTTGAGGAGCGACATGTACGAGCGTGATGCTGTGGGTCACATCGTATCCAAACCCCAGAAGCGAACGACGGGGGAGATGCTGGACGAACTCATGATGACAGCGAGACTCTCACACGGTAACCTGGTTAGGTTCCTTGGAGGGGTCGCATGTGAGGAAACCCGCGGGGGGAAGATCACGGTGAAGATGGTGGAATTAGGTCTCTGTAACCTGGATGAATTCATAGCCGAACCCCACTGGATCGCGCCGAAATTCGCCATCGTGCGCCAATACACCCTGTGTAAGCTGGAACGTGACACATTATCGGGATTGGAGTACCTGCACATGCACGGGGTCGTACACGGCGACTTCAGGGGGGCCAAGGTTATCGTTTTCCCGACCGCCGATGACTTCACGTTCAAGGTGAACCTGGGGGAAAGCACCTCACTGGGGATCGCGCCCGCGCTCTCCCGGGCTCCATACCATCGCGCACCGGAGACTGAATTCACCGGTCTCATTGGCCGCGAGGCTGACATGTGGGCATGGGCCCTGACGATGTACCGGGCGCACACCTGTAAAGACTTCTTCAAGAAGGGAGATCCGAGCGAGCCGTACCGGGTTCTCGGTCCAATGGACAACGACGCCCTGGACAGCCGCCGCACGGGGAGAGATGGCGACCCGGTGAATCCAGAGGGGTTTGGGACGAGACTGGAGAAGAACGCGACGGCTGTCGACGGCGGATTCATCGGGTTGATGGGAAAGTGTCTGGCGCTCTACCCCCAGTTCAGACCCACCGCGAGAGAGCTGCTCGTCTACCCCAGGTACGCAACCCTCCATCGAATCTCGGGTCCAGGCCCGGCACCTCCTCCCGTGATCGGAGCCGCGCCCGCTGTCCGCGTCGTGAGCAACGCGGTGGAGTTTCGGTCGCGCTGGGGTGTGCGACCATCGCCTGCGATGGACCCGAGGCTCGAGGCGCGAACGTCCTGGGGAAAAAACGCGGTGCGCGCGGTCGGAGACTTCACGCCATCGTTCCTATACAGGGAGGGTGGCCTGGGGGACACCAGGCCCGGGAACAAGCGCGCGATCACGCTCTCCAGGGGCACACTCAGGAGTTACGTGGGGACCGAGAATAGGCTCACGACAGAGATTCACCGGAGCGGAGGGGCCGACATCGTGCTACATAAGGTGGTGGGGAGGCGACCCGATATTTCCAGGGCCAATCTCGAATACGTGATGAAGGTATCCAATGGGTTTCCCGAGTGGTATATCACCATCGACCACTACACCGTGGGCGTCACCAACGTGCACCTGTACGTGGGCTACATCACGGACGATATCGTCTACGCGAGCGCGATCGGTCTGTCATGCCCCCTTCGCGTGGATATCTTGAAGGGCTTTGAGAAATCGACGCTGCGCGTCGACCTGATGGGCATCCTCGTCACGAGGGGGTTGGCTTACACGCTGCGCGTCATACGACACCTGAAGAGTGCCAGTATATATGAGGCGGGGCCTCACGCCGTCGGGTTAGTCTTCGTAAACCCATCGTCCCGGAACAGATTTGGTACCGTGTCGTGCGATTCCGTGAAACTCGAGCTTGGAGACGAACCGTCTCAACTGATCACGGGCAGTCGGTGAGCCGCTATTAACTCCAACGGGTGGCGACACGTGTGTGACCGGTACATTGTGATTTTTTATGAACCATGGCAGATAGGACACCCAAGCGATCGGCCGATGGATTAATCCACGATGCGAAACCCTCCAAGGTGACGAAAAATGACCGACCCCCCGTGATAGACTTTAAACGAATTCTGGCAGCCAAGATCGCGGAGAAACGAGGGGGACCCCCCGTGTCCGCGGTCAGCCTCATCGCGGCGAGCACGGTGTCGACCCCCGCACCCGTAACATACGGATCGGTCGGGCTACCGACGCGTCAGTTGTCGGATTCGGATGATGATGACGAGGAGGACAACGCGACTGCGAAGACGCATTCGGTGCCGATTCCCGTTTTCAAACCCCCGGATCAACTCACGGCACCACACACGGTGAAACGGAAGCCGACACAGCCACCGACACCGACACGACCGGTCCATCAAGCCCAAGCCACACAGCGACGACCCGTCGTGTCGTACGACACCACAGGGAGACGCGCGACGACCCAGGATGAGATCACCGACGCATTCGGGGAGCTCGACAACGAACTCCGAAGGTTGGCGGCGTTGACACCGGTCCCGGGGGGGTGGCCGGAATCCACACGGGGAGAGCGAAACCAGATGGTGAACCCAGTTGGTGTGAAAGAGCTCCCCATCGTCGTCCAGAGCATCACCGATCGCGCCATACAGATCGAGAACCGCCTGGAGGCTCAGTTCCACGGCGCGACCGAGATGGTGAAGACCGTCGTCCCCACGGTTTCCGTGCGAGGAGGTGTTTTCACGCGACACGTTATAACCGATACCAAGCGGCAACCGTTCCTCATAGAGGCCTGTGAGTTTATCCCGAGTATGATCCAGGAAGCCCCCATACCTTTCAGGGCCGTTGCGAGTAAGCCATTTGCGGCCGGGACCAAGTTGTTAACTCCCAAAGCGGGCGCCCCGGCGGTCGACCTGAGGGCGGCCCCGGTTCTGGGTAAAGGCTATTTCGGCACGGTGTATAAAGTGGGTAACCTCGCGTGCAAGGTGCAACACGGCCGTGTCATGCCCGGCGTCTCGAACGCCATCTCGGACGTGGTGGAAGAATCCCTCTTGGGAAGCAGACTCCAGCACCCCAACATAATCACCTTCGTGAAGGGGTTTCTGTATCACGGCGCCGTGAATACCGAGGCGGTGTGTGTCAGCCTGTGGGAGCTCGGTCTGATGGATCTACTGAGCTTCACCCAGCAGTCATTCTGGCAGCCCGGCAAGGACGCATGTGACCCCTTGGTCAAGCGGTACCTGGCCAGACGGTTCGAGAAGCACACGCTACTGGGACTGGAACATCTCCATGAGAGGGGACTCATGCACAGGGATATCAAGAGCCAGAACATATTCATCTTCACGAACCGGGGGCGACTCGTGGCTAAACTGGGCGACCTGGGCTGTTGTTCGAAGGGGGCATTCTGTGACGCGGGGGGGACCCGGGCGTATTTCCCACCCGAGACCCTGGCGATCAACGTCCAGTGTTGTGCGAGTGATATGTGGGCGTGGGGGGTGACCATGTGGGAAGTACACACGGGGCGGACCCCCTTCTGGGGCGGAACTGATATCTCCATGCAGAAAGTGTTCAGGTACACGGGCGGCTTCGATAACAGGGCATACAACCAACTGGCGGTGGCCCGGCACGCCATGGCGGCCGCCGACTCCGCGGTGAAACCGGTACCCGACCTGGAGGGGCTCATGGAGAGGGGCAAGGTTTCACTGAGCCCGTCGTTTACAGACATAATGAAGAGCGTCCTTCGTCTGAACCCCAACGATAGGGCCACCGCGAGCGACCTACTCAAGTCCCCCCGGTACACCGATGAGTCGTTGACGGAGGGCTGTGAGTGCACTGACAGAAAGAGCCTGGAGAAAAACGCCCCGGAGATGATTCGATTGCTCGAACACAATCATCTCCCCCCACAGAAAGTGATCATGACCACCGACCCACACGAACGCGACCAGCTGGCGGAGAAGGAACGGTGGGGGCAGGTGCCCATGGAGGTGACGGGTGACTTCCGACCCGCGCCGCTATACATGCCATGGCTTGCGCGCGCAGACATGGGCGATGATCACACCGCGAAGAAACTGATAACCCTCACCCCCCGGGACCTCGTCTCCGTGTACCCGGTCGTGGCCACCAAAGAGTACGGCGTGAAGGAGATCAGGGTATACAGGCCCCCCGAATTCTCCCCTACGTATGACATCGTCTACCTCGAGCTGAAACCGACCATTGATTTCGAGGCGATACAGTCTTTGATGGAGGGGATCCAGGCGATCCAAAAATCTATCCCATATGTGGTACCGGTGTTCCACTACACCCTGGGCGCCCATGGCACGAAAAGGTATATGATCTACGTGACCCCCGCCAAGAGGTCCATCACCGAGCTGAACTTCGATGGCGAGACGGACGATGGAACCCTCCTGGGGGCCGTGATCCTGAAACAACTCATCTCGCTCGCCGTCGCGTTCCGAGACAATGGAATCAACTTCATAACGAACATGTACAACACACACATTCTGTACCACGACCCACGGGGGGTAGACATTGGACCTCTCAAGTTGGACATGGTCATCTACATGTTACTACACCAGACCAATAACCTGAACGTGTACAAGTTGAGCTCGACCGATCGCACACTGCGCGACCCGGGAGACCCCGTGCTCAAGACCTGTCTCGCCGCTTACACATATGTAAAACTTCTGATGAGTGCACCGAGGGCGCTGGAAAGACTCGTTCCCAAAACCACCATATCGGCCTGTAAAAGATTTGATGATTTTTTCATGATACCCACGGTGAAAAAGATCTCCATTCCACCAGACACAAAAATCAAGGTCCCGAAACTTTTTTCGTTCATCAAGATAGAACCCCCACAGGATATATCCGGGGGTACCGTGTATGCCAGCGGGACACTAAGTTGAACAACTGTTATTGTATTTCACATGTGTTTATCAACTCATTTTAACATGGGGGGGTCTCGTCGATAACCAATAAGGTGATTGATTGTTTCACTTTTCTATGTCCAGGCAGGTACCTCTATTCACTGTAGTGTCTTTTTATATGTGAATTGTATTTTTATATGAATAAATGACCGAAATGATCACTTTATCGCTCTGTGTCAACTTCTTCGGGAAGGGGGACCTCCCTGTGCAACAACACGGCTCAATCGATACACGTAACAGGTCTTGAAAGTGTTTAAGTGAAAGCATTATAAAAATAGCACTGTAGACTGGTGCGGAGGAGAAGCTGTACTTAATGGATGTGGTCCACAGATCAATAGCACTCGAGTAGGATGGGACCAAGTGAGATATTCGGTTTAGCGCACGAGCCTAGACTCGGGAATGAATGATAGCCACATTCCCGGTGATTGAAGTGGTTTAACGGCATCGTACTATATTAAGAGATGATGGTTTCTCGTAGGATAACCCCATCCTCCCGAATATATGGTAAACGGGAAATAACTGGGCTATAATGGAGTGTCTGCTCATTGATTTTTTTCCCTTATTATGTGATAATACAGCGTGTGCAAGGTGTACCGCACTGGGAAGGATTTCATCATGTAAAATGACTCTGTTTATTAAAAAAAACACATAAAGCACATCTTTTTTTCCAAGGGGATTTAATGTGAATAAAGTCCATTGATACATAGTTAACAAACGTGTAGAGTTGTGATACTACAGAGCGTGTCACAGTAGGTGCACCGTGATGGGAAAGATATCATCATATAAAACATTTCATTTTTTTTTTAAAAAAAATGTAAGACATCTCACTTTAAAAAGTTATTTAATAGGAATAAAACCCATTGATACACAGATTAAAAAACATGTAAAAATATACATAATCCATCACATTGAGGGATTTACTATGAACGGACACAGATAGAAAAACCCATGTAAAAATATACATAATCCATCACATTGAGGGATTTACTATGAACAGACACAGATAAAAAAACCATGTAAAAATATACATAATCCATCACATTGAGGGATTTACTATGAACAGACACATTGGTACAAAAACCCCGCTAAATGAACCCTGGTACGACCACCCCCCATCACTCCTGTGCGCCTTGAACGGGGAACCTCACGTACGCCGTGTTCGACCGTTCGGCCTTCTTTGTGTTCGTAATCTTCACTGGCATCTCCCCGATGTCCACCGGGTAGAAGGGTTCCTCCGGCGATACATTAAAGTTCACGAGCAGGTCCGTGACACAGGGTCTCTCCTCCGGCTTCGCCGCGCACATGAGTTGGATAAGGGCCACCTGCTCCGAGGTCAGGTCCTGCTGGGCGCAAAAAACTGTGAGCAGTCGACCCAGGCAGAAAATGTCCGAGGCCTCGGTGATGAGATTCAGGGGTGGCCCATTATCTGTCATTTTAGAGGTCCACTCGGGTGGGATCACCGGCGCGTTCCGACCCCCCACGGACCCGGGCATGAACACGTTCTCCAGGATCTGTGTGACCACGTCGAATATATAGTAGGTCTGGAGGTCGGATCCGAGCGCATCCGTCTTCACCCATACGTTTTTAGGGTGCATATACCCGATTTTCAGCCCGGCTGAGTGCACGGCGTGTAGTGTTCGTACGAGAGCTTTGATCAGGTATTTGGAGTACCCCGCGACCCCGGTCGTCAACACCGGGTGTCCCATTGGTGTGATGAGTGCATACATGTTCATTTTATAACCTTTCACGCTATGTGGTTCTATCACGGTGTATATGTACGGGATGTGCTTGGAGGGTCTGATTTTCATCATGTTGAGGTACACGTATCTGATCACGGGGGGAAACCCGCCCCATATCTGGTTCGCGCCATCGAACGTGTGCTGGGCTATCCAGACCCTGGGGGAGTAGGCGTAAATCTCCATGGAGGGACCCAGGTAGAGGTTACACTGGTGTGCGGCCTGGATATCCCCCCGGTAGAGCTCGTAGCTCGTCCGGTGCTCCGTCGGGACCGGTTCGGACCCATTCGGGTCCCCCCAGGTAAACACCATGGGGGTGCTGGGTAGGTTGTTGTCCACGCATATCGGCCGTCTGGTTGCATCCGGGGTTGTTGTGAGGATGGGAACGTCAGCGTCCGTTATCGCGAATGTCGGGGGGTCTCTACACATTTTCGGTTTCATCGAGCCGTGATTCTGTAACCACCTCTGTACGATGGTACGGTGTACGCCCCGCAGATAGGAGGATGTTCTCGTATCCAGGGCCGGCTCGAACACCCACTTGTCCATGAGACCCAGCTCATCACCGCGGATGAGGGACTGGGGCTTGACCGTCACCAACCCACCCGTTCCTCTGACAGTGTCCATAGAGGATCCGGTCGCATCTCGCTCACCACCCTCCATTTTGGACGCTGCCTCGATCCTCCTCTTTACCGACTTTGTCCTTTTCCCCGGGTTAGCTGGTGGGGGCATCGGTACGGCGAACACATGTGGAGACGGAGGGTTTATGATCGTTGGCGTGGCGGGTGTCGTGAAGCCCGTTGCCACGACGTTCCCAGATGGGGTCTCGGTCAGCTCCCAACACTCCCCCCCTGCCAGAGCCATGGACTGGCGTATGATGTCGTCACCGACGATTGGTATCTCCACGGGTACGGGGGCGGTTCCTTCGACCGGCGCGGGCCCTGTCCACTTCTCGAGGAACGCGTCAACATCAAATAGTTCCCCTTCGCTGGTGGAAGGTGGGGCCTCGGCGGGTCGGGGGGTCGCGACGGCCGGTCCTCTCATAGATGACAAGCCCAGTTCACACAGGAGAGATCGAGATGTCGGGATGGACGTGTTGGACAACTCCTGTATCATCTTCATCAGCGCGCTCGTGGCGTCTTCACCCGAAGGGGTCGCACCGAAGGCTCCCCCTCGGGTGCTCAGGGCCGCCTGTGCCCGCCCGACCGATGCATGTGCGGCAACCAATCCCCGTTGTGAGGCGGCCAGGGTCGCGTGGCTGATGAGCGCGCTCGCGGGGACCATCTCATCGCTCTCATCGGATCTCGGACCGGGTGTCTCGAGCACGCGCAGAACCTCTTCCATCGAGGGATAGAACGATGGGGCCGCCTTGGGCGGCTTAATCAGGAGAACGTCCGGTCGTAGCACCCTCTCCGAGCCCATATGTATCTTGAAATCCAAGGGGAACTGGATGGTGGGGTGACCGATGTCACCCATCACCCCCAATCGTCCCGCCATCTCGGTGACTTCGGAAGAGGGGGGTCTGGGTGGCCAGTCGAGGAGTTTCAATACATCGGGGGACAATGTCGCTCGGACCTCCGGCTTAATCGGGAGTTTTGTAGTGTGCTGAAACATAGTGTACTGCGACAGCAGGGAGATTATCAAGTTCTGCGCACCCGTGATATCCACGCGTGGCTCCACAGAGTTCGGGGCGATGGTGAGACCGTGCTCCCACACGTAGACATCCTGTTTCCCGAAAACCGGCGTGACCTTCAGTCTGTTCTGCAGTGCGACCAACTTCACAACGTCGCGAAATATATGGTGCACGATGGCCATCTTCCAGGTGCCCGCTGGAGATTTTCCACCCCAGGGGAATGTGCCCGTGGTACTGAGGACGCGTAGGGTCTGTGACATCGTCTTGAGATCACCAGTCGGCTTCTCCAACACACTGTAAATCCACCCCTCGTCGAAAAAGATACCAATCACGGAGAGTTGCATGAGCGGCCGATAGGAATAAACCCGGAGTGCCTCCACTGCCTTTTTGATGACTTCCTTGCGCGCAGCGATATCTCCCTCCAGGTCACCGAGAGACTCAATCACACGGCCCGTGATGATCTGGTTTGGGAGGTCGATGGGTAGATCCCGTTCACCGTCCACGTCCATAATCAATGGATAGGGGGCAACGCCTCCCTCCGTGAGTACCCCCGCGATCGTCTGTGCGCTCTTGCCAGTGTATATGGTCGGGGCCCGCTCGATAGACACACCCGGGATGCTCGATTCCCACGCTGTGCACTCTTGGTCGGTGACACTGGTCACCTTTTTGGAGACCCTTTTCACGGCGCTACTGTCATCGAGGGGACGCTCCGATTTTCGCTTCATGACCCGCTCGGAGGGTGATGGTGCACCCACTAGACTCCCGGACGGTGCCACACCTGACACCATCTCTATGACCCGCTTCCCTCCCTTCCTTCTTATCAACTCAAGATCGGGACTGGACATGTTGAGTTTACCGGGAGCTTCGGGGGCGGGGGTTGTCGCCGGAACGACACTGTGTGTGCCAGGGGGGATAACGGCCGTGGTTGGTTCCTCCCCTTCCATGAAGCGTACGGTGTAGATTTTAGTGTCGGAGGGGAGCACGCTGAGGGCCTTGGTTCGAGCATCGTACATCTTCAGAAATTCATGGACCGCCGTTCCGAATCCCTCGTTGACGGCCTTCGTCGGGAATGCTGTCGCACGTTCCCCCTTGTAGCCATAGCCCCTCCACATGAGCTGAAACCTCTGCAGTTCACCGCGTGCCGAGTATATGGCTTCACAGTTCATGGATTTTTTCGGTGAGATCAGGGTCGTGATCGAGGCCATAAAATCACCCGGGTGAAACGCGAGGAGGTGTCGAGCCCGGTCGGTTAGACGAGGTGACTCTCCTGTCAATCGCACCGCTTCCAGAGACTCTCCATTCTCAATATCCGGCCATTCCACGGTTGGACACCTGTGACACCTCGTCGCGTCTGGTTTGAAGAACCGCGACAACCCCGGGGCCGCCCGTGCTCCAATCCAGAAATAACACCCGTCTATGTACGCGAATTCCACATCGCGGTCAATCCGGAGAGTCTGTGCGAGACCCAGTTCCGCGAGATTCTCGATCTTGCACAGGCGCCCGAGATGCACCTGTCGCGCGTGTGCCTTCAGATCACGTACGTTGTGGCCACAGATCTTGCACGTGTTCAGTCCGTCCGTGTGATGCGCAGAATACACGGCCAATGCTTCATCCGGGCTGTTGTGAATCGAAATGAGCCCCTCGGGGTTCGGTCCCGCGGTCCTGAGCTGATCCGTCATAAAACTGGCCTGGATCCCCATGGCCTTGGATAGTATCGCTGCCCATTTCGGTCGTTTGTTTTCGGATGCCATCCCAAAAAAAGACCAATTACCTTTATCACTCACGGTCATCCCCCCATCCATCCCTTTAATAATCCCATCAATAGTGGGACAATCGGTAAAAGGCCGCCCAGGACAACCCACGCCCGCCCCCGATAATTCAACACCGTGGAAAAGAATATATGAAACAGTCAGACACAGTCATCTTTTATACCACGATCCACTTTTATTTTTTTTTCCAAGACAACCAATAACCCGAAAATTCACCACCGTGGGCCCACCTCCGTGGGTTCCCGTTCATTTTAAAATCCCATCTGCAATATATATACACACCCGGTTTTCCAATTCAATCATTTGAAACTATTACTGTCAACACGCATTTTCACAGGCGCTCACGATCGATGTTTGGGTCACTGCCCGGACTCTCTGTGCTCTGCGAGTGAACCCGTCATCGATCCCTGACCGCGAGCGAGCCCAGGCTACATTAACACATTACCTCACCTAGATAATATGTGATGCCTAACAGCCATCGATCTACACTCAAGTCACTATAAATAACCCATCTGTTGCATCGTCCGGTCTCCCCATCATACTCGTCCCAAGGAGAAATGCCGAGAATAGGTCATCCCTCGAATAACTGCCCCCTTGATAGCGTTTTCCTCCGGTTATCACCTTGACGGTCCTCCCAACGCTCTTAAGGGACACGTTCATGAGCTCGCAACCGAGTCTCGTCACCAGCTCCGTTCCGGCCTTGAATATCCCATCATCACCGTGAGCGACGGACACCTCGGTTCCACCGAGGTATCTGAAGATGTACTCGGCACTATCGGCTGGAGGTAGTTTCTTAAAGTCCTCAATATCACGCGGGTTCGCGATCGCATCGCGCGCGTCCGTGATGGTTTTCACCGTGTCCGCCCGGTAGTATTTGCTTATGACGTGCTTGTTGTGAAGATAGAGACCCTTCACGATCTCCCCGAAACTGGCCACTGTCATAACCCTCCCCAACATATCGGCTTCCATCATGTTATGCACCTTGATCACCATCGATGCCTTATTGCCAGAAACCAATTTCCCGATCTCGGTCGTCCCAGACTTGTTGAACTGCCGGTAGACGAGGAGCTTGATCCCAAACTTTCGCTCGGCGGCGCCTGATAGGTGGGACCACAGGGTCTCGTTATCGAACATGAAAGTGTTTTGCTCCGGGAGAAAGATGATCGGGATGTCCTTTCGGTTGATGATCCCGAGAATGTAATCCACGTGGGCCATAAGAACGGTCGTGTAGAAGTGCATCAATATGGATCTCATCTCCCCGATAGCCACCTCTTCCAGTGCCACGACCTGTGAAGGTAACAGAGCGAGAGGATGGACGGTTACTTCAAAAATATCACATGCGAACACGAGATAATATGTAATGACATTAGGCGCGCGATCTTGGATTCTGCCGTCGAGGCAGAATACTCGGACTACAGATTAAAGTCGACCATGATTACGTTCTATTCGTATTATCAACATTATCTCGCCATAGATCCCCATTGTAACACGGACGTGCTCAATCAGACCCTCGGTTCCAACCCCGTGAAATTACTGCTCCTCACGAAACTCCCTTGTGACGATGAGATGTACGACTACATCTCTCTCACGCTGGGCATCCCTCCCCACATCACCGGGATATGGATACGATCGTGGACACCCAAGACCGTTTACGCGGCCGTGTGCGCGACCGAGATGTGTCTCGCTCACATGGCCCCATTGAAGCGCATCATGGAGGAGAATCCCGAACTCTTCTTCGAATTCTACTGCGTGTACAACCGCATTTGGAAAATGAACAAGTTCGGCGAACAAACGGAACAGTGTTGTAGAGGCGGGCGGATCATGTACAACATACTGTTACAGTGCGCGCAACATGGAGATCCCGAGAGTATCTTCTATGGGCTACGAGGCGTGATCGCGTTCGTGAGGAGTACTCTCGGTGTACATTCGCGACAGCTGCCCGTTGATATCCCGAATATTGATATGTCGTTACTGTTTAAACATTTTTGTGTGTAATAAAAAGACCTGTCAACTTACCAGAAACATCCCGTTATTCAATTCTGCGAAGGTGCACACACCAAACGACGACTGTGTCCCGTTGGCATACGTCGGATCGACTGCGATAAAGACCCTCTTGACACCGCTCAGATCCGGGACCGCGTTTGTCATAAACTGCCGAACGAGCTCCTCGGAGAAGGGTGTTGCGACGTCCCGTTTCAATACCCCGGCACCGTCGCCACCCGTTAACTCGAGCTCGCAACCTCCGGGTGTTATATTGTTGATCAGCTCCTGGATCGATTCGTTGAGGTCGATATGCGTGGGGCAGAACACTGCGGAGCATGGGCACATCATACCGGGAAGGTGTGCGTGCCCGTCACACTTAAACCTCTGGTTGATCACGTGGAAAGCTCTTTTCCCATCGCTACCCATGATCGTCTCCACGCGGGTGACCCACGACTTGGCTATGTGAGAGGAGATGTGAATCTGTTTTCTGTTCTTGACGGCGAGAAGCGGGAGAAGACTCAGGAGCGACGCGGGGTTGACAAATGCGGCCTCGTCGATGAGAACGAAGTCGGGGATCTGTCCTCGTGCGGCCTGTTGAAGACAGAGACGATAAAGAAAAACATGTTGAGGACGATCGGTTCACATCTGGATTTTTCAGACAGTGGTATCATCAAATGTATACAACAGGGATGTACGTTCTCTGCGATTTCGGCGGGTATCAACCAGTGCCCGATTCACTTCACCGTTCACGTGTGCCACGCGGTGCGAAATGGTACATGTGAACAACTGAAGCGGAAGATCGCGGTGTTACTCGGCGAGTCGTCCCCGCAATTCTGTTTTTTCGATAACGGCCGGGCAGACCCCGAGGTGGAGCCTGTCCGGGGCATCACCGGAAAAATCATCGCGGGGCTCGATCAAAAGTTCAAGGAGGCTATTGTCTTCGGACACGGGGGGGATTACAACCCAACACCGAACCTCACCCATAAGATAACAAAATACCACATGTTACGGAAGAGGTTCGTGATCGACGCTCTTGCTCCGCTCGTGTCGTTCCACAATGTCATCGATATCATACAGCGATCAAATGGCGTGACCCGACAGGACCGCACCAAGTATCGGCAGATATGGGAGACGATCGAGGAAGGAGCACTGAGCCACAATGTGGAACAAGAGGTGTGTCGATACGTGAAGATCCTATCCAGTTTTCTATATCATGCCGATCTTCGGGTGCTTCTGATGACTTATAACAAAATCAAGAATTCCCGACACGCTTCCGATGATCTGAGAGACTTTTATTTGGTACCATTTTTATGCATCCATAAACTCATCACAGACAAGTACAGGACAACGGATCTCCTGATCAATTTCCTTTTCAAGAAGTCAGAGTCCGTAAACCAACGCATGTTCACACAGTTCAACAAGGTGTTACATCGGATATATGACGCGAAACTCGTGAAAGACATCTGCTACGTGGCGTGGGGGTCAGAGATCATCACTGCCCTTGAGGCGTTGAACGTCCACATCGGATGAAGTTCTCCCTCGAGAGTAGTCGACGGGTAGTACCATCACCGACGGTGAGCCATGCCGCACCGAGCCATCGATTGTCGTGGGTTGCCAGTCTGGTGCCAGTTAGCCTCTCGGTCCAGTATTTTCTGTGTCGTCCACTGCTGATGAGTCTCTGTTTCAAAAAATAAAGTTTCCTAGACCATTCATCACTGTTCACGCGTGTTTCATGTATCACACCACGTCTATCCCCGTCACGCTCACCGACCGTCAAGATGCGGTCTATCGATATGTCGTATAGCACGCGGTCCATCACGATGGGCGTACCAAAATATCGGATGAATCGGGGCCGTAGCGCCCGCGGGATGACTATGTTCACGCACCCGAACGTCACGGGGTGTGTGAGCGACACGAGGAAGAGTCTCACGGCGCCCGCGACCGCCAGACAATCGGCGGGAGTGACCACGTCCAGGCACGGTTCTTCTCCACCCAGTCCGTGGAAGCTCCAGATCTTAGCGTAGTAGTCGAGCGGACCGCCGGCCACCGGTACGTAGACATCGTCCGTGTGACCGATGGAGTGGCTCGTCACGAGCAACCCCGATGTCTTCACGGCCTCCCTGTCCACGAGTCGCACTTTGACGATGTCCCGTCGCTGGAGAACCATGGTCACACCGTTCCGGATCGTCAACCGCAAGCTCTTTGTCCGAGTGCCAACTGGGGGGCGCCTACGGAGAGTCACGATCGCAACATCCCCGCTCCCGAGGAACGTCGTCGGGGGTGGCTCCTCCTGTAACCGCTCCGGTGTCCACGCACTGTACTCGGGGAGGTCCACCACCCGTCTCTCGCCCGGTGTGATGATATCACCGCGGCTCATCATGTACACGTTGGTCTCGGAGTCGGTCAGGATAGCGATTGGGTTGGGGACCTCGTCGAACCAGAAACGACCCGTCACCTCCCCGATCGGGTTGAACGGGTCTCTGTACACGGGCAGTGAACCCTCGGGTGCCAGTTCCACGATGTATCTCGCGGGGTCCCGGAGCATGAACGATTCCACGGCTCGCCCGGTCCCCGTGATCGCGTAAAAAAACTCCCTATCGGTGATCCCCACGTCGAAATCGTCACCCGACACGTACCGCATGACCCCCGCCAGTTTGTCGCGTACCGAGTTTTTCAGTTCCTGCCCACCCGTGACCGCGACGCGAATATTTCTCGGGTCCATGGCGCCCAGGTATATGGTAGCGGGTAACGCCGAGCTGGGCAGACCCGTGATGACAACCCTCTTGGGCTCGTTGAAGAGCGGGGCTTGTTCCAGCGCCATTTTCAAGATCTGCTCTCCAGCCCCATGTGCGTCTACGATCACATGTACGTAACGATGCAGAGTCGTCGCGATCAAGAGTGTCCCGAACAGTAGCCGGAAATCCGTGACCACGAGATGATGCGCCCACGGAATCTGCCGCCGCTCGTAGATCCCCGGGCGGAGCTCCGTGTCATTTAACAGCCCGAGGGGCTCCTTGAGGACCGTGATCTTCACCCCACCGTGTGCGATGGGGGGATCGTCGGGTTTTCGGGTTATGATGACAGTCTGCCATTTGATGATGGCCCCGTGGCCTAGAGATAGGATGTTCTCGCTGTACCAATTCGCCCTCGGATACTTGAACGAGAGTTCGGTATCGCTGGTCAGTGCCATTAGCTGTTCGCGCATCGGGGCGTCGGACACGGCCATCGCCCCCGTGGCACCCACCGGGACGTACCCCCGGTCGGGCACGACCCGGTAACTGGTCCACGTGTTGATGATACCCGGGATCTCCCGGAACAGCTCGACCGCACCCACCGTGTTCCGTAAAGTGGTGTGCCCGTCCACCGCCCGTTGGACCATGTGTTCGAATATGGGATCTCGAAGTATATCCCGGGGACCCGTGCGCCAGAAACGGCCCTGCGGGGGACACGAGGGGAGGTCGTCCGACCTGTCCTCTATCCGGTAGCACTCGTAGGACATCCCGTAGCTCGGTCGCTCAATCATCTTCCGGCTGTTCTCCGCGATGACGACCCAGTTATTGGTCGTGGAGGTCACCAGGATACCCGGGGCCGTGAGGTCGTACCACGCGATCCTACCATCAATCACGAGCATCGGGGAGAACCCGAGAGGAATGATCACGAATTCTCTACCGTCGATGGTCACCACGAGCTGAACACCGGGGGTTCGGGTGTCCGGGTATATCCCCGTGAGCTTGACGACTTCCCGTCCGGTGCCGTTGAATCGAACGACGTGCCCGGTGTTTTCCATCACGTACGCGGGCCCGAAAAGCTGAGCATATCGCTCTATCCAATTTTCGGGTTTGAATATGGCCCGCACCACGGACTCGTTGAAGGAGTCGATCGTGAACTTCGTGTCGCACGTGGCCGAGGATGGGTTGCGGGCCATTATTATGACATTGTCCGCGACCTGTATCATGTGACTCGTGGCCACTATACAGCCTACAAAATCCACCGTGCACGGGTGGAACGTGTGCGCCACGTAACATTTCCCTATCTTGGCACCGTGTAGGAATATGGGGTGTAGCTTCTCGTAGAAGGACATTAGACACGCCGATGGGTCCTTGATGCTCATCCGCTCGCCCGATAACAACCCGAGAAACCAGCCCGTGGTCACGGCCTCGTCGTAGTACGCCCCGCAAAACCCATTCCTCCTGTGCGTCAGTTGCTGTAACTTGACATCCGGGTTATCGGTTGGTTTCACCGATAGATCGACCGTGAACGGACCCGGGGGTAAATCGGCGGGCGCGACCTGCAGGGCCGCTCCGCAAGCGGTCGTCCCCATGAATACGTTCGAGCATATCACCGCCACATGTGCGTCCTCGAGGTAGTCGAGTCTGTGTAAGGCGATCACCGCCCGTCTGGATCCCGCGCTCACGGCGTCACTGTCAACGACGGGAGGCTCGGCCCACTGGAACGCGAAGCCCGTGAACAACAACGGGAGATCGAGGAGTCGCTCCCCCCCTCCATCTAAAACAGGCTCGACTGGGATGTAAAGCATATCACCGATCATGTTGTACGTGATGCTCAACGCGCGCCTATACTCTGCCGTGAGCTCCCGGGTCGATACGAGCGCACCGGTCCGCGCGGTCACCCGAACCATCGCGGTCCATTCGTATATTATCCGTGGGGGGTTCCGCCGAGGGGGTAAACTCACACCCTGTCGGGGCCTCCTGATGACCACGTTGGAAGCTCGGGGGTTCGGGGACATGCTCCATGGATCTGCCATGAGCCTGAACCTAAAGTGAGACCCGGACTCCCATAGGCGAAAGCTCCCGTGGCCGCGGGATAGCACGATCCGAACGTGCATCCGCTCGGCGCAGGGTGCTGGGATGGCTGCGATGAAGGCCTCTACGAAGTACATGAGCTCCCTGTTCCCTTCCCGAAATTTCCACCTGAAGTCACGGAACCCCATCGTCACCATGAGCTCCATGTGCTGGAGGAGATGCAAGACACCGTTTCGACCCAGGGCCCCGATCACTATCGTACGCAGGGCGGGACTCGTGACACACGCATACGCCCGGAGCTCACGGTCGTGTGTCACCGTCACGTATTCTGCCGAATAGAGGGGTTCGGGGACGCCGTCGGGTGGGGCGAGCTCGACCGTGAGCGTCCCGATAGCCGCCTCTGTCCTCACGACCTTCCGGGTCATATCCTCCACCAGACTCATCTGCGGTGGGTTCGGATATGGTGCGTCCACCGCGCAAAACTCGAGAGTCTCCACTCTATTCTCGGCGAAGGAGAAGAAGACATCGGGTTCCCCGTGGATCACCACACCGGTGTCGGTCCTCTTGATGGCGCTCATGCAGTCGTCCGTGTACCGCAGCTTCGGTGATGGAGCGGCGATGAACACATCCTGGAGGAAACCGGGCTCGGGTGGTAACAGGTCACTGGAATCCCACGTCTCCAATGTGGTCAGGTTCATCGTGAGATAGTGCGGCGGCGAGATCAGGATCTTCCGCGGCGTGTATCGCCAATCCGGTACACTCCCGAGATGCAAACCCGCGAACCGCTCCAATTCCGCCTGTGTCATCCCCGTACAGTCGAGGAAAACATCCCGGGGGAGACTCGCCGTTAAATGAAACAGGCTGTAGATGTCGTCGTATAAAACCACGGGGGCATCCGTGATCACCTCTCGTGAGATCTTGGCACCGGTCACCCCGGCCGTGTTGATACATGGCATTCGTTTAAACCCTATCCCCTCCCCGGGATCCGTCGTCAGGAGCAGGAAAATCTCCGATCCACTAGCGACAATGGACCTGGACACGAAATCAACGATCCCCAATGTTATTGTGTTGACACTGGGGAGCGACGGCTCGGTAACGCATGTCGTCTCGTGAATCCACCCCCTGCCGTCCACCAGATCCTTGTTCACCACGGTTCCCGCTGTGATGATCTCGACACTGAGAACCCCTTTCTCGACAGGAAATATTAACCACGGTTTCACGACAGAGTTCGGTTCGGGAACTGATAGCGTGATACCGGGTGTGACGTCTGTCAGCCCACCAAAGTGTCGCAGTAATCGACGATCGGATATAATTCTTTTACGGGTGTAGGGGAGATTGTCGAGTGTCAGAGCCGAAACCTCATCGTCAGAGAAATCACTATCATAAACAATGGATTCCATCACGTTGAACGCGTTCGACGTTTCCTCAGCTTACACTGGAGAGTTCGTTTATGACTTGGATTTGAACCTCTTTAATAAAATGCTCGGGGGGGACCCGGCGCCCAAACCAACAACACAGCCAGAGGAGAGACCAACGGGGAGACCGATCCCCGTTCCCAGACGGAGGGTGCGCCCGCGACCGGCGGAGGACCAGCTGGAGGAACCACTGGAGGAACTGGTGAAGGACCCAATCGGGGGCCCGAGGGGGGAGCAGGTGGAGGAACCGGTGGAGGAACCGGTGGAGCCCGAACATCCTCGACGCATACCCATACCCCGGAATCGCTCCACGCGGCACAGGTTCCTATCTGCAGACTCGTCCCCACCCTCTCACGACGGCGCCGTCTTCGATTTCAGGGATCGACCCACCGTTTTCCAGAAACGGGGGCGTCCGGTCCGTGACATGGGGCCGGTGCGGGTCTCCTACGATATATCCACCGATGTGGACAGATTGATGCACAACCTGCAATCCATGGTGAAAGAATCGCGGGCGGTAAAAGTCTCCGAGAAGGACGTCGATTCATGCCACGAGGCCTGTGAGCGAAAGTACGTCGGGGCCTTGATGACCGTGTCCAGCGCGCTCCGTACCCTTATGGTCATGGTCCCCGACATCAAACGGATCGATCACCCCCAGATCAAACTTCTCGTGAACGCATCCCGGAACGATTTCGTGAACGTGTGCCTGACCGAATCCCAGAAGCAACGGTCCCTGGGGGTGACCAATGTGTATATCGACGGGACCGACCAGCCCCTCACCGTGAACCTGGGTCTGGATCGGAACGATCGCCTCAAGAGCACCCTGTACAAGATGGCGCAGCTGTGGAAGTACGAGACGAAAATGTGGGAGCGATTCTCCGCGGCCGCCAAGGGTGGTTATGATATGAAAGATCTGATCGAGGCCCGCCGGCTCCGAGTCGAGAGGCCGTTCGAGCAGACCTCCCAGCTCGTGGACTACCTACTCGATTCGATCGACGATCTCACCATCACCGGGGTGGAACGTGCCAAGTTATCGGATTGGTTCACGCTGATCAGCCGCTACCTCAAGTTGGATCATCAGCTATTGGTGAATGAGCTCACGGAAGGATATATATTAAAAGAGGAAAACAAGGTCTTGAAAGAGCGACTGGATAGTTTACAGGTACAGGTCCGTAAGTTACAAAACAGGGACCTGCTGGATAAATGGAAATAAACGCTGCAATCGAAAGCCTCACGAGCATCACAGACCTCGACCCGACCGCGGTGTGCGATGACCACCCCAATATCTACCTCCGGGCCACCATGGACGGTGCGCTCGGGGTCATGAGCCACATCAAGCCCGTGTTGAGCGAGACCGTCACGACGGCGCTAGAGGATGACACCGTCGTCTCGTCGCGATATGCGATCGTCACGGCGCCCCCTCGGTATAAGATCGTGGAACAGCCCTACACGGACGCGGACAAGGGTTACCTCAGGGGCCTGAGAACCCCCGAAGCGTGCATAATGTACATGCACTACATCAACAAGATCATAAGTCATGCACCCGCGAACCCCCTCGTGAGAGACGCGGTGCAGTCCATGAACCTGAACCTCGGATTACACCGGGATATGATACTGGGTAGTTATTCCGTGGACGATATATACACGCGTCTCGACCCCGTGGCACCCCAGATAGTGCTCGGCGGAGCGCTATACCGCATCCTACATTCCCGGAATGCGCTATACCCCAAATGCGCCATCGGTGTGGTCGGACCGTTCAACCAGTGGGTGGACACCGCACAACCGGCCGGTCCGTGCGCGACCCCGGAGGTGAACGATATACTCAACGTCGCGAGGGAATACGAGCTCCCCCAGAGGGTGGTAGCCGACCTGTTGATCGAGTGGGTACTGGAAACCTCCGTCCCGATACCACGTGGTACTCGTAACAGGATAACTTTAGAGTTGCAGAAGGCGCTCGCCACACACCTACCCGCCGGCCTATTCCACGACATAGTGATAGTCGGTCTGGGCATCGGGCTTCCACCGAGAGCGGTCTCTGGGTTGGAGGAGAAGATGGGCATCGACCTCTTTTGGAAGACCCAAAACAGCTACCATGGTAGAGACTCGGTTTCGTTCAGGGGAGCCCTAGAGAACGCCGCCGTGCGCGACTGTTCGGTCATCACCAGTGCCACCGGGAAAACGGCGCCCGTCACGACGTTCGGTCTCGTGACCGTGCGGACCAACCCCCCCTTCCCGAAGCTCTCCAAGCTCGTCACGTATGCCCCCCATCCACCCATCACCAGATCCCCGTTCCTATGTGCACGCGTGAGGGATGTGTACGACCAAGAAATCGAGGTACCTCACGGGCGAGCATCGGGCCCGAGACACTTCTCCCCCCGGATGGTTGTCCTGAGGGAGCGCGCGGCGTCCGTACCCGTGCTAACGAATACGCTGCACGAACACAGTTTCTCGCGCGGTTATTTCATCCCGATTTTTCTCCGAGAGTACAAGTCGATCTACGCCTTCTGGTCCACGCTCGGGCTCCCATCTCGGTCGCACCCCCTGTACATCTTCCACGTGCTGTCCAGATCCAACATCCGCACGCTCGAGACCATTCCCGATCCGGTTCCATTTCACCCGAAAGAGCGGGTCTTCATGGGACAATGTCTCGCATTCTACGTGCGAGAAACCGGGGAAGAACTATATGCGCTGAAGATTTTCCGGCTCGTCATGGAGCGCGGCGTCCTCCCCATGTACGCGCGTGGTGACTCCGCGCCTGTTCAGATTCTCGGGTTCATCGTGAACATCTGCGCAGCATTGCTCGCCTTCGATGACACGGACGGCCTCGACTCGCTGGATATGGATACATACGACGAATTGTCGGCGCTGGGCAGGGTGGTCTGGTACGTGTGGTTACTGACCACGTTGTTCCCCCTGTACATGACCACGGCCACCGAGCCGGAGTTCCTCGACCCGATGTTCGAGGGCACGTACCGACTCGGTGAGTGGAATTACGTGACCACAACAGGTGCGCTATACCCCGGTGATAACATCGAGCGGCTGTCGGTGAGCGTCGATTACGGCGCACTGGACGAGAAAACAAAGGGATTCGGGGAGACCCTCAATATCCCCGTTCACGTCATCGGCATCGTCAACCAGTTCATTTTCCCGATCCTGAGCGCCCAGCTCCCGTATGCGTTCAGACGACTCCCGAATAAGAGCGTCGTCCGACACCCCATCGATATGATCGAGGCGGTCCGGCGGAAACTTTCCGAGAGGTTCGGGTCGTGTGTCAACCCACCGTACGTGGGCCCGATCACCCCGTCCGCCTCCGTACCGACCGGTAAGTACATTCACGTGATGAAGCATCCCGAGGCATACCCGGAGTACACGGTCGAGGCATCAAACGGGACAGATGGGGACTCATTATCGGATGATTCGGACGACGAGTCCGCTGAGCCCACATCCACACCCGCATCGTGGATCGGTGACCGCGATGAGAAGGTTCGCCTCGAGGCGCGACTCAGGGAGATGGAGGCCACCGTGCGGAACGATCTGTTGATCGGTGGCCGCTTCACTCACACCGGTCCACCGGTGATTCGCCAGCCGGTACCCCGGGCGTTCCCCAAGGTGGATGTGTCCCTGATGGCCGAAGCAGAGAAGAGATCCGGGGATATGCTCAAACGACTGGACGATGTGTACGATCTGGTGGCCAAGACGACACATATGGTCGAGACCGGCGGTATGTTCCCGGTTACCGATCTCGAAACTCTCCCACCGCCACCCGCTGATCTCCTCCAGACCTCGGTCGACTCCGAGTCTCGATCGATCGCTCCAGGCGCCGATCCCGTGAGCCATGACCTCGATAAACTGGACCTGCCCCCCGCGGCGTACGAGGAGCCGGATCTACCCCTGGACCTGCCCCCCGCGGCGTACGAGGAGCTGGATCTACCCCTGGACCTACCCCCCGGGGCGTACGAGGAGCCGGATCTACCCCGGGACCTGCCCCCCGGGGCGTACGAGGAGCCGGATCTACCCCCGGACCTACCCCGGGACCTGCCCCCCGCGGCGTACGAGGAGCCGGATCTACCCCCGGACCTACCCCGGGACCTGCCCCCCGCGGCGTACGAGGAGCCGGCTCCACGGGCGGAGTCATCCGAAGACTCGACGGGCACTACCGGCGCGGACGGGTCTCTTCCGGTAGTGTCCCCCCCGGAACCCATGAGCGCCCCGGGAGGTGAGCCCGCGACCGGCACCACCGGGGTCAGGGGTTTTAAGTCGGAGCGACTAATCCTTCCCCGTAAAATAATGAGCAGCATCCCGCGACCAAGCGATGCCCTCAAGGAGAGACTGAGCACAAGGCGCACCCAGATGTACGACTCGGGTTCGGACTCCGAGAGTGACAGTAGTGAATACGATAACAGCGATAGCGATGATGGCCGGACCGAACGGGCGACGTCATCGACGCTCGACGATGAGGTGGAACGGATGACGCATAGTTTCAACGAATGGGTCCGCATTTCCACCAACCCGGTCGCGACCATCTCCGATATCCCCCCCGCGTTGGACCCCCCGAGTGATTCGATCGGCTCGCCCGGTGAAGGTGCGGCGGAGGAGGTGCAACTCGGTGCCGATCCCGGGGGTGACCATACGCGCGCGCCCCCGGTTGCGGACCTGAGAGGCGCGGAACTGGATCGTTATCTATACAAAGAATCGGAATCACTGATCAGCGTGATAGACGAACTGTTTACCGAGTATGTCACCACACCCGCAGCGCCACCGTCGGGTCCGGTCGTCACGCCACCAGTGGCGGATAACGGCGGTACGCGGGAAACCCACCCGCGTGAAAAATGCCCATACACGGTCGCCGAGAAGTACCGGATACTATACACGTACGGGGAGCAGGATGAACTCGCGGCTCTGGTCGAAAGTACCGGTGCGGGCACCGATGTCGAGCGCAGGGTTTCAGCCCGTGTCCTGGCCAACGTCCCCGTCTCGTCAGCCGTGATCATCAACGAGTCACTGGAGGAGGACCAGTTCACACGGTTGGAGAACACACTCTACTCCATGGGCCTCAAACGTGTCTACATTCCCGGAGACGGCAACTGTCTCTACAACACACTACGTTTCATCGCGGGCGCCGACGGGGAGTCCGCCATCGATTTCAAAAAGGAGTTACTGGATGATATCCGAAAGTATGTACGAAACCAGGACCCGGCCGAGAGAGACCTCATACTGACCGAGATCGACAACTTGGCCGGACCCAACGTGTATGGCTCCGGTGACCTGATATCATTCTTCCAGCTACTGCGGGGCGTCGGGGTGACCGTTGTGTCGTGGGATAAAATAGGGGGGCGATTGGTGAAACTAGTGGCGACCAACCAGGAAGGCATCCCCCCCGAGTACATCATCCTTTTCACCAATAGTCACTACGAACCACTCGTGACAGAAGACACAATGATACCAGATAGTTATTTAAAGGATTTTATTGAGTGGAAAAGATCATTGTTTTTAAGCGCAATCATATAGCATGGTATTTCATGAGATGTGTGCACAGAGATTCTACACTATAATCATTTTCATGTGATCTATTTGTTTGTAAAAATGTCCCAAATAACGTCAATGGGTTCAACACCAATAAAGTCTGTAGATCTTCACATTCGTCCATTGTCAAGTCCATTATTGACTCAGCCAATAACTCCGGTGGATAACAATTGGTCGTACGTGTCGAGGAGGTCCAGGGTTCTCTCCGAGGACCACACTCCACTCCGCGTCTCACCGTTATCGTGTTTGAAGCCAACGGATCCATTGAAGAGGTACAGCCCGTCCGGGAGCTCATCGATGTTGAGATCCGGTGCGTCTCCGTGGTGAAGCTTTATCGTCTTATTGTGGATGAATATAAAGGTACATATATTAGCAATCACCCAGAATAACTCGGTCAATCTATTGAAATTTTCGGCATTCGTGGTTATGGGGATGATGTCCGACCTGTAGTCCTGACCGACCACTTCTCTCAGGTCCACCTGATTCAGTTGATACTGGAACGCCGTGATGCCTTCGTTGGTGAACCCAATTGATTCCATGTGCTTGAAGAAGATGACGCGGTGCGCGTGCATATTATATTTGTGATTATACCTGTACACCGGTGGGACCGCCGCGGCATAAAACTCGGTGATGATCGTCGTCAGCAAGTTCTTGTCCACAGCCGTCCTGAGTTTGGTCGTGAGGAACAACATGTGCGCGGCACGGCCCTTCCAATCACCGAGTCCATCCGATAGTCGTTCTCGGATGGTCTTGCGCCGATGGTGGGCATGGACAAAAACATTGAAGAGTTCAGCGGCAAAGATGTTTAGGTTTTTTGGGTTGGTCAGACGATTGATCATATTGTTCACCTCCCGGAGTTTCTTCTGGAACTCAACCAGTGATGATTCCATCCTGTCCATGGCACACGTTTCACGCGCTCTGTTCAGCGCCTTTGTAAAGTTATTTATGGAGCCATTCTTTCTCGTTGTCAACGTGGTATCTCTCTTCACGGCCAACTCGCGGACGTTATCCCCACGGGCCACGCGTTCGTGGAAGTCATCCAGACTGAGGTCTATCTGGGTCGTCTTCTTTACCACGGCCGTAACCTCGGCAGAATCACAGGGGTCACCCCCCGCTGTCACACTCGCTTCGGTGAAATGATCGCAAAGGATTGTCTTGAAACGCGTGTCCGCCGTGGCCAGTGAGTGATCGGACTCGTACATGCACAACACGCAGAAGTTGGAGTCGATGAGCTGAGCGGGTATGACGGGAAACCGCGCCAGGAGCACCATGAACGCAAACCACGTATCGAGGAGCCCCTCGATCAACGCGTCATCGCCCGTGGCATACCCGAAAAAGACACGCGTGAGCATGCGATTGAATCGAAACATCCCGAGGACCCCCTCGTCAACCAATCTCTTCAGCGACCGATCAAAATCAAAAATTCCGAGTGTCATCAGGGCCAAGTATGTTACAAATCCCGATAATTCACTCTTGGTGGATTTCATTTTTTCGTACAATACCAGGACGTTCAAAAGTTCCTGGGGTATACCCCCCTCCAGATCCTCACCCTCCAGCGTCGCCGATCTGAGGGCGCCCAGTAAGCGATATTTCCCGAAGACCCACTCACTGTCCACAGAATCCGACTCTGGCTCGAGGTTTACCGGCGACCTCGACGACATCGAGGAAGCCCCCCTCGGGGATGACATGGGCAGGCGGGTCTGGGTGGAAGCACTTGGGGTAGATGCGCCTGTTGGTCACAATGACGGAAACGCCGGCCTTGTGATGAATCCTGTTATGCACCAGGCAGAACCGATCCCTGGTCATCCAGGGAGTGAGCCTCACCGATCCACTGGTCGTCGGGGAAATCTTGAGGTCTCCCCAGATGGTAGAGAGGAGTTTATACGCGTTGTCGATGTGATCCTTCTCCACTGTGATATTTTCACTCGCGTGGCTACTATTATACGTGACTTCCGCGGAGGCGAACCGGGCCAGTGCCCCGAAAATATACTGTGGACCCAGCGATGGACGATCGAACGCCACCGGGCTCCTTGAAATCCCGATATTCATCTTAGAGTAGCCGCGGTTGGACTTCACCAGTGCGTTATACGACTTGATATACTCAAACGCCCCGCGAAACTCCCCGGCCTCCATCTTCGTGGAGTTCGGGAGCCTACAACTCTTGTTCCTGCAAAAGGGCTGAGCATCGATGGCACACACTCTCGTGCTAACCCCATCATTGGTGACCGTGTACACGAAAAAACTGTCCTCCTCCATCAGGAGCTCCTGAAACACTCCCGTGAAATCCGCCGCCTCGCGGATATTCTGGAAGCACAATTCATAAGCGGGAAACCACGTGAAGCGGGCGGAGAATTTACCGGGGAGCGCCGCGCGCCGGACGAACACGGCCACCTCCCCTATCCGATTCTTGTCCACCCGGTTAAAATTGAAAAACTTCTCGACGGCCCTGTGGAGGAACGCGACAAAGATCTCACAGATGTTGTCTATGGCCCCCATGGGATCCAAGAGTCCCGAAAATTTCCTGTCAATGTCAAAATTGAGAACGGTGACAATCTGTCCCTCCAGAAAAACCTCCGAGTATGCCCCGGGTGGAACGGTCTCCATCGATTTATAATCTGTTATCACATACTGGAATACCCCCTCGTGGCTCATGGAGTCGTCCATCAGGAGGATCGGAACGTGCGGGAGTGCGTTTCTCGGGGGAAGTGAGACGACACTGAGGTCGTCCGGATCATCGTTCAGGCAGTACTTGATGAGTTGATGGAACGTTACCCTCCGCAGAGTCACCCGATGAAAGGATCCAGCTTTCGGGATGTTCACGCGCGAGTTGAGCGTCATGATCAATTCCTCCAGTGATGATAGGTCCATCGCACCGGTAGCGGGCTCGGCGGGGGTCACGTCAGGGTCACAGATAGCCAGTAACTCAGCGTCCGATACCTCGTTCGTCTTGATCATGTTATCCGCCAGCCAGCGTTTGAGCAGCACCTTCCCCAGACGAGGACGGCTGAACTTGGTAAAGTTCCTCTTGTCGTCGAGGTTGTAGATGCTCAGCCCATACTCCCGCTCGAGGTTGAGGAGGGCGTCGGGTATCCACTTCTCAAAGACATCGATGGGAACGGGCCCGAGATGGTCCAGTTGATCGCAAAACCTCCTGAAGATAATGTGGTGAAATGCGATGTCGACACCCTTCCGTAGCAGGTGGTTGTAGATCGCGCTCTCCATCGTGTATATCGCAGACCAGGTCGCTGTCTTCTCCGGCTCGAACCCTAGAAAAAGCATATTCTCCAACAGCGACGGAACATTAGCTTCGCCGCCCCCCGTACACCCCGCGAGTGCGATCCACCGATCAACCGTGTCAATTTGTTGCGCTCCATCAATCGGGAGCTTCACGATCCAATGGAAATCGGAATTTTCAACGAGACGGCTCCCCACTGAGGGAATGCGAGTAAAGAAAACGGCGCCCAGTGTGACCGGTTGTAAATCAACGGTCGCGCATATCCACCCCCTTATAGCGTGCTTAATTACCGCATCATCACGCGCATCGGCGACGACACACCACGCCAGCAACGGCTCGACCGACACGACAACGTACATCCCTATTGATCAAAGAATGTAATAAGTGAACGATACTCACGTTGGGGCTGGATGATAAGAAGTGAACCCGGGTCGTTCCTTTATAAGCTGGATCGTAGATAAACTCTCGGGTCTCGGTTGTCCCCTTTATCGTCACGATTCGGTTTTCCTCCGGGTACCACGGGGAGTGCTGGATCTCGTGGAGAACGAGTTCGACCCGATCGTAGAGCGTCTCGCACATCGTCTTGTGCTGGGCCTGGACCACGATCTCGATGTCCAAGTAGCTTATCATGGCCGCGAGGAGGATGACCATGATTGTGGTTTTCCCGCATTGTCGCGGGGCGAGCGCGAGTGTGTAATTCTTCCCGTACTCGTCAAAGATCCGATTTATCTCGCGACCGGTGTCCATCGATGGACAGAACGGGTTGAACGCGACAATATCGGGGGTGGCCAGCCCGAGGAGGTCGAGGATGATGTGCTTGTACTTGAAGAGATCGTCTCTGAATTGGTTGGCCGCGATCCCGATAAAAAACCCTCGCATGAGCTCCACCTGGAAGACCTCGAGCCTCATCCCACCGCGATCCCTCATCAGGTTGAAGACCGATGTTATCATGTCGCAGAATCTCCGGAGTTTGCGCTCACCCGGGTCTCTGCACACCCTTTCGCACTCGGTCTCCATTCGGGAGACGGCGTCCGAACCGATCCCCCACAGTTTCATGGCGCGTTTGACCGGATCACGGAGCTCGTCGAGGGTCTTCTCCGCCCTGGCCACGCGGTCTTTGATCGCCTGGCTGGCCACGAGCAGATTGATCCTGTTAAAGAACCCGTCGACCAACTCGTGCTGAAGACATTGATAACCGAGTTTGTTCGTCGATTCCGCCCCGGTGATGATCTCCGTCGCGCGAGCCATGACCGACTCGGACTCCCTCGTCGTGTCCACCGTGGACAGGAACTCCGATATGAAATTCATCTGGCCTGAGAAAGTATACTTCAGAGGTTGTACGCACAGGTCTATACCGCTACTCGACGATGCCGCCTTTAACGAGCGCATGTTATGCCAGGATGATTTAACCCTATTGAAATTCGGTCTCGACTTTTTCATGCGGTCGACCCCATTCCTAAAATCATTCTGGCTCACAGAATTCGGGCTCGTGATGGTCACGGACGCCCTGACGGAGTACGCGATGCGTATATGGCGGGCGATCAACCGGGTGCACCTGGGCGACACTGACGCCCCGACCGTGGCTGAGATCACACGGCACATCAACCACCTGAGCGGTCGCACGATGATGATCCCCAGTATTTACTCGGGCCCCAAGAACGGACAGTATCCCATCCTCAATAAGATGCACGAACTATTCACGCTATTCGCCACGGGGAAGATCTCGATCCTCAATCACGAGATACTCCCCGAGGCGGCCCTGTTACACGAGCAGACCCACGACCTCCTCGATCGCCTAACACGAGACTTACCCCTCTTCCTCGAGTACGAGGACGGGCCCAGGAGCGACCCGTTCACGCACGTTGATCGACTGGGTAAGCTACGGGCCAGGGGGGAGGTCGTGATGTACGCGTGTGTCGAACCTACTCCCGTCCCCCGGAGCGTGGACCTGTGGGAGCACATGAGTGAAATGTACGCGGAGTCCTGTTACTGGCTTTTACAGAGGGAGACACCTCGCAACATGATAGCGCTCATGGATTTTATTCATGTAAAGACTGGGTACAGTACAACAACGAATGAACTCATGGGTTACATGCGCGATCGCACATCGACGATCGACATTCTGGCGTTCCTCTTCGAGTTGACCGCGGGTGATTTCACGTGGAACTTTTGGGCCCTCGTCTGAGTCTTTTTCCTGGGGGTGAATCCTCGGGGTCCGCAACAGCGCGGTTCTTCGCACGGTACCGGGCCTTCCTGGTTCGTTCCATCTCCCGCCGCGCGGCATCATCGGTGGCCCACTTATTCGGGGGGAGTTTGTTGGATTGACTGAACACCTCTATGGACACGTTGTCCGTCCCCGTGACATGAGCCGCGACGAACGGGGCTTTGATCACGTATGTCATGGCCGCCGCGGTCATCATCCGTCTCATCTGTGGACAGTACTCTCCGAGGAACGGAAAGGCCGAGATCATCCGTCTCGTGATCGGCGGAGACCGCACGTTAAACAGCTGGACGACCCTCCCAGCCGGACTCACAACCGCGATCAGTGATTTCGTATATTGTCTGAGATGTGGATACATCAGTCCAAATAAAAACCAATTGATCCAGGTCTGCGTGTTGTATTTTTTCAGTACCGCGATCGGGAGAACGCTGTTCTTGTACGTCTTGACCTCTATCAGGACGCACGTATTATCAGTGCTGTCGAAACCCACGAGGTCGATTTCCGTAACGAACCGAGATTTACGAGTGGCGTACTGGGCCCCGCACTTGGGACAGTGGTCGCCGCACGCCTTCGGGATCTCTCCCACGAGCAGACCGCCCCGGATCGGTGTGATTCCTCTAGATTTTAGGACGAAACACAGCCCCTTGGCGAGCGGGGGGATCCCGTCCATGGCCAGGGTCGGGGACCTATTGAATATATCTTTCATGATCCTATCGAATATCGTTCCCACGGCCGCGGAGAATTTCAGGGCCCTACACGCTTCTCTGAAGCCTCCCATGGTGAACGGTTCCACGCGCCGAAATTTCGCCACGTACTCCTCGACTTTATCGATCGGGAGTATGACCGCCAACATGCTCTCTCTGGGTTCGCACGTGCCCGCGGAAATTCGGGAAATGTCGTGGTAGAGGAACGAGAGGAAATCATTCGCTCGATCGACCCTGCTCACCACCCCTTTCCCGGGCACGACCCTCACCGAGTTCATGTGGAGCAGCGCAACCCCCTCCGTCACACCCCGCGTGGTGACATGGGGGCTCGCCTTGAACCGCCAGTCCCCGTTGATGGTTTCGATGGGCATCTCGAGGAGCTCGACACACCGGGCCTTTGACAAAATCATCATGTTAAAGGGTGACGACCCGAGACGTGTATAACGAGAAGATGGTCGGCAAAGGTCTCCCCGTTCTGAAGAACGCCCTGAAGCAACTGGAGGGTCTGTCCAAGGCAGCCTCCGTGGGCACGGCCGAGGTGATACAGAAGGCGTATCACCAACTCACCAAGCTACAAGCGGCCAGGCTCGTCTTCGCCTATGTGACGCTGGTGCTACTCTACGTTATAATGATGCTGATCCTCACCAGTTCGGTGATAGACCTGGTAGGGTTCTCGACCCCGCACAGGCTCCCGCCCTTCGTGGACCAGGCTCAGCTGAAACACTTCAACACCGCGCAGGACACACTGATGATCGTTTTCGTCGCGCTCGGTGTGAACTTTCTCCTCGTGATACTGGTGTTTCTCATCTACCTGCTCATAAAACTGAAACACATCGAGGCACCTCTTTCGGGTTCGATGTCATATTTTGCCCATCCTGTTCTAAAGTACATATTCGGGATAATGAGCTTCATTTTCGTGTTCATCATCACGGTGTTCAGTATCCTGAGGATCACGTGCGCGGACGCGAACACGCTGGTCCAGGACCTGGAACTACTGAGCAACACCAGCTTCGCGGACACGAATTTTACCAACGCCGCACATGCGGCAGTGAGCGGGCTGCTCACGAACTGTACCGCACCTCACACCGACATCGCAAAGTGCGGTTACTCCGGTGTACACCTCCTGATGAGCCTCGAGAGTCGCACCAGGAGGTTATGGACCGGGAGCACGTCGGGCGGTCTGACCGAGGCCGGCATACCCCGAATGCTGACGGCGGTCGGTTCATGCTGGATGACCAAAGAGGTGGTCCCAGTTATTCTGCTTGTCATGTTCATACTATACATGTTCTTACACCTGTGGATGGTCATCCGCGCCCTCCGCAGAAGGAGGTTGGGGACAATAATCGAAGATGAACACCTCCCCCTGACCTCGTATGAAGACGGAGAGCTGGACGAAGAGGGAGGTGCTGATAACCTTCTCTATGCCATCCCACCCGGGTCCACCATTCCCGGTATGAGAAAGTGGAACTACACACCTGCCCGGGCGTGAGCCGACTGTATCATACTACCGTGTCATTGAATATGGTCACGGGTGTCAAATACCCTTATATGTAAATAAACAACTCAAAAAACCACAACTTGTATCACAGACATATTTTCTTTATTTTCCTGACAAACACACCCCCATTCACCCTGTACATCTTTTCAATGAAGTTGGGATCGGACCCGTGGGTCAACCAAAAATCGGCACACCCCGCACAATGCGTGCTCGGGGCGTCGAGGGCGAGTGTCTTCTGCAGGTCTATGAACCACTCTCGCAGCTGGGCCCCCGTGCAATGCTTCGGAGGTTCCCCCACGACGCCCGTGCCAGTCTGGGGCCCGAGGTCGTGAGTCTCCAGGTTCTCACCGTGGAGGATGTGCAACATGGCCGTTGCTATGTATATCTTGTGTGCGAATGCTATCAACATGGCGTTCCCCGTATCATCGTTCAACGACGTGACCAACGGAGGGACGTTGAGGTCTCGGGCAATTTTCGGTAAAAGCAGACACAGGGTTTTACTGCTCGACAGCTCCTGAGACCACTCCATAAACTCCACCATGTGTCCTATCCGGGGTAGCAACGCCGTCATTTCAGTTATCATGTCCGTGTAAATCTGCTCCGGGTTTCCATACTGCAACCCCGGTACGCCCTTCTGGCCCTGTAGCGCGTGATCGACGAGGGGGTTATACTTAAACGATATATCCAAGTTGTTCATCTCGGGGGGTAACTGGTTGAAGAACATGTGAAAGAGCTTGTTTCCCGCAGCGCTCAGCTCCTGTAGACGAACCTGGGTATCTTGAATCATTCTCACGACCCTGGAAATCACGCTCTGTATCATGGCCTTCACATCAATGTCATCGTGGATGTAGCACGTCGTGGGCATGGCGCGGTCCATGACCACGTGGGCGAGAAACTTGGAATTGTCGTTCAGGTAGTGTTTGTCCACATGGTTCTTGATGACGATACTGTGTCGCGATCTCTCGCCCGATACCGTGTACTTGGGTGGTGTGAACGTGGCCAGCGTGCATTTGAGACCGGATCCGAAATAATCCATTATCATTCGCTCCAATCTCAGGTCGATCGGGTACCGCCTGAACATGGCCATGGCAGGGTCTTGTTTTATCCATTCTTCCGGGTAGTCGATCTGTTTCTTGTCTTCTTTGACAATGGCCTGTATCGTGGTCTTCCGCTTATGTAGCGTCACGAACGGTATCTTGAGTTTTTTACCGGTGAAGAGTTCGTAGTTTGTGATCTTGGAGAGAAACTCGGGCTTGAGTCTGGGGATCCTCTCGTAGAAAACGATGCTGTTGGGATCGAGGAATCCCGCCCCCACGAAGAATGCTCTGAACATGGCGATGGTCTCAAACGATAGCTCCCGGTGAAGGACGTTAGCAGATGAAAAAATGTGGTTTAGAGCGCACCCGTCTGCCAAGACGAGCACAAGCACCGAGGACTTCCCGGAGGTGGATTCGTGAAGATCTACGTAGACGAGTTCTCCTCCTTTGATATCTGGGCACGGGAGTCGGGTCACGGCAGTCACTCTATGTGGAATCAGAGTAATGGAGTTCATGTTGAGACATATGCCATTTTCATATACCGGCGGCTCAGAGAAATGGAGAATGTCTGCCGGCGCCGATAGTTTGGCCCACGTGACGGGCTTCAGGGCCTCCAGATGACCCGTTTTCACAAGGGCACCGCCATTGAAAATCAAATCCATGAAATCATTCGTTATACTCTCCGTGGCTCCAAATCGGGAACTCTTGAACCCGGTCATGCCCCGCTTCTTTATTTTAGTGTTAATGATCTCCCCGTTGTTTAGCTCGTGTACGAGAGAGAGATACTGGAAAATAGAGGTGGGAAGGGGAACCATCAGTGTCGGCACACATTCTCCATACTCGAACATGATAAAGAGATATTTTTTTAAAAAAGAGATAGGTTGAACCGATACTCACCATCTTCTTGGCGACGTGACAGCCAATGGATGAGGCGTTTTCATATTCCAGTTTGCAGATCAGTTCGGAGCTGAAGGGCGTAGAACAATCCATCCAGATACCCGTCAGCGGGTCGACGACCCACCATGTTCCTCCGTCCTTGAAGGGTTCGATGACTTCCCCCTGACTGAATAGTCGCAGCTTCTCCACCATGTCATCGAAGAGAACGGTCTCGACATCCGAGAGAAAACTCTGCACGAACGTGTCAGTCCTCTTGGTCTTTTCCTTGACCCGGTTCACGAGCTCCGCGCTGAGCTTCTTCAGCATATACTCCCGCAGTTCTGCCCGCATCTCGTCCTCCAGGGTTACCATGTCCTCGAGTTGGGTCTCGGACTCGTCCGATGGGTGGTACAGCATCGTACTATCCGTATCCCCATAATTGGGAAAAAGAGAGTGACCCGTTCTGTTTAACGTCTTGATGAATTCATTGACGAGTTTGATCTTATGCTGCCCCTGTGTGGTTATCATCAACGAACACGTGTGCTCAGAGACCCCGTAGTGGGTGTTTGTACAGATCTTCATTTCGTTCTGTAGTCGGTTGTGGTATTCTGCCACCGACCCCGATGATTGCTTGAGTGCCCTCTTATGTTCCGTTCGGAGCCGGAGATATCGCTTCAGAGATAGCGAGGTATCGGACGTGTGGCGGACGAGCTTGGGATTTTCGGGGTCGGTTCTATCCACTCGGAGCACCAACGTGAATTTTTCAAACCCCTGGTCAATCTTGGACCAGTCGTACCCCATGTAATCCCCGACACGGTTGGTCTTGTCGCTGTCCACGATGGTTTCAGGAGAGATGTTGAGATCGCACATCATACTGGGGTACATGCTGGTAAAGTCCAGACACAGTTCGAAACACTGCGTTGGTCGAGCGAAAAACAGCCCGGTGAGCGGTGCCATCACGAACCCCCCTCTCCTCGGGATGGTCTCGGGTGTGAAAAGCGAGTTACGGATGTAATCCGTCGCCATGACTATCCCGGCGTCTAGCCTGGCCTTGTTCCTGGATACCTCCACCACCTTGGTGGACTGAATAAACCCACAGAAGTTCATGACCCCCCGGGTGTGCGCGGCCGTGTCGATATTGTAACATGCCAACTGTCTGTAGATGTACTCCTCCATCGGTTTGAGGTTCTTGGCTATGCGAATGACCAGGAGAGAGTCGATCAGGTTGTAGATCAGACACTCCGCTATCTTGGTCCCACCGGCCCTGTAGTAGCCATCCAGTTTATCGTATGTGATGTCATCCATCTTGTGAATCTTCGGGGTTGCCTTGTGGGGCTTGAACTTTTTGATGATGAGCTGGGCGACGGTGTTGAGCGAGCCATCCTTGGCCTCGAACTCCTTTCTCTTGCACACGTACATCATGTCAATGATATCACATCCAAAGCCATGACTCTTGAAATTCTGCACGGTGTCTTTCATCTTCCTGTAGGAGTCTATACGCTCTTTGATGGTACACATCTTCGCCATCGTGCTCTTGGCCTGGGCCAGCACCGACCCGATTCCCTCGAGTAGCTTGAGGTAGTTGGCCTTCAGTATGTCCTGTCCCATGAGAATCTGCGCCTTGAACAACTGCGGTTTCACCGAGAGAAAAGCCTCCCATTTTTCCATCAGGGCCTTACCCCACTCATGTGGGATGTCGTCATGCCCCTTGCAGCAGCGGGGCGCCCGCTGTTTGAAGGCGTAATAGCGCAGTCGCTGTTGGATGACCTGGATATCGAATTGCGCGTTGTACACATACAGGACATTGACCGACTTTCGCAGACGGTTGATGAACGCCAGGAGCATATAGAACTCATTCTTACACGCCTCGAACTTGATCCTGCTTGCGTCTAGATGCAAGTGTTCCACGGGTATCATCTCCATGGGATTCTCCATCTTTTTCGTATTGTAGTAGACATAGTACTCTTTCTTTTTGGGACCGGTCTTGTGGTAGTTACAGACGACGAGTGAAATGCTCACGATCTCGTGAAGCTTCTGGGTAATGCCCACGAAGGGCGACGGAGGAAGTCCCGTCACCCCCGCCTCCCTGAATCGCTGGATTAGCACCTGTGACTCCTCCATGCTCCGAAACTCACTCTTGAAGAACTTCTGGCAGTTGAGGTCTTGATCCATCGCGTTCTCGTGCACGATCGTCTCGATATCGAAGGCCCCTTCGCGCTTGCACCTGGGGATGATCGCGGGGAGGGACATGAGGTATCCCTGATCCCTCTTTTGATCATAGTAGAACTCCCACGGAGCATACACGTCTGTTTTATACCGTGTATAGTACACGTGGCTACACATCAGATTGTTCTGGAGCACCGGCGTGTTCCCGTCAAAGTTCGAAACGTGATCCCCGTACGTATACACATTACCGCCCAACGAGCCGAGGACACTATTACCAGCCTTAATGAACGCCTTTTGCGCCGCCATCGTGCCGAACACGAAGAGGTCACAGTCCATCCACTTCTTCAGATCCCCATTGAAGACGGTGATGGGAGACCTGTACGAAATCGGGGTGGAGGCGATCAACTGCCGAATCCCAGGATTTTCGATGTACACCGTGGGGATTAGCGCCATGAAGTTCAGGTTTGTCACGAGGAAAACCACAATCTCATCCGTGTTGAGGTTCAGGGCCTGGATCATGATCGCATCCTCGCTTCCAGCTGTGATGTAGCGCACAGAGGAGAAGAAGAAAGGTTCGAGGTCCGTGTCATCAGACAACTCCACCCACTTCGGTAGCCTGTGCTCCAGGACCCCGTAGAGAACAGCGTTTCTATCCATGATAATTCCGTTCCTAAGACAGGTATGTGGACCCGTTGTGGCGAATGACCTTTTTATAGTTTAGTGGCGCCTCGAACCGGCTTACACTCGGGTCCATTCCCGAAATAAGAGGATACATACAATCGCCACCGCACTCCTCGTGTAACTTCCACGATGTCGAGTGAAGTGTTCCGATGGAACTTCATCACCGAGAAGCTGACACATGCTAAAGAATATGTCCCCCTCTTCCTCTTCTTCTCGAAGAAGGACTTCCTCGACCCGAAAACCGGCGACTTCAGCTTCAAGTCACTCAAACCCTTTCAACAAAACCTCATGAAGCTCATGTTATGGCTCACGAGGGCGTTCAAGGGTTCCGTTTACATGTGCTACATGGAGCAGCTCTTTATCGGGAACCAGACCACCGCGGTCCCCCCTGCGCTGCGGTGCACACTGAGCAGCGACGTGGTTTTCATCTTCACGCTGGACAAGGCCGATCTGTGGGGGAACGACGGCAGTCGGGACGGGAGCCTCCTGGATCTACTCTTCAAGGACGACCTCGACAACAATCTTCGGTACAAGGACCGGATGGTCCACGCCGTGAAGAAACTCATATGCCATCACCTCCTGCTCATATCCAAGGAGGTCCTCTACACCTCGTCCAACGACCTAGAGAGGGAGCGTGACCTCACCGACATGGTGGATTGGGAGACGAGCAATTACAAGATGGGGGCCGTGGACAGGAAGGTGGTAAGCGCATATGGAGGGATGCTCTTCAGGTTACCCGCGGGGAACCACGAGAAGTTTTCACTCTTGACGGTCTTTTCGGCCGTGGCCAGATACTTCATGGGATGCGAGAAGGAGGTCGATGGCTCGCAGGTGGACCCGGACTTCAGCATCTGGATAAGCCTGTCTAAATTCTTCGAACCCAGTAACAGTCCGGTTTTCCGAAAATTTGCTGACTCGTGCGGGCGGGCACCCGTGATCGACTTCCTGCAGAGGGTACACAGGGGCGAGCTCTCCATCCCGGCCCACGAGTTGCTCCTCTTCAGGTATGATCCAGACGAGCTGTTCAACGTTCACAATTTTCGGGCTTTTGAAAACGTGAGTCTTTACGGGTACCCCCATCTCGACCAGAGCGGGAAGAAGTGCGTCTCGCTAGACGATCACGTGAGAGCATCGGTCGCGCTCGGGGTCATCACCAACTGCTCCCCTCCGAGTATACTCGATGGCGTGGCGACGACCGTGATCTACCCACACCTGACTCCGATTATCGGGATCTCGGCCGCGGTCGATAAGTCGATCGGCCAGAGGAATAAACTCTTCACCCTGGACCTCAAGATTGAACTGTTCAAGAACATACTGTTAAAAAACGCCAGCAAGATCCCGGTCGAACCCATCAGTAGCATCTATGGTAAGCTACAGAAACTCCTGACCCGGGATCGCAGCCCGGGGTTATCGCTCAGGCACAGATTTCCGATGGGGTTCGTTTGCTCGATGAAATCTCCGGACATGGCCCCGCGCTTCATGGACACCTTTATGATGAAGGAGCTCTTCGTGAACCACATGGGGTGTACGCGCTGTGGACAGGCGGTCACGGAATTCGGGTATATCTTATACAACACGGCCCCGAGGTGGAAGCAGACGCGGATCATGCTCGTGAATTACACCAGACCCGGTCAGGGTAAGACGTTCACGAACAGTGTCATCATGGGCCTGCTCGGGCCCGTGTCTGAAATTTTCGACGAGATCTCCAACTTCACCGCGACGTCGTTCAAGTACATGCCGATGACGATCGGGAAGGTGATGTTCATGGACGACGTGGGGTTTACTAGCGACCAACAGAAGACGATCGCGCGAGAAGATAACATCATCCAGAATCACTTCAAATGCATGTTAGACAAGGGTTACACCAACAACAACGTGACCCAATGGGACGCCACCGCGAACAAGTACGGAACGAACAAGATCATTTCCATTCAAAATACCGGGTTTGTGTGGAACACTAACACCCTGGATCCCTTTGGGAACGCTCTGCGCGACAGATCGATCATCCTGGGCCCGGAGCCGAGCACACGGAAAATCACGGCCAAGGGAGAGGGACAGGTGAAGGCCATCTTGAACGGGAAGGGCCTGACCGAGCTCGCGACGACACTGTTCCTGCGACAGCAGCTCATACAAACTATGATCTACACCCTCACCGGGGAGGGTGGCATCACGAGTCGACACAACGAATTCCTCACCGACGTTCTCAGTGTGCTCGGGGCACATTACCCGACATTTCACACCGGGAGTCACTCGCTCGCCCGAGACCATTTCAAGATCCTCGATCTGGCCTACGCTGATACCATCCGGGTCGCGATCACGGCGGTCTTGGACATGTGGTTACCGCCGTGGACCGTACCGCCGGATTTCGTCGACGATGAGACGGTGGAGGAGTATCTGATGAGGCTCAACAGGGCGAGACTCGAGGCACTGGGGGAAATGGAACTCTCGTCGATAATCGTCGAGGTTCTCGCACAGATTTCGGTCTTCTTGCCCAGCTCGATAGTCCAGACCGCGACCGTGGCTTTCAATCAGGAGACGGGTGCCGTTCTCGCGCGCGTCTGTGAATTCCTGGGACTCGCGATGAACAATAGGCAACTGGAGATGGTCGCCGGTCCCCACGGAACGATTACCATCAACCGGCCGCACATGCTCGACCCACACTTCGAGGTCGACGCTCGGGGTGTGTTCAAAATGGCAAAGAGTGTGATGATCCTGCGAGGAGGGGAGCGCGTGAAATTGATACAGGGCCTGAAAACCAGGGATGGGGGTGGAGGGGAAATAACCATGGACGGTGCGCTCATTCTAGACTTGTGTAAGCTGGTGAACCCGAAAATCTTCACCGAGTTATGGAACGACCTCATCGGGGCGTTCGAGGCATCGGGCGAGCTAACGGTATGGTTCCTTCCACAGAATGTCCACACGATCAACATCCTCAAGCTATTCCATCTGTTGGGTACCAAGGGCGTGTACAGCGAGGGCGATGGACCGGGGTTCCAGGTGCACAGGGATTTTGCGGGACTGAGCACGGAGTTGTTCCGAAGGGGACTGGACAGGGATAGCGCCGTGAACGGAGTGATTCCCGTGGACACCAGCGAGTGCGTTATCAACCTCGAACCCTACGCGAGAGAAGTGGGAGGTCTAGACCCGTCCGTGATCACACCCGATGGCGTGTCGATGGAGTTCATGACCGCGTCGTTCCACGCGACGACCATTAAAAAATTCGGGCCGGGTTTCATCAACATACCCGGGATAGGTACTCGCTTCACCCACAGCAGGGCGGCCATGTACGCACTGGGCGACGAGATCAAGCTGTGCAAGGCCCGGGCGGGGATCCCGGCGGATCACACTGAGTGGGAGTATAAACATGCCGAGTCCGTGTATAGGGAATACATGAGAACCCCCATCACGGACGTGAAAGGGCATCTGGGGCGATACCTGTGTGCGACAAACTCGAGCGATAGCCTCGCGCGTGACGATAGCTACCTGGTAGCGTTACACGAGAGCCTCGGGTCGGTCACGTACGAGGACGTTTACACGAGATCTACCATGGAATACGCGGCTCAACCCGAGATGCCAGCACCGGTCGAGGCACCGGTACAGCGAAAGAGGAGGATATCGGCGGACGACCTGGATCTCGCCACGAAAATTCAGAGATTGATGAACCGATAACATGTATGAATTTGAATTTAAGCTTGATGAGTTGATAATGTATCTGAAATAAAGTGAACTTGTGTATACATATGAGAGTCTCTTCCACTTCCTTAAAAAACACATAAATTACCACCCCCTCCCTCTTTTTCAAAAGAACACACGTTGTGACCAGATGAGTCAATGAGATAGTGTAACTTTATTGAAAGTGTAAGGGCATGTGCCCAGTTCAGGAATCGTGGAGGGCAAGTATGTTTTCCATGCTCAGGAGTCCCACCGTGTCAGAAACCGGGGCATCCTTGACATACACGCTCAACTCTTTCAACCAACTGGCCAGCTCCGTGTGGTTGTTGACGGGGAATTGCCGAAAGGTCACCTTCGTCACCACCGAACACTGAATCTCCCGTCCGAGTCTGGCCATGTGGGCATACACGGTCAACCGCAATGCCTGTGTTCGCGCGGGGTCGATCACGTAGTCTCCCACGTGATCGACATACTGGTAATACTGGACGATGTAATCGATGAGTTCGCTCGGGATTATCGTCTCCCTGTGTTTCGAACCGGTGAATGTCACGGGGATGGGGAAGCGGGACGTGTCCCCGATCGCGAACGAGCCGAGGCCGCGGCAGAGTCCCCCCTCCAAGAAAACCTTCTGGCTCTCGCGCACGAGCCGTTTGATCGGGGTGGGCGCGGTGGTGGAAAAGGTCCGGATGAGACTCATGATCCTCCCGAGGTCGCACAGACCGCTGTCATATTCGGTTACGAGTGCGGCGACGCCTTTCGCGCCCTTGCATTGTGCGTCGGCAGCATGTACGGGGATCCTGTAGACGTATGAGTCTCCGAGGGGTATGGCGCGCGCCTTCCCCATCGCGTTACAGCGGGTGCACTGTACGGGCGCGCCAGCCTCGGACTCGCTCGTTTTCAGTCTCAGGTGGGCTTCCTCGATCTTCCCGATATTTCTGGTCACGGGCTCCGGTTTCCCGGTACACCCGTTTATCAATTTCTTTATCACGGAGAGGTCAGCGGCTGAGAGCTCATGCTCAGTACCGAGTAGTCCCGACCCCCAACCCAGTCGCACACCGTCTTCGGAATACTGTGGGTTGAACAGGGCCCTGTCCGTCACGGGGTTCGACAAGAGGACCGTGGGTGGAATCACGTATATATTGGGAGCCTCGGCTGTACCGAGTGTAAAAAACCCGTTATTTCTTGCCCCGTACGCCACGTCCGCCACGTTGACGGTTATTTTCTCGACTATCAGGAGACCACCGGTCTGTAGCTTTTTCGGTATATTTAGCGTGAGTTCCATCACATGATACCCATTCTTTTCCACGGGGACCTGTGGTGTACCGTAAAAGTTTACCAAAGTACCAAAACTGGGTTTGTTCGTGAGAGACATAATCAACGACAGACAATCTTTAAAAAAATCGCGGAAACACAAGCCGTGGCTGTAATGAGGTTTTTATTCAAGGGTCACAACACAATGTTAATAACAACACATGATAGTAACCGGTCACTTTCGACCGAGCGTGAAGACATTTTTAAATGCGGATGGGTCATCAATCACGAAATACACCATCGAATCACGGACGTTGAACCCATAGTCCGGCCCGGCCACCGGTGTCTTGAGTTGCCACGTCTGTATCGTGTAGCAGAGTGTCCTCCAGACACAGTCGATATACCCGTCGAGCCCCGGATCTACCGGGGTCTTCTTCCGTAGCTTTGTCATTGAGATCATTTTCCAGATGAACTCGGCGCCGTGCTCCTCGACCGAGAACCTGGTCTTTTCGCACATCTCGATGAAGTCGGGATTGAGTAGTAAGTTCATGATCTGCACAGACCCGAGTTTCGGGATTGTCAGATTATAGTCGGCCCCAGCGAGTGTGCATGCCACGACGGCGGCGGTCGATGCCTTCACGGGTGCGAAGCGAACGTAGCAATGACCGTGTGTAGTCTGCATGCGAATATAGCTCCCGTAACTGTCGAGTGGGAGCCTGTGTTCGTTATACATCTTGGCGAGAGATACCAGTCCCTTTATGCACCGATTAGATAGACTGGTAGTCGTCACCATGTATGGCTGGCCCAGCGTGCAGTTACCCAGTCCGTCGCTCTGGTCCGCGTCGTCGATGATATCCCAGTCGTAATCGGGGCTCAGTTGTTTGATCGTCCTGTTGGCGATGTAACTGTTCGTCTGGGAGAGGAAGTCTCCCAGGAGCGCATACTTGTCCGCGGCGGTGTCCATGGCCCCCATGAACTTGGTAACCGTTTCCCGGGTGGATGGGTCATCGTCCAGGTAGCGCATGAATATCCTGCGGAAGATGGTCCCTCTGAACCCCGCTCGTAGACACGCGATAAAAAACCGGATGATGCCCAGTAACTCCTCGGCGTCGAGCGATGCCGTGGTCTGAACGAACTTGTCGATGAGTGCCGCGAAGGGACTGATGTTGGTCGAGTCGAACAGGAGGTTAAACAGTCCACCTTCAATGGTCCCCCCTCCGAATCCATCGGCTTTGAAGAACCGCTGTGGTGTAAACTGTGCAAACCGGTTGAGAATCAACTTGTGACTGTTCGTCGGGTTCGACACGTGTAAGAAATCAGAGACCGCGCGATCGTGATCCTTCAGCCCGTTGAACATGGGTGTCTTGAACTCGATCACCGTGTTCCCAAGATACTCGGGTCCTTTATCCGCGAGTAGCGCCAACCCCGATGGTACCACATCAGTGTCTCTCGTGGTGATGACAACGAGATGACCCGGGTATCGCCGCGAGTAGTGAGCTGCCATGGCGTACATCATCATGTCGGCTTCGACCTCTTTACAGTCCGCGACGAACCGATCCATGACCAACTCGACCGGAACGGCCGGGCGCTTACCCGTCCCGTTCATGTACTGGTATGACATGCTCCTGCCGTTATAACCGGTGATAAAGAGGGTACAGATCCCCTCCATCTGCATCTTCTCAACCAGCGCCTTGGCCAGCTCGGCCTTGTGATGCTTGAAGTAAACCAGCGCTGGGGTAGGCACATGTTCGTTGCGCTTGTCCCTCACGGCCGGCTTCACAGACTGGAGACCGTCTTCACATAAAATGAAGAGGGTGGACGCCGTAGCGATGGTTTTACTGTACCTCGTATAAAAATTGAGCGTGTTGGTTATGATGTGCTCTCTGGCATCCATCCCGGGGCTGATCGGCACGAAACACATCGAGTGCATCACGAGCATATGATCGAAAATCACCGCGTCGGCTTTCCCGAAGAGATTATTTTGGAGGATTAACCCGAAGTTATTCTGAGAGATAGAATTAAACAGCAAGCTCTGGACCAGCTTCTTCCTGATGCCCATGATGAACACCAACGTAGGTTTCACGCGAAACACCTGCTTCGATGACGACTTCAGGTCCGGTAGATTCGTTGTCCGGTTCGAGCCGTTGATTGAAGAGAATGCCGCGGACCAGGGTGCGGAGATCGTGAATCAGAACTTCTTGACAGGCGATGAGAGGCTCCTCAAGTTGTTATTTTCCAGCAAGACCAACCTGAGCCACAAGTACACGACCATGAAGGAACTCGTAATGAAATGGAATCACTTCAGAGATCGATTTCAGAGGGAGATCGTCGGCCGTAATAGTAGGGGGGCGGCACTATCCCGAGCCGAAATTCTCCAGATTCTGCTGGACATCGCCCAAGAGAAGACAGGTTCGACGATCACGCGCGCCTATCCCCGTGATGTCTCGTGGTTTTTCGCGCAGTTGGTTCTCGGGGATGTCGACACGTTCGTTCGCGCCGTTAAGCCCGCTGGGTTGATCACCAGCCTCACCGAGCTACCGGGCCTCACCACCGGGACGGTGGGCGAGGGTGGGCAGAACGACCTCTATGACCTGGTCGACCCCTCGTCGTACATTTGCGATGTCCATCTTCGGAGAGATAGATCGTGTGAAGGGAAGTCAATCTTCCTGATCGCCGTACCGAAGCAGGATCCACCACTCGCGCTCGAAAACTTCAGGGGGCTGGAGCTGAAAGTGATCATCACTGACTCGTCACTACAACAGGTCGTGCGACAGACCGTCGCGGATGTTCCCATCGAGTCACCCCGCTTCGCCGTCGCGCACCTCGGACAGTGCTTCAGCAGGACCTTGGCGCACGCGAGCTTTGGCGGGTGGAAGCTCTACGACGCCCGTCTATTGAGTCGCTCGATCGAGGCCCTCCTACCCCACGTCCCCGACGAACGCCCCACCCCCCTCAAAAGGATACGACTTCTCGTTTAGAGACTCCCTCCTTCCACCTGCACATGCCAATGGGGACGACCCCGAAAAACCACGGCGTTGTCTTATGAGGCGGTATCTGCACGGCGACCGCCGCGTCGATAAACTCCGGAGGGAGTGGGACACCGGCAGCATCGGGTTCTAGCGATACGCTCTCGAACCCCACCGTTGATTTCTTTATAACGAAATATCTCTGTAGAATCTGTAACTGTCGCAGGAATAAAACCAACTTCTTACACGACTCGAGTGGTATCATTGCGTTGAACAGGGTGAAAATATTGAATATCGGCTGTGACACACAGGACTCGGTGAACGCTCGCAGTCTACCCAGACGATTTCGAATTTCGGGATTATGATCCGAAGCTTTCTCCAGTAACCGCACAAACGATTTCTCTCGGGCGGGTGTGGCCAGAAGAAGCACGCTCGAGTGCTGTTCGTTCTCGGTAGAGATATCCCAGTCGAGGAGCGGGGAGTAAATTATGTTACCGCGTATTAAATAATTCCACTCTTCATCGATGGTGCACGCGCGAAAGATATCCCTGATGTTATAGAGAACGGACTCCTGATTGATGATCAACATGACGCCGTTCGAGGTCAAGCTACGGAATCGTGTCCAGGCAATTCGAAAACGGAAGACGTTTGTCACGGGAGCTATTATTATCACTCTTTCAGTGACATTTCTCGTTCTAATGGCGGCTGCCCTCGTTACCGAAAATCGAGTTGCGGCGGGCGAGTTCGGGACAATGTTACTACTCGGGCTCTTCTTTGCGCTCAACCGCGGCGTGCCGTTCGCGCGGGCGATGGCGGGGTGCCTATCAATGTATTTATTAATGCGTGTTTTTTGGCATAGATGTGTACAGTGGGGGGCTGCGACGGATGATATATTCGTCACTGTAATCGAGGTGATTATCGGTATCGGGTTCTGTTGTTCCATCTATAACGTCGTATTTCACCGATATCTCCTACACTATAGGGATCGGTTACGGACCTGGCGAGAATGGCCCAGTATATAGTGACGATATTTTCCATCATAGCGTGCACCGTCTATTACGCAGTGTCCGTGGTGGACTTCTATCTCGACCCGAACCTGATCGCGTTCATCGCCCTGTCGACACACACCATCTCGATCATCTACTCGATCATCCTAACGGCTGCGACGAGCGCGATAACCGGGGTGCGCCGCGTGATCGTCCAGAGGGCGACCCTCAACGGGGCCAACGGGCCGGTCGCGATGAACGGACCCGACCCATTCTGGAAACTCATATATATTACCAACCTCATCCTCAACAGCGCAGGTATCGTACGCGTCTTGATCCTGCAGCGCGCCTCGGTGTTACATATCTCGTTTCTATATATTAATTCCGCGCTCGGAGCAGGGTTGTTAGCACGCCTCTACCTTTCAACCTTACGATGTCTTTTACCACACAAAACATACTTGCAACTATCTATCTGGGGAGTATGACCATCAATACGATCCTCCTCGGGGTCATGGTTATCATGTGGCTGTTGTGCTGACGAGCCGCGCCCGTGGCGAGTACATCTCGGTGTATTAACCGACGCATCTATAGACGTTCATGTGTTGATAATATGGAATTACTTGTAGTGACCCTCACCTGCCTGGGAATGTCTCTCCTGGCATCGAACCTCGCCTTGGTGGGTGTCGTGCGCTCGTACACCAACGAGACTCCCACCCCCGGGCCGGAGACCGAGCTCATCACGACAACGGTGGCTCGGATGACGGACCCCACGGCGAAGCCCAGTGATTTTCCAGGTGACGCGGTGACCGGGACGCAACCCGTTCCCAGGGAACCATCGTCATTACCACGGACAACCCCGAGTCTGGCGCATACGACCATCTCGAAGATGATATCCCTCGGAACGCGCCCCCGACCGACAATCCCGGGTGTACCCACTACGATCCCCAACACGGATGCCCCAGTAGATCCTGGGTCGGTCCATACGACCGCACGAGTCGTGACCGATATCACCACGAAACAGACCCCGACCACACCGGCGACGCCCGCGGGAGCCAACGACACCGCGAATATCACCACGGCGACGCCCGCGGGAGCCAACGACACCGCGAATATCACCACGGCGACGCCCGCGGGAGCCAACGACACCGCGAATATCACCACGGCGACGCCCGCGGGAGCCAACGACACCGCGGTGACCACCACATCGGCGACGCCCGCGGGAGCCAACGACACCGCGGTGACCACCACACCGGCGACGCCCGCGGGAGCCAACGACACCGCGAACGGCACCGTGGTGACCACCACACCGGCGATGCCCGCGGGAGCCAACGACACCGCGAACGGCACCGCGGTGACCACCACACCGGCGATGCCCGCGGGAGCCAACGACACCGCGAATATCACCACGGCGACGCCCACGGGAGCCAACGACACCGCGAATGTCACGATGCCCGCGGGAGCGACCGACACCGTGGTGACCACCACACCGGCGATGCCCACGGGAGCGAACGACACCGCGAATATCACCACGGCGACGCCCGCGGGAGCCAACGACACCGCGAATGTCACGATGCCCGCGGGAGCGACCGACACCGTGGTGACCACCACACCGGCGATGCCCGCGGGAGCAAACGACACCGCGAATGTCACGAAGCCCGCGGGATCGACCGACACCGTGGTGACCACCACACCGGCGATGCCCACGGGAGCGACCGACACCGTGGTGACCACCACACCGGCGATGCCCACGGGAGCGACCGACACCGTGGTGACCACCACACCGGCGATGCCCACGGGAGCGACCGACACCGTGGTGACCACCACACCGGCGAAGCCCGCGGGAGCGAACGGCACCGTGGTGACCACCACACCGGCGATGCCCGCGGGAGCGAACGACACCGTGGTGACCACCGCACCGGCGACGCCCGCGGGAGCCAACGACACCGCGAATGTCACGAAGCCCACGGGAGCGACCGACACCGTGGTGACTACCGCGACGGTGAAGCCCACGGGGGCGACCGGCACCGTGACCACCACGACGGCGAAGCCCACGGGAGCCAACGATACCGCGAATGTCACGAAGCCCACGGGAGCGACCGGTACCGTGACCACCACGACGGCGAAGCCCACGGGAGCGACCGGCACCGTGACCGTCGCGACGGCGAAGCCCACGGGGGCGACCGGCACCGTGACCACCACGACGGCGAAGCCCACGGGAGCCAACGGCACCGTGACCACCACGACGGCGAAGCCCACGGGGGCGACCGGCACCGTGACCACCACGACGGCGAAGCCCACGGGAGCCAACGGCACCGTGACCACCACGACGGCGAAGCCCGCGGGAGCCAACGGCACCGTGACCACCACGACGGCGAAGCCCGCGGGAGCCAACGGCACCGTGACCACCACGACGGCGAAGCCCGCGGGAGCCAACGGCACCGTGACCACCACGACGGCGAAGCCCGCGGGAGCCAACGGCACCGTGACCACCACGACGGCGAAGCCCGCGGGAGCCGGCCACGGGCACGGGCACGGGCACGGCCACGGGCACGGCCACGGCCACGGGCACGGGGGGCGAGGTCCACCGGGCGGTCACAAACCCAAGAGTGGAGCCAGGCGGTAACCGATAATGCAACCGCCCCCGCCGGAGAACCCACTGATAGCCCCCGTGGACCGACCCGGTCAATCACGTGGTCGTGATTGTGGTGGCTCGGGCGTGTCGGGTTGAACCCTCGGCGAACGATCCCGGAGCCGAAAAAAAAAGACCGGGCCGGTCATTAACATTTAAATATTCCCGTCACGGTGAGCCATGGTATGGGTGAGATGACCTCCGGTGTTGACGGGCACGGTTCAACGAAACGCACCACATCGGAAGCACAGAAGATGGATTTCAACACGGACCGCGGCTCAGCTATCCCAACGGGCGACGACCGGGGCTATCAATGCGGCGTCATCGGAGACAGTGTTCGCTTCAGTGTCTTCACGGGCTATGACGCGGCCGATGTCTCGATCCCGAAAATTTCAAGTCCGGGATCCGCCGGATTCGACCTCTCGGTACTGGAGGATCGAGAGTTTATCAGGGGCTGTCACTACCGGTTGCCGACCGGGCTCGCCATCGCCGTTCCCCGTGGATACGTGGGTATAATCACACCGCGGTCGAGTCAGGCCAAAAACTTTGTCTCCACCGGGATCATCGATAGTGACTTCAGGGGGCATATTCACATAATGGTATCGGCCATCGCTGATTTTTCGGTGAAGAAAAATCAACGGATCGCGCAGCTGGTGGTCACGCCCTGCCTGACACAATCCGAGGTTGTGCCCTATGAAACACTTGAGAGGACGCGGAGAGGTACCGGTGGGTTTGGTTCATCAGGACAATGAACAACGGGTGGGACGTGAGCGACTCGGACGAGGAGCCAGAGATGGCGCGCCCCGTGAGCAACAAGACCGAGCTCATGCGTTGGATGACGGACGACTTCTCGTTTGAGAGTATCTTGGACACCCCGGCCGAACAGCCGCGCGCTATAAGCCCCGAGCCCGTAACCCCGAAGAAACCAAAGCAACCCAAGAAGCGCCCCGCGCTGAAACAACCGACGCTACCCTTCGCCGCACCGGCCAAGCGGGGGATGGACTGGGTCGCGGGACTCCGGGCCAACCTGCCTCGGATCATAGATGGCCTGGATGTGGCTATCGCGATCGAATCGGATAGTCACATCCCGGCCTGGGTCCATGGATCCTGGGTACCCGCGCTCAAATGTCTCATGGGGGATTCGATGGCACTCGCCTTCTGGAACAAGATCTCGAATGCGTGTAGCATGGGGGATATATTTTGGTGGTTGGCCCACCCGGCGCCTCACCTCAAGTGTATCTTCGCGACTCCGACCGAGTGGACCACCGAGGAGATCAAGCTCATCGTCGGAGCCGTTCAGAAAACCGCGGGGGGTTCGATGACAAGTCTGGAATCGAGGGAGAGGGTTCTGGAGAACGTGGGCGTGTTGTTCACGGCGATATATTTCCAGATCGGAAAGTTCAAGTGTATGGGCGGGTGGGACGACTTTTGGAAAAGATTCCAGAAGGCGTGTGCAGATTCGGGACTCGGGATTCACATGTGCTTCTGCGGCAAGAGCTACGCAAAGAGAAAAAATACCCATTTTCTACCTCAGTTGAATGCTTTGAACATATACGCGATTGATCAACTACCCATTATCTGGTGATTGTTGTTGTATTTTAAACATGAAAATAATAAAAAGAAAGACTCCAATGCACTGATCCATCTTGTGTTTTTATTGTTTTTTTTTTGTTTAATGTGTGATAGACCATGTCCATGATGGTGAATCCATTCCCTCTGTGATGAGTTATCACAATGTATTGATCATACATAACGAGATATATATATCAGCCCGCGAGTAATAAACATATCACGGTCATTGATTGAGGTGTCCGCTATCGTGCACGGACGTGGTTCTCGACCTCATCACCGGATCCCGTGACAGGTCCCTTCGGTTGTGAGGATGACACCCCCCGTGCACGACACCGTCCACTTCCCCCGCCCGGGTTCTCCCCAGAATAGCGGGGTCACGAACTCCCCCTCGAACTCATCGCGCGAGAAGTCGAGAGGTCTCTTCCCGAGGATCTCTATGATCGTTCCGGAGGGGGACGATATCTCGACGGTCACACCTCCGCGGAATACCGCGGGCGCGATCCCCAGTCTGACGCGTACCCATTCCACCTCCGATAGGTCACACGTGTCGAGGGTCGACCAAGCCACCGGCGCCCGCGAGGTTGATAGTTCGCGGCGGGCTTCGATTTCGAGACGGGATGGACTGACCTCTCCGAACCCGAAATTTCGATGAGTCCACCTGTCCGTGACCCGATTCAACCACCACCCTCGACCTCGCCAACCCGTCACGGTCACCGGTTTCGCGGCCCGCACCAGTATCCGCTGGATCATCCGAAGGGTCAGTGTCGGGTGTGCCCGGATCAGGGCGAGTAACATATTCCCGAGGATCGGTGGGGCGGCGGATGAACTCGAAGGGATGAATCCACATTTTCCGTCGTACCACACGGTCTCGTTCGGAGGTGGGACGGTGACGAGCACGGCGGCGCATCGCTCCGACCTCGTGTAGTCCGTGACGGTTGTGACCACCGTCCCGATAGCTTGCGTGAACCCATCGGCGCCACAGTCGTCAATCGGGCCTCCGTTACCGGCCGGCCTGATCAGGACGGTTCCCAGTCCGTCCCGCCCTTCACGGGCTACCCGACCCCTATGATCCCGAAAATTCCCAGTGGTGTCGCAAAAGGCGGCCCCGTCGTCGACGCAACCCCAGCTCTCGCTGACGACAGCGTATGACGGGGCCGTCGAGGGCCACAACCAATCCACCGGACCCATTGAAAAATTATTAACGATGAAGTCCCCGACACCCTTGTAACTACATAGAGCGTTAGCCCCGGTTGACCCGCTGATCAACTGTTGACAGACACCACAGTGCTTCATACCGGGGCGACAATCGAAATCCGTGACGAGCGCATTCGGAGACCCGGTTGCTACCCCGTCGACCAGTACAATGAAGAAAACGATGCTCGCAATCATCCTGATCCCCCTCGTGTACGCGGTGGCCGGAGAGACCGTGGCCGATGACGAGGTGTTTTTCCTGAGCGCGCCGCAGTTGGACGGTACGCTGATCGACTCTTGGGGTACCGATGCCGTTATCACAGGCTCCACGCTAATGAATAGATTATGGAAGACTTTCACCGTGTCAGCGACGCACACGCTCAGGGAATACGGACGAGTCGCGAAATCGGTCAATTCGACGGCCGCGACCAAATGCACCCACCTGTGCGTACCCGGAACGGTGTTGAAACTTTCGGTACAGGCGACTCGGTCGAACGCTAACAATAATGCATCGTGGAGATTCGCGCGACCGGTGATCACGAATATGCACGAATTGAACGAGACATGTATTCCGATGGAGTATGACTGTGAGGAGGTCATCTCGGAAAAGACCTCATTGAACACCCTCTCCATCACCATCTACGGGTCCAACGACCTGAAAAAGGCACTGGGGGAGAACAGCACGTGTAACAAGACGTGGACGCAGGGATGTGCCATCGCGACCGCGCTCACGGCCCTCTACGAGAACAAATCGGTGGACGCCCGAAAACTCAACATTCTCAGAGGGACGTCATACACGTGTCTCCTTGGTTACCTAGGTATCGGAGAACTCGAGCCCAACTCCCCGTGCTGGACCCAGTTAGGGCCCATGTGTTACGGTCCGTTGGCCGAACAGGTGTGTGTCACCGCGGGACGGAACCCCTTCGGTGTCGTCCCGCGGGCCGACCGACCGGTATCGACCGGCGTGGATTGTCGCGTGGGCTCACGTGCAGATCTGCAATTCTCGGGATTAACGAAGGGGCTCTTCGCGGAGAGAGGTTGTGACCGGGTATTCGTACGCTGTGACCTCATCGACCCATATGATCCCCCCGCAACAGCCGCAGAGTTTGAACTGCACGTCGAGTGCCGGAGTTCATTCCGCGTCTCCGGGTTTCCGGGAGAGGGTGAGGACATGGGTCTGGAATTGGCGTTTAACAATTTCGGGCTGGAGGGATTGATCCGCACGAAGCAGGATAGACTTACGATCATCACCGGTATCTTTGACATCCGCAACAATAAGTACAACGCGCTCGTGATCAATTGGATACCCACCCCGGAGCTACTCGACACTTTTCACATGTTCATGGCCGAACTGGACACGTTCCGGAAAATACATCGCCCGACCGTGAGACTCGGGGTGGTCATCACCGGAGCGTCCCCTTTTGTCGAGCAGTACAACTTCAAACTACTGAGCGGTGTGGTGGACATGGTCTACATACACCCACAGATCCAACCTATGACCAGCACCCCGACGCTCACATGCCCGATGCCGATACGATCCGACAGCCTCGAGTGTGGTGAACCTCACCGACAATGCCCGGGATTTGACGGGTACCGCCACTTAACATACGCGACGAGGTTTCTACTCGGACATATCTCACCCGAGAAACTGACCCTCGGTCTCGACGTGTCTTGTCAGCTATGGGGCCGAAGGGTGCGCCAATACGACACTAACTGGTATTTCCAAGACAATCTCTTCTCGGAGGTTCAAGGTGGGTGGGTCTCGAGGGGTTACATCACTGACGTGATACAACCCAATATGACACAGGCGATCCAATTGAACGGTTGTCATGGCGTGTTCGGGCCCGAATTGGACATATTGCTCCCGTCCGCTGATGCGACCCCATATGTGGGACTCTTATGGTCACAGCCCAGTGATCTGGAGGACGCCGTCGATTTCTCTATGGCCCTCGGGATCACCCGGTTCAGTATCGAGGGGGCGTTGGGTGACGTCTACATGGATTCGAGCGAAAACCTCAAAACGGTATCGACCGTGCACGAGGCCGTGACCGTGCGGATGCGGGCACATGCCATGATGGAGGAGATGCTCGGCGAGGGCGGGCTGGCCGCGTTCGATGAATCGATGATATGGGCCAATGTGACACGGTCTACCGGCACGGCGACGACGGGTGCCCGGAAACGAAGGGCGCTGACGACACAGGGCCCGGACGGTGTGAACCGCACGATCCCATTTTCGGCCAGTGTCCAATCGGGAACCTCGATCGTCAGGATCGGGACCGGTCCGAAAATGGTATGTCCGGGCATCATCGCCTCAGTGAGAGGACTCCTGTTCTCAAGGACATCCTACCAGGGGTTCTACAGGCTCACCTTTTTCCAGAATCTGTACGTGACACAGTTACAAAACCTCACCGGGTGCACCGCGGTGAAGCCCGAGGACTTACCCGTGATCACACAGGCGACGAAGGTCCCGTCCGTGTTCGCGATCGATATCAACACTTTCGGGGTCGTCAACGGTAGTGAATACTACGTGGTGGGGCTCGAGGGCACTGATCTCGTACAGTACAGCCCCCAGGTTAAACAATCGTGTGCTTTCATCAACACGAACGAGACGTTCAACCAGACGTTTATAACGATTGATGAACGGTTCTTCTTCACTGGGCCCCGACCCGTGGCGGATGGCTTTGTTATACCGGCGGGCATAAATTTTTTTGGTTCGGATAACATCATGACAGTGGATTACATAGATTTCAACGTGACATGTATGAATTACAGCAATCCAAGCGTACAGTCGTGCATAGCGACAGTATGCGCTGCGAACGTGACTGAGTGCACACCTCGGGCCACACTGTTGTGTAATCAGACGGCGGCGATACTCCTGGACTTCCAGCGGAGTAACGAACTATTGAAAAATAGCCTCGTTGACCTGGACCTCGAACACGAAAAGGTTAAGATGTTCGCGCCCGCCTCGGGCGGATCGGTGCCCACGAGCGATAAATTCGGGTTATCGGTGGCCGCGATAACCATGTCCAGCGCGGCACTCGTCGCGTCGACGGCAGCACTGGCGGTCGCCACATTGGCAGCCTCCAAAATAGACGGTTTACAGGCACAATTGGACAAGACCGCGGATGTGATCACGGAACTGGGAGACAGTATCGCCCTGATATCGGCCAAGTTAGACCGCAACATCAGGGCAGTGAACGGGAGGGTGGACGACCTACAAAACCAGATAAACCTCCAGATGCTGGCCATGGATACAAACTTCAAGCGTTTAGCTACTGGCCTGAAGGAGCTGGGTACGACGACCAACGAGCGCCTCGGGGAAGTGATGGCGTACCAGCAGTGGTACCAACAGATCATGAGCCTGACCAACCAGGTCACACAGGGGGCGATCCAGATCGGATACAAGGTGGGAATGATCCGCACCTGTGTCAAGTCCCTCTTGGCCGGTACGATGGCGGGTTGCCCGACTGACGCGTCGTCCTTCCGAGACCACCCCGGTCTCACATTTAGGAAGACGGTTCGGGCCCTCCTCTACAGGGACCAAAAATTGTTCATCGTGAACGAAGTACCACAGACGCTCACCGCTCGGTCCGTCCAGGTTTTCATCCCATCACCGACCATCACGGAGAAGAAGGTGTGCTGGCCCGATTATAAATTAATGCACGTGGACGGAAAGGTGGTCGCACCCCTCGAATGCACGGGGAAGTACTGCTCCGAGCCGATCGAGGCGACCGATTATCAGGAATGCCTCACCAACCCAAGCACCTGTAGATACGTATGTGGAGACTGCTATCGGGGCATATGTTACAATAGAACCACAGAAGACATTTCGATAAAGTTTGAAAACGTAACCCACGCGCTCTCCGTTAGCGACCTCACCAGCCCCCTATTCAATAGCATTCCTCAGATCGTGTCGATGGAAATGGAAATACAAGATCTGAAGTTAGAACTGATCCAGCTCCAGAAGATCAACACGTCCGTGCACATGGAGAACATCACCGGTGATATAGATGCCATGAAGGCCACCATAGAGGAGTACAGGGCGGAGATGGCGAAACTACGGGTGACGGGTTTCGGGGAATGGTTGAAATATTTCATCTACGCCATACTGGGAGTCATAGCGATCGGGGCTCTGATCGCGATCATCTTCATGGCCGTCAAGTGTTACCAGGCGAGAGCCCTCCTGTCAATGACCGCCTACCAACCAGTACCAACGCGCCCGATGGGGATGATGTATTGAAAATGACATGTGTTCGTGCGATTCAATAAAGACCCAAATACAATAATCGGTGTTTCAAACATTTATTTATCAGAAAACGTTTTCTCAACATACACTGTGTTACCCTGGATCATAACAGGGGCTGAATATTTATCATAGTAAAGAACATCTTTAGAGTTCGTGAAGGTCACGCGGCGTCTCACCGCGGATCGTTGACCCCTTGCTGCGGCCGGAAGGAGGCTGCTCAACGACATCCCCCTCTTGAGAATCTGCGGGATCCAGGTCGCTTCCGCGTGAGTCTTCTTGTGCACGCGCTTCCTCCCCCACTTCTCCTTTGTAGGGCTCACACGACTGCTCTCTGTGGTGATCGGTCTGGGTGAGGTCGGTGATGAGACCGTCGCAACGGGCGCCTCGTGAATGTCAATTTTCGGGACCGCGGGAGCGAGCTCCGGGCTGGTCGGCTCATCCGAGAACTGTGATGGTGGCGGCGGGGCGCTGACCGTGGGCGGCTCGCACCACTCGCTCCCCGGGGCACAGCCTGGCGCTGCCACGACCCGGTATGGATTCGGATAGGTCACCGGCGGAACGAACTGCGTGATCACGTACCCGGGAACGGGCCCCGCCCAGAGAGTAGAGCAACAAGGTCCATTGCAGACATACTGTTGAACCGGACGGATGGCGCGCGCATCGGCTTCGAGTAGACCCCAGTACGTGGCAGGAGTCCATTGCGCGGCGGTTCTATCCACGATCGAGTCCGAAATGTCCGAGAGGATGGGGTTCCACTCATTCTGAAACTGGAAGGTCATTGTATACGATCGCCTCACAGCCACAAGCACAGATGTGATACTGTTGTTTAAATGGTGTGTTGATCACCAATGCTGTCTTCCCAATACTGAGCGGTGCTTTCAGTACGCTGGCCTTGCAACATGATGATATGAGACCGTGACTATCGGTACTGTAGTAGATTTTCATGTTCTTCGGATTGCCAGTCTTTCGGAGTGAGCGGATAGAGAGGAGCCTCCAGCAACCCGAACATCTCAGATCGTACGCCATACCCAGTGCCTCCTGGGAGAGTTCGCTCGATGGGAGCGTGATCCCGGGATTGAGAAATTGGTGCCGATTGAATGCGAACCAGTTGATGTGGGCGTTCAACACGTGGTAGATCAGACCCATGTGCTCCAGGTTCGCGGCCCCTCGCTTCACCTTCGCCAGTTCCTCCAGAGTCTCCGTGAACTCCGGGTATATCGTGACCAGTAGATCCAGGGGGTCTTCCACTGTGTACCGGCGCATGATGTCGACCACGACCTGTAACTTGAGGTTGTACTCCGGGGTCAGGGATGGGGTCTTCTTACAGATCTGGAAAAACTTCCGTAGCACACCCTGTCGCCCGATCTTCATGACCCGGGGGAGATACAGCTTCCACCGGGGCGTCGCACCCGTCTCCAGGAATCCCGAACAATCAACCGCGGTGGAGGCCCTCTGTGTGATGTACTGGCTCGCCTCGGGCTCCCGAGCTAGAAACCGAGCAAAGCTCAATAATGTGATAAGCCGAAAATGCCGCCAACTTATTGGGGCGTCCGCGGCCAATCCGTACACTTTCCTGAACGATACCGAAGACACGTAGTCCGGAAGCTCAATCGAAAGATCTGTCTCTGAGAACTCGCTCTTGAGAAGACTCTTGAAGACAGCTCTCTTTTTTTCATTTTGTGTTATCAAGCCGTTTATCTTCTTGTGAGCGAAATGGATGCACTCCGCAAGAACATCGGGATGGATCTCATCGGCGGTGCCCATGATATGGATCGTTTCGATAGCTTGCACGAGACGGCCGCGTTCCTGCCTATCATACAAGGACCCGAGAACAAGATGATCTGCGCGTTCATCAACCCGGAAACGAAGGGAATTCTAAAGGTATACCCGGAACACCTTGGTTTTTTCCTTGAGAAGATCGGGACCGAGGCCGAACTCCGTGCGATGGTCGGGATCGCCACCGCGGTGATGGACTCCGTGGATTCGGAAGTTGTGTACACCCCCGATGATTCCGTGGCTGTCAGTCAACTGCCGACTCCCGAACTCCTGGTCGAGGCGAGACGCCTCTTGGATGTACTGGCCGCTTCGGTCGAGAAGAAGCGGGTGAAAATCGGAGGCGGGAGTACGGGGGTATCTTACGCGGTTGTGCTCGCTCGTCTCGAGACTCGAGTCTCGTGGGTCCCGCACAATGCCTTTCTGGAGTTGGCCCAATTGTACACGACGGTCTACAGAAACTTCTATGGATTGGGTGACTTTTTGGCTCTCGTGGCCACCAGTCTTCACCTCGACAATATCTGGCCCCTGGCGGTTACGCGGAAGATCACCACCCCCCTCTTTGTGGATACCGTCAAGCAGGAGGAGGTCGAGATGGAGGTAAACGGAGAACAGATGGTGCTATCCCAGAAGTATGTCACGTTTAAGGCCTTCAAGGGGTTCGTCCTCGAGACTGACTCCGAGGGTGGCTTGAGCGAGAGTGACGCGGCGGACGACCCTTTCCTGGCCGAGTCCATCACGTTGAAACTGGAGAAGAACCAGATGACAAAGATGATGGATCGGGATCTGATGCTCAAGACGGCGATCCTATCGATCCGTGACGAGAACCCCCGTATCAAGCGAGCAAAAAACAACATCAAGCTAGTGGATGAATTTTTCATGGGCATCGACCGCATGGCTCAACCCGCGTTTGTCAAGCTGGCAAAGAAACTGATGGGGAGCGCCCACATGGTGGCCATCCTGCAGAGCACCCTCCGGAGCAGCATCCTGAGTTGGGGATTAAACGATGTCGCGGGAACCAACACTACGATGAGCGACCCTGAGCTCCTGAACAAATTGCGCCGACAGACGTACGTTCGCATGCTGGCTGATCTCTCCCTTCTCAAGGTGTCAAGGACACCCATGGGTATGTTCAGTGTGAAGGACGTCAGTGTGAAGCTGGACGACAGGTATTGGCAGGGCAAGAAGGATGCAACCGCTGATCAGGATAAGATCCTCCAGTTCTACAACCAACAGGGACCCACCACCTTCATCGAGTGGTTGAACAAGATTGGGATTGAATCCCTAGAGATACCCGAAAAGAGAGAACCCGGGAAGGTCTTCCCTGTCAACTGCCTGTGGTCTGTGTACAACAGTACCGAATTCACCGAGTTCGGAACGCTGACTGTCAACAGTACCGGTAAGGGGGCCACACAATCCGGCACCAAGCACAACAGCTGCAGCGACCTCTCCGACCTCGGAAAATTTCGGTATGTAGTGAGAGCTACACCCGGAACACCCCCCGCGAGTATCCTGGGTTTGATGCACCTGATACGTACAGCCTTGTTCGGGGTGGTGTGTGTCAGCATTCACATGGCGGGGGAGTTTTTCGCGGAGGAGAATCTCGACCTGGAATTGAACAGTAACAACAAGGCCGCGACAACGGTGATGCGAAAAATGGGAGACCAGTTCTTCAGGGGCTACTTTTTCAACCTGGGCAACGACGATAAGAAGGTCAAGTCCAGCTTCGACATGATTTTCAGAGTGTTTGGTGCCAAGGGTCGCGCGCTCCTTTCCAGGAAGGATGGGAATGGTCCAAACCTCAGGCGCAGTAACGCCTTCAATGGTCTGGAATGGCTCAGGAAGAAGGTCAAGGCCCGTCCCGAGCTCGCCAATAACATGCGTCGCGCAATCCGCAACCTACTTGAACGCTACGATGTTCAGGCCATGATACTGGATCAAGCGGAGACCCGGAGCCTGTACTATCTGAGACCCATGTTCATGACCCCGTTCAAGACCGAACTTCAAGCATCCACCATCATTTCTAAAAAGGCCGACTTCAACAATGCGCCCACCCTCCTGCACGTGAATCTAACATCGGTGACCATCTCCCCGACGAACACTCATTTCACGCTCCCGCTCGCCCCGATCTTCAACAAATGGGATCAACACAAGGTTTACGGGATCATACTCGAGATGAACACGAATGTCTACAGCCAGGCGACGAGGGGGACCTGGACCGCCACGGGAGGGGGTCAATTCTTTGGAGCGGACGTTGGGATCGACTCCTTGATGAGCTCTCTCCTGTCTCAGGTCTCTGAAGATGAGCCCGTGACATCGGAACTGATCAACATGTTCTCTCTGGACAAGGTGAGATACGACACTGTAGTGGAGCGCCTGAAGGCCCTCTCCCGGTACGAAGAGACGGAGCCCCCCGTTTACGGTGAGGACTTGGTGCTCTCACGGGAGCTTGAGCAGAGCGACGAGCTCGACTGTGGCACTGAGAACAACGAACCCCTGGTACTGCAACCCTTCGAGAAGGACTGTTCTCGAAAAAGAGCTGCCACCACCTTGAGCGAGCTGTGGGCCGGACCCAGTACAAAGATCAGTCGTATCGAAGGTGATGATGAGGATTAATGTGTTTGAGTTGTTATTACCACTGTTTGTTAATCGTTTCCAACGTATCAATAAAATATGTTTCAACTGCACATGTTATTGTTTCATGGTTTTTTGTTCTGGGTTATTACACGAATGGAAGTGAATGAGATATATTCCCAGGTATGTGACATGTGGGTCGCGGTTGGTGGGGGTGCCGGGTCATGATCTGATAGTTGGTGGTCGTTGATGACCCGCGTGGCTCTCGAGGTGTTGGTGATAAGGAACAGACATTGATACGGTCTCTGGTGAACCAAAAAGTTTATTTGATACACATGGACACAATACATCAACGGATTATTACATTTCCAGGAAGAGGAACGAGCACTCGTCCTCGAGCTCCTTTTCTGTGCCTGCTAGATCCATACTCGCCTTGTTTTTAACGATCTTTTTGGATGTGGTACGAGTCGCGGCCGTGGGTGGACCTTTCTTTTTTGTGGTGGTGGTGCTGGGCTCCTTCTCGGGTCTCCGGGGAGGTCCGCGGTCCCCTTCAACGACCACTGGCCGATGGTGTGCGGTCGTGGGCATCTCTGGGGGGATTGGGCGGACGAGCCCGTGTGGCTGGGTCCCGGTATCATCCCGGACTCCCCGCCTCTGGCAACTTTCCGAAGATGTTGATGCCTTATAGCACTCCATCCCCATGCTCATGGTCCAATAGGCACGGCTCATTCGCTCTCCGAAGGACGCCATGTATCTCAGGGATTTTCACGAGTTGGCCCCTTCGCAGACCGGTAAGGGTTATGAGGTGTTTTTCGTCGTTGGCTTCACGAAAGCGGGCCTCAAGTTGGGCCGGCTGGTCCTCGTCAATAAACGATACCTGATACAGAAAAAGGGCTGTGTGACGATCCCGAATAAGTGGATGTACTGGGATCCCTTTCAGGCGTTCGTGGTCCACGATCGTGAATATCTACAGATCTTTTTCAGGAGTCTCCCCGAGGTCATCGTTAATCAACTATGTTTGACGCACAGGTTTCCTCAGGTCTCGGGGTCCTTCACACGGGAGATTTGTGGGTTCGCCACCGACTGGATCAGGAACCTGGTAGTCTCTCTGGACCCCAGATCCGAGGCCAGACTCGGACTCCAACAGCGCCTGTCTCTCGTGGACCATCTCAAGACCACATTCCCGGACGACTACCTGGACCTGAGACAGCTTCCCCCCAGCACAGGGGGGTTGTACACCACCGTCAGCACGGCCGAGATGTTCAACCCCACGGGGACACCCGATTTCCTCGCCGCGTTCGACGCGCTCTTCGAGGAGGGTGGAGGCACGCACAAACCGCCAATCCAGTTCCCGACCGTCCGGTTCGATAAATGCGAGGGGACCTGCGAGGCTGCGGATCACATTCATGAACTCACGCGTAGAATCATCGGTGAGGTGAGGAGGGTGTATATATCTAACGCAACGGGAAAGGTGATACCCCTCTTGGTGGTCCTGACGGCTGTCATAACAGCGGAGAATCGCGGCGTTGAAGTCCCGGAGAGGGTCGGTGCGAGACCGATCCATGCCACTGGGAACATCCACTTTGACACCGTATTGAGTTATGTTGTGCAAATGATGTATCTGGGTAAAGTCAGGGTGTGTGCGCCTTAAACAATGTCGAATTGTGTGGTTGTTGATGGGGTGATGGGCATGTCATGTAATTTGAGATCGGCATAGACTGTGGCCGTATCGTGTAAATTTCTCGCCTTCACGGCCGTTGTCACTGTATCAATAAAATCATCTATGACACCAGTACCACCGAGTAGTCTCAGATCAATTGCACCACTTTCCACTGTGTTCCTCTTCACTGATAACGTGCGCAGCAATTCCTGGTTCGTGTGTAAGATCGTATACCGCTGCCTGAGCCCGCGGCGTATTATCTCTCCCTCTATCTGCACCGCGTTCAGTTGTTGGGCCAACCACGGTTTGCGCCTTTCATCGACGGCCGCCATGCGCCGCTCCAGTTCCTCCACCTTCCTGTTTATGGCCTCCACGCGCATGTCATCTTCGACGTTCGTCTGCTTTATCTTCGTGTTCTGTGTCTCGAGGACGGCCATGGTCTTCTGGAGCTTCTCGGAGAGCACCTCCCTGTTGTGGTGTATCATCTCTTCCTCGATGCGTCTCTGTTTTTCGATCACGTCCGGAAGCACGTAAAATACCTCGTAGAAACTCGTCATGAAATTGAATAGACGGAAAGCCGTCTGAACCAATACATCGACAACCATCCTTTTTTTTCCTACAGTAAACAAACCCGGGAGACTTTGAGTTCAGTTACCATTCGTGTTTATTGATGCGTATCGCGATAAGGTTAACAAACAAACACTGATACATTATGCGCCGCGTCACGATCGCGTGATCAGACGGCGTTCAGGTCGATTCGCAGTGATGTGGTCACACCGGTGTATTTCGCCAGCTTGAGCGAGAACCCGTACTCCAGGTCTCCGTAGATCGCGCCGTTGTAGAGGGATTCACCCAGTACCTTGGGGGATAGCGCGGCGATCGTGGGTGGCACGGTCTTGGTGTTGGCCCGGAAGACGTGCTCTCCGTTCTTCCCGATCACGTAGTTATCGGCGAAGATGAGACCCATGGTCTCCCGGTAGAGGTTTCTGTCCGCCGGCGTCGCGTCCACCGTGCGTTTCAGGAGTTCGAGATCCCGCATGTACTCCACATTGGAGAATATCACGGGGAGGGTCTCGAACACATTCCCGCGATCGACAGCGGCGAGGATCATCGCGTACGCGTGATCACAGGGGAGGTTGAGCCTGTGCACGAGCGAGCGCAGCCTGTCGAACCCGGCCCCCAACCCGGCCACGAGCGTCGGGCACTGGGAGTAGAGTCCAGTTACGGGGTCGGGTGCGCCGAGGCCCTCCACGCGGTACCGACCCGATAGGGCCAGGATGTTGGTGATGGGGGACGCCGTAGTCTTGGTCTCGGGCGTGAACCCATTGTACGCGTCGAAAATGGCAATGGCGTACATGTCTCTCGGGTTGAAGTCGACACCCATCCCGTGGATGTCGGTACAGAAGATGTTCGGGATGTACAACCCCAGACGATCCAGACCCGCGGGTCCGACCGCGAGCTCCATGCACTGGGTCCACGCGTGTTTTCCGGTACCCTCGGAAATCGGCATCCCGGCGTACATATTACCCGTGATGAACCGTGCGGACTTCCTGGGTAACACGGAGAGCCCGTGCCCCGTGAACCTCGTGGTCCGCACGCATAGGTACGAGAACCCGGAGTAGTACTTGACGTCGAAGTGCTTCAGGATGACGGTCTTGTCGATCAGGGTGGAGAGGTGGAGGTGGTACAAGAACCCCATGAATGGGTTCTGGCCACCAAAGGTCTTCATGATCTCTCGAGTCCTGCATTTCCAGACCGCGCGCACGAGCAGCGGCTTTGTGACGCCCGTTAGCTCCCAGAGCTTCACCTGATTGGGTAGGGTGGCCCCGGACCCGATGAAACAGGCGTTCCTGTAGACGGGGAAGACCATCCCGTTGAAGTTGGTCTCGGTGTCCACGGTCATGCCTCCCCCCATCGACGCGAGTGTATCGGTGAAGATGGGGAGGATCGCGGCGTACGCGATGTTCATGAACAGGTTCTCGGTGGCCGTCAACGCCTGGGTCACGCATATGGACTTGGGCATGTTGTTCACGGAGAATATACTGAAGTCGGGCTCATCGAAGATCGTTTTGAACACGTTCACGATGGCGTCGAACCCCGCCCTGATGGTGTTGACGACCGTCTGCACGACATCCACGCGGTTGCCCACATCCGTGATCGCAGCGGGGTCATCGAAGTATTTGATTATGGCCAGCTGACAGTATGGGTCGGAGAGGGGGAGGTATCGGCCTCCCCGCAGCGTGATCTTGTCCACCATCACCCGCGTGAGCGGCGGGGTGGCACCGGTCAGGTCCATGTGCCGGATGTTGTTCACGGCCTCGACTCCCTCCGCACTGGTATCGCTCAGCGCGGTCTGGACCAGCTGGCAGTAATTTGTTATGGCACTGCTCTGTCCCACGAGCTGGAGCATGGAGGATAGAACACCGATCATCTCGTTGTGCTTCATACTGAGCGAGCTCGAATTGTACATACAGGTACGGGGTACGGCGGCGTACGCCCTGTCGTTCATGGTGTCGACCCCCACGACCAGCACATCATCGGCCTCCGCATCCGGGATCTCGATCAGCATCTGGCGGGGGTCGAACTCGAAGATGGATCCGGGATCGGCCATTTTCCGTTCCCATTCAGGCTCCAGGAAGAGATTCGCCACCTCGGCCTCATTGAACTTCTCCAGGGCCTCGGTGAGACGGGCTATCTTCCTGGCGAACCCGCTGGTGTCGAAAGCGTCCTTGTTCCCGTCGAGGAAGACCCTGTGTAGCTGGCGCAGGGTGATCTCCTGGACCCTGTCGCCCCTGTCGAGGTCCATGATGTACGTGGATCGCGGAGAGCGCATGGCCACCATCGCGGGCGTGATCTCCTCTCCCGTTCCCGACGATGGTCCGAAGAAGGACCCGGGTTCGAGACTGTCGTAAATGTTCGGGCATGTCCCGACAGTGAAGAAGAGCCTCTTGATGCACTCTTGGGTCATGGCCGTCTCGACGCTCGTATTTCCGTATACCGAAAATTTGGTGGAGTCGAGCGGGATGACCGGGATGGTCTCGTTGTTCCCCAGGTGGATGGCCATCACATCGTCCACTGACTTCAGGCCCCCGTACGCGGATCTGGCAACCCCGGGTGAGACCTCGGGCACCGGCGCATTGAACGCGCGGAGCCCTTCTCCGGGTGGGACCGTCTTCCCGAATTTTGCGATGGGCTGCATCCCAACGGCGCCGTTCACGGAGTAAATGTAAACCTCGTCAGAACCCCCGACCTGACTCTCCACGAGGCGCCTGTCCAGCGAACTGTTCTGGAACACAGTGTTCGTGGTCACCACCGCGGCATCCTTGGGTGAGATGTCCAGGATCTTCAGTGCGGTATGGAGCAGCGAGACCAGATTTTTCGGGCTCCTGTTCAAGGAACCACACACGATGTTCTCCAACTGACAGGCGCGGATGATGGCCCCGTCAGTCAGGTCATTTTGTCTGGCCGCCTCGCGCAGCCCGCACATCTCGCCGAGGAGAGGCTGTCGCGCACAGAACTTCGCGTGCTCGAGGATCACGGATAGGTCCAGTGCGGTCTGCATGGACTCCAGCTCCCGGGTGATGCTCTCCGCAATCACGAGCGGGTCGTTGGTGTAAAAGAGCTCCAGGGAGTCGATCTCGGTGGTGACGATTTTGCGCTCGAGACTCATGACGATGTCGTAGGTGGTGGTGGTCGACCCCCCACCCACCGTCTGTAGGTTCCCGGTCTGTGCCACGCGCTGTTCGGTGATGTCGAATAACATGTGGAACTCTGTCTGCGCTTGGGGTAGGGACGCGGGCTTGAACGTGCTTGAGATCAGCCTGAAGAACGCGGCGAGATTGCCCGCCTGTGCCCTGTTCAGGTATCTCCCGATACTGATCTTCAAGAGGGGTACTATGACCTTTTGACCAAAGTCCCTCATGTTCAAGCCCGGTCCGGACAACCCGTAGGTCTCCATGCGCACGTTGGGCCCGGTGAATTGCTCCCGAAGGCGGAGCGCATTGTCGATGAACCACTTGACACCACTGTGTAGTCCGGAGTCGAAGGGTGTCCCTCCGGATCCGATCTTGGCGAGTGCGTTACTGTCGAGACGTGCGATGGCTTCCATTATGCGAGTCGTTTCGGTCCGAGTGATTTTCGTTGGGTATGTTGAGAACTCAAGAATTTATATCATTGATGATACCTACTAAATTAGTAGTACTATTTTCCGCTCTGTCCATGGTCCATTTATTCAGCTGGTCCATCAGAGCATTCCCGGCCGCGATGTTGGTGGCTGCCCGTTTCTCCAGGGCGCAAATATCTCGCGTCCCCATGACCGCCGGGTGCTGCGCGCATATCGAGGTGAGCCGCGCGGCCTGCCGATAGTGATCGACGGCCCGCATCGAAATGTCAGGTGTTAAATTGGGGTCATTCGCACTTAGTATATCGTATACCTGTGTCTTCGTGAATCTTCGGCGGAAAAAGCCCATCATGGCAATGTATAGATTGGGGCACCAGCAACAACACGTTCCCAATACCGACATATCGATATTCCGTGATAAGGTCCCCTACACACCAACCGTCGACGATGCGGCACTGAATAAATTAATAATGATCATTCGAGAAACATACGGACTTCCGAAATACACCATCCGGCTCATCTCCGGGACGACGTTTTGGGCTGTCATCAAGAACATTTACGACAACGATCGAGTCTTCGGGAACACGACATCGGAGATGATGAACGGCCTCGACCTCGTGTATGCAATAGACGATTTCTGCACGAAGCAACTACTGGAAATGTTTCCCGAACATGTGACCGACATGCAGCACCTCGCCGGTGCGATGAGTAAGTCGCTGGGTCGCACCGGGTTCTATCGACACCTCACGGAGACGTTCAAACGGCACATGTTGTGGTCCGTCCTGACCAATTTCTCCCCGGTCGCATACTACCCCGCCGCGGACATCGCGCGGGCGGACGAGGCGTGTGACCTCGTGACCAGAGCCACCGTGGATCGCCTGCGTAAGACGGAGGAGACCGTGCTCGCGGACGAGCGGTTCCGGGGCCTGCTCGGGCCGGAGATGGTGGCACGGCTATTGAAGGTAATACCCGGTATCCCCCCCGATACGGCGCGATCCATCGGGTTGGTGTTTGACAACATACGACCCAAGCTATCGACCGAGGCCGCGCGTACGCTGGGCGGTATGTTGATAGAGACCCTCCGCCGACAATATTCGGGATATCTACCGGTGGCACCCTTGGTTGATCTGACGGAGACCGTCATGGTGTACGTACACGAGGTTGACACGTGCCTGCTCATGGACAAGAGGGGCCGGGTATTTCGGGCCCTGGGGGAGCCGATCAGCCGCAGTCAGCCGCTGAGCTCACCGGTGGCCAGGACGAGTGAGTCGACGATGAAGTTCCAAGCGCTCTTTGACGATTACATGCGCGCCGCGTCCATGAACGCGAAGCGCACCGTGGTGACGGCCCCTCAGACCGTCGCGGCCCAGGAGTCCAGAAATCCCTTCACTCGGGAGCTCGACAGCGGCCAGCTTTCGAGGGCGACGTTCGAAAATCTGATCCAGCTCACGGGCCAATTGAACTACCACCAACGAACGGCCATCGCGGAGTCATCGGGGCTCGTGGCCAACCCCACCATGGTCTCTCCCACAAACACCGCCCTCGCGCACATGTTGAGAACCAACGGTGCCGCGATCCAAGAGTCGATGCTGGACGATCTCAACTCCAGGATAAACGATCTCACGGACCAATCCCGAAGATTCACCGACCTGAAACGAGTCATCGGACTCCTCCAGTCCAGGGACTTTGAAACACTGGCGGTGCACGTTGGGGAGCTACACCCGGACGATAGGGAGTTGGTGCTACACGCCCTGGGTCCGTCTACGAGATCGGCCGCGCAGATCGACCCCCCGGAGATCCACAGACTTCCCGAGAATACCAAGCTCCTGTGTTCTTTCACGACATCCATCAACCTCCCCGAGATAGAAGAGCTGTTGCACCTGTGGACCATCACATGGGAGACCGTATTCTGTGGTAGGAACCTCTTCACCCGCAGAAAGCACGCCCTGCAGTACACGACCACGGGGCGCCATGATAATGAGCCCAGCCAATCGATCCAGTTCATGTTCGTGGACAGCCTCAATGCACCCGGGGTGTTGATGGATCGCCTATACCCATCGAAGGTGACCAAACTCACCTTCACGGAACTCATGGTCCTGAGCGAAAAGGTCGAGACGGTGACCCTACCGGAAATATTCGCTGCACAGATCGGACTGAACCCGTCCGAGGTGAGACTCAAGAACCGAGACGCGTGTGAGCCACCGAGAGAAATCGTCACTGGAGTCAACCACGAGCTCGGGGTAGACGGTCGCTTTCGCGTGGCGATGGAAGACGTGTGAAACACGGTTTTTAAATAATAATAAAAAACCCGATAAACCGACTTGATGTATTTCTTTTTTTTATTGTCACATGAACCACATTCAATTAAACAAATCATGACACCTTGACTTAGTATACATGTGTGTGTGTTTTTTAACCGTTGGGCTCAAAAGGGCCATAGGAGCGCCGATAACCCCGATCGCTTCCTGGTGGCGATCGGTTGTGGCTTCACGGCGGGCTCGGGTGTTGGTGCCGGTTGTGAGGGGGTCGGGGGTTCGAGCACCGTGTCTCCCGTCGTGACGGTGATATAACAGTAGTCTCCGACTACCTTGATGGTCCCCTCTAGACACGCCAGCGTCTCGAGACTGATAACCTTGTCTTCGGGTATCTGAAACTTGATGCACGTCACGGGTCCTCTCGTGGTCAGGAGGGAACTGATCCCGTTCTTTTTCAGTGACGCCCTGAATTCATCACATGGACTACCCGAGTCGGGGAGTGCATGATTGTAATGGCTGAGCGTCGTCGCAGTCTGGTATTCACCGGAGGCCTCTCGCCAGATGGTCACGTTCTCATAGAGCATCTTGTCTGTACTGGGGAAGATTCCGTCCATCTTATTCACAGAGGTCGAGGATCTTATGAGCCTTGATCGCGAGCGATTCGATTATTCCCTCCAGTGTGCAGTGATCCACCTGTAGACATTTAAACTGTTTAATAGCGGCGGACAGGGTCGCCGCGCGTTCTTTACCCAATGTCTTCCTCGGGAACAGAACGGGGGGTGTATCCCCGGTGAAGTGTGCGCGCCACGCGCCGTCCGATCCCCGAGAGACACCGTGACCACTCGAGATGAGCTCCGTGTAAATGTGACCTTCGAGCTTCTGGTCGAAGGTCCGGAGACACAGGGGGCACGTCCCGGGGCCGCCCCTATCACGAATGAACGGGGTGATCGCACTCGGGCACAGCAGTTGATCACCCGCGGAGATTTCGAACAGACCCAGGAGCCCCTTATCACTATGGACCACCTCCAAGTGCGGCGCCGTGGACTCGCCCGGCTCGGTCGTGACCATGGCCATCCGTCGCTTGGCCACCTTATAACCCAAGGCGGTGATCTTGTTCGTCCAGAACGCCCGATCCTCTTCCAGGGACTGGCGAAGGGCCTTGGCGCGTGCCTCATTCTCAGTCTTGATCGCCGTGATCTCCTGTCTTGCACTTGATATATTGGTTAATCTTCTTTCCAAGAACGAGTCGCTCAGACGCCCCCACTTTGAAATCAGCTCCGTGAGACCAGGTGAGGACCCGGTCTCCGGTTCTATAGACATCGGTGCGGTCATCTGTCTGTGTAACGGTCAGGCGGGGATCGGTCGGTGTGACTGAGAGCATCATCACGAGTTCCTTAAATGATTTTATTTTTCGGGTGTTCAATAAAAACGACCCGTACGAAAGGACGGCTTCCTCCAGGGCCGCCGCTACAAAGAACGGCGCGATGTGCACCATCTCGCAGTTCTTGTACACAAACTGCCCCGTGCGTTGCGCGAAAGCCATCGAAAACCCATTGAGTAACGGGGCGCATTTCTCGAGCATGTATTTCCGGTACTCATTCCATGTCTCGGTCGACCTGGTCGCATTCTCGGTGGGGTTCTCCAGATAGTACCGCTCGTTCATCCAGATCATCCCGATCTTGTTCGGGGTGTTGATGAAGCACTCCAGAAACAGTGCGATCATGTTACAGAACCAATTGAACTTCGTGTCGACCTCCAACAGGGAGTAGATCGGGTAAAGCGTCTTGCCCAGATCGTATATGGTCTCGTGCGTGAGCTTCTGTGTGTTGATCGTCATCGAGATGAAGAGTTGATTCGTGGTCTCGATGGGACCCGCGAGATTGATACTGGAAAAGAAGAACGGGGTCAAAAAGTTTTTCTGCTTCATTGAATCCACCATGGTGCTCATGGGGTTACACACCCCGTAGAGATACGTGGTGTAGTTCAGATTATTGATGACGTCTCTATGAGTCCCGATCGTACACTCCCCGTGGCTCTGCATGATCAGATTGAAGTAGGATTTGTATGTGGGTTGGACGAGGGGCTTACAGTTGGCGGTGTAATTGGCAGACCGATGCTCTCTGGTCGTGAACTCGATCCGAGTGCTCTTCACGCCAAAGACGTTACTGATCCTTTTCTTATCCGTCACGAACTTCGCGGTAGCCCGCTTGACGACGTTACTCTGTATGGTCTTGTGCGGCATGACCCTCACGGTGCGCACCATGTGTTGCCTATTGGTGACCGTGTTCACGTGTTTGACGTGGATGAAAAACCCCGGGTCCGAGCCGTGGACGCGTAGCACGGTGTTACTCATCAGGAAGCTCGCCGGTGGGGGTATCCATCCACCCGCAGTATTTGTACCAGAATTCGTCGTACGACTCCACCGCTCGATACGTTCTTCGATACCACCACATCGTCGCCCCCCATACGATCCTGTCGACAACTGTCTCAAAACCCGTTCCATTACGGTGCACCAGGCGTGCGGTATCGTCGCGGTCCAGCTCCTTGGTGCACGTGGTCGTGATGAACCCGGAGACGTGAAACGTTTTATCCGTCGTCATCTTTCGGGAAATGGGGAGCGAGCACGAATGCTTCAGTTCACCGATAAATTCCAATAGCGGGCGATCCACCTCGATGGATCGCCTGATGAAGTACGTTACCTGGAGCACGAGGTCATCGTGCCGACCGGCGTACATGGCGGTGATGTAGACCTTCCAGGTGGTCACGAGTCTCTTCAGCTCGGGGATGATCCGCGTGTGACATAGCGTCCGGAATATCGGTTCCGGGGTCTCCGCCAGTATGTTCGTACACATGTACTCCAGGTTCCTGCCCCAGTAATCACCCCGCTCGTGTAACTTTTCTGTCCTGAGCTCGCGAATCGTGCGCAGGACCCGCTCGGGTTCCGAGTTCCAAGCGCGTAACGTGAGCGCACGGAACAGGGGGGTCCGCTCCACACCACCCCCCACAGTACAGAGTTCCGAAAAATGCCCGTGAACCCGCAGGTTCCAGTGTACATATGCGCGTCTGGACAGGTCCAGTAATCTTCCATTCGAGGCGGTGAGGTTGAAAAACCCCCCGATCCGATCCCAGAACCTGACGTCGGTAACGGTAGTCGTAGATAACAACCAGTTGGCAAACGCGGTGTAGTCGGTGATAGTGACATACGATATGGGCTCCATCGAGATGATCGCTTCCCTCGTCGCGCTCCGGGAGACTGGTTACGAGTGTCAACAACTTCACGAGACAATCGCTATCGAAGCGGAAAAATTCGGGTCGGGGTTTCTAGGAACGCTCGAGGAAAAACTGAGAAGGAAACTAGAGAGGTCGTTCCCGGGTTGTAACACCGAAGAGTTTTTTAAGTTATGCGGGGAGAACATGATCAGGTCCGACCTGGTACCTAAGAAGACCGAGGGCGTATGTGCCATCGCGGGTCTGGTGGGATCCGGCGTGACGCGGGTGACGCTGACGCCGATCCCGATCAGTCGGGGCCGATCGTCGCTCTTCGAGCCCATCAACTGGTCCAAACTCAAAAGCGAACTGACGTGGAGCACCATGGGGAGAAAGAGACCCGACCCGGGAACGACCGCCGGTAGAGCGCGGACGGAGCTCGTGATCGAGTCGTCCGTGGTCGCCCCCCTCATGTTATTGTACAATGAACTTTTACAAGAGGTTTATACCATTGATCTTGCTGCCATTAAATGTATTTACAAATGAATTTTTTTCCGTGTCCCTCTCCCTCGTTCCACCTGGGTGAGTCAGTCATGGTCGTAGTCGTTGACCGCGGTACCGGTCGCTGCACTCACCGTCATGGTCGGCGATGTATCACGGTGATTCAATCCGCCGGTAACCCCGTACACGCGACCGATTATGAAGCATATTGGTTACGCGAGCGACTCATGGGCATGCGAATCGGCCGTTTGGTCATTTTATACACGAGTGGGAAATAAAAAGTACAGAGTGTGCGTGGTAAGATACAATGAACCGTTTATTGACAATCATAAACATTTACAACGGTGCAGCGGTACCCCGCTTGTTTTTCTTGGACGTCGTCATCTTCCGGATGTCCCCCCGCACCTGTATGAGCTTGGTGAGCCCGGTCGTCAGGCTGCTGAGGCACTTGATGTTCTTCTCGTTCGGGGAGACAAACTGCGAGCCGTTCGCGGTGACCATCATCGCAAAGTCTCTCCCGATCGCCATGCCCGCTCTGTAGTGCACGTCGATCATGGTGTCTATCTGGTACTCCAGTTTCTCTATCGGGTCCTTGATCCCGTGACTGAAGTGGTAGTTGATGACGTCCCAGTTCGCCAGGTCGGGTCTCACCATCGAGAGAAACGACATCGCAGAATCCAGCTGTCTGGTCGCGACCATCGACTCCATGGCCTCGGCGAGACTCGTTCCTTGATCGTTCTTGCTGGCACAGATGGGACAGCTCCCGGTTCTATCCACCTGTTCAACGGAGGTGATGATGTCCGACCGGCTGGTCGAATTCACTAAAAAGTCATGACCCGAAAAATTGACGCCCCATGGCTTATCGGATGGCGCGCCTTCGTGCTCCTCCCGGTGGTCCATGGGAGCCACGCTGTTATTGAGGATGTTAATGCTCTCGCTCACCGAATTGAAAATATCCATCATCGATCACAAGAGAGTCGCGAGATGCAGCTTAATGGTGATATTTTCGACGGGGTGCAGTTGACGATCTTACTCGATGGCCTCGAGGTCGGTGATAAATGCCTCTCACTAGTGCCCGGTGTTAGAGGGTTGTTGCTACATGATAGGAAGAAATGCGGGATATGCACCCGGACGAAGCCCGATCGCGGTCTCTTCACCGCCTACTTCGGCGGGTTACCGGAGGAGGATCACATACGGAGCCGCCACTTTCAATTTTTCAACGACTACGGGTACCTCCTGCGGTCCATGGACCTCGACGCGTACACGGCCCCGATCATCGCCCCCATCGTACCCGGGGTCGTGGACTGTGTGGTCATCTACAACAAGGTTCACCACATCCCGATCCCCGCCCTGAAGCCCCTATTAGCGCTCAACGTACAGTACGAATGGAACACTGTAACGCAACAACTTCGCATACGCACCCCGAAGATTAGATCGAACTCGTACGTGAGCAGGGATGTCACTACCAGGCGGAAGAGGTACCGTGAAGATCGAGACTCGGGAGAGGATCTGGGTGCGGAGAGTAAACGGGGAAACGGGAGTGTACGATACACGGGCAGGGAGCTTCGAGACAGTATCATGTCAAGAATTTGAGGCGGCCGCCGACACGGTGCCATCCGTCCCGGTCTTCTGTGACCGCTGTTTCGGGACTTCGCTATACGAGGTTCCACTCACGGGGTTCGGAACCTTTGTCGTTGGGACATGTTGCATCTTCTCCCCGGGCGACCCGGTCGACGACCCCTCCATCCCCGCGCACATGCGCAAGTACCAGCAGCCGATCGAGGCCCACCAAACAATGGTACAGGTCGCTCCGGGCACGCTCAAGTACTCGCACCAGATCCCCATGGGCAAGGTCCTCGGTTACTGGCATGTCCACATGGAAGACCGAGTCTACCTGAACATGATAGGAGGGATAGATGAGTCCGAGGACACCGGCAAGAGATGCGTGGAGACGTTCACGGAAGCGGACATACCATGTGCACTGAGCCTCGGAACCCTCGATGTGGGCCTCAACGAGGTGATACTGGAGTGCAGCGTCGTGGTCATTCCCGCGCGGAGGGGCTGCCACGCGAAACTCTTCACCCGCGACACCGTCTCGGATGGCCTCGAGAAGTTCTGTTTCCAGTCACACGCAACTCTCCCACCGACACTACTGGCCAGCTTCGGAAGCACAAGCGAGTCCCCGGAGCGAAAAACATTCTACGAAGCACACGTGGATGCACTGAATAATTATATTAAACTACTGCGCACGATATACTCACATAAGGGCGAGACTGAGATAGAACAGTACCTCATCGAAGGATCGAAATTATACTCCGAGTTAATTGGAGAGCCCTCGAGAGTATTGGACGCAACAATGAAAGCCGCACAGATTGCCGAACCACAGACGCACACCGGCGGGGCGGACCGCCAGCGACCACAACGGCCCGATGGCATCCCGTACTCGGTACCCGATCGGTTCCCCATGACGGGCTACCCGTTCGCCCCCCAGTTTTGTGGGGATCCTGGGCTCGTCAGTCATTACAACCCATTCGTACCCCCGCAGTCGTTCGGCCAGGGTTACGGACCGGAGAGGGTCGGGGGTTATTACCCACAACCCCCAAACCCATACGTCCTACCCATCAGCTACGGTCAGCAGCCATACCCTGGACACCCACAGCCCCACGGCCACCACCAGCAGCGCAGTGGAGGCGGTGACCTGAAGGCGGAGCTGATCGAGACATTGGGCCTGGCACCCAAGACGAACGCCGTGCAGGAGAGTCTCAAGAGCTTCATCTCGGAGATTCTCGAATCCGAGCTGAAAAACTGCGGCATCAAGCGGGCCGCCGGCAACATCGAGAGAAACTGCGATGTTGATGAGGAGCCCCCTCGAACCAAGAGGGCCCGCCCCGAGCCTAAGACCGCGGTCGAGGCCATCGTGCGCGCCCCGTACGGTGATTTTGACTCCACTGCGCTCACCACCAAGATCGGTCAGGTGAGCGATACGGTCGAGAAGCTGAACAAGGTCATAGAGACACTCCTGACCCAATCGTCCGCGCAACCCGCCCCACTGAGCACCCCCGCGCAGGCCGCCCCGGTACAACCCTCGCTGCCACAGCCCGTTCCCGAACCCCTCGCTCCACAGGAGCCCCCTCCACCCGGAACATCCGCACCGACGCTCGAAGCGTCACTTCCCCAACAAAAACCCGTCGTCTCGAAAGGGGCTTTCGAGACGCTCATGAATCTGTAATGTATATAATATGAAACCATGAATAAAGAAATGATATGAGAGAGAGTCGATTTATCGGGTTTTTATTATTCTTTCACTGTACATTGCTCAAACACCTGAAAATTGTTTAATGAATGCATGAAACTGCAGCCCGGGCTCGGTGACACCATCTGTGTTACACCACACCTGGTTCTGTGAGAGGCTCGGGGTGGGATTGGCCAGTGTGCTGGAATGGTACATCCCGATCGTGGCGAAGTTCACACAGTTGAGCATGGTGGAAAACTCGTCGACGATCTTTCTGAAGATGTCCACCTGGTCAGCCGTCATGGCCGCCACGACCTCCTCTTTCGTCACGGCCTTTTTCTCGGCGATGTCCTTGAAGACCCCTCTCGCTGCGGCGCTCGTCTTCTCCACGAGGTCGTACACCCCGGCGAGACCGTAGAGTAGTTCGGAGCTGCGTGCGGTGACCACGTCTCGCGTGAGCTGGTGCATGAGTTCACGAGGCACGATGGGGTCAATCTTCTTGACGGCCATGAACCCACCCCACAGGGGTAACATTCGGTTGAAAGAGGCCGCGTTGCATATACGGCGCGTCCCGGGTTTCTTGGACGCGCGCAGCTGTGCGTCCGTATCCTCGGGTTGAGGAAACTGGACCATGAAGTGATCCCCGACACGCAGTGTGTCACAGCCAGTGTTCAACACAGTGTAGAGTTTCCCCGGGACGACGTCCACGGTCATGGGCTCGCTCATCAGCCCACCGGTCTGCACCAACCCGAGCGGTCTCCGCTGGGGCAGCGACATACCGTGAACCGTGGGGAAATACATTGCTCCACTCAACGGTACAAATACCCCCTTTGGGACCTCCAGGTCCCTCGGGTCGAAGCGCTCCAGTACAGGGATATACGGTTGATACGCAGAGCGTGTGTTCACGTTGTTGATGTACATGGGCGATAATTGACCGGTTATGGACGCCATCTCATATGATTTTAAGTCGACACTTGTTTCTCACTTCCCTCTGTGGGACCAAATGTGTTAATGTTGTGACTATACTCGCCCCGAAAACGATCGCGTCCTCCCTGATCTTCGACACCAGCGTGTAGAGCTCGGTATTACTGGGTCTTTCGCAGTTGGTGACAAACCACGGGATCCATCGGTCCATGATATACTTTCGGGAAGAATCGTTCACCGGGTCGAACGGGGGTGGTTGTACGCCCTCGTAACGCATGAGTGCGTCCACCGTCTCGAGGTGTACGGTCGAGTCCACGAACGGCCAGTTGATCATCATCAATAAGGACATTCTCTCGGGACATATCCCATCTCCACGGACTTTTTGTGGTTCAGTAGTTTTTCGGGGAACATGTTGGTGCGCCCCACGCTTTTCGCGAACGAGTTGCATGATAGTTCGATAGCGGTTCTAGTCCTGACGCGAGTACATGCGACGTACGCACTCGCCCTTATAGACGACATACTGTAATTCTTTTCGGGTGGAGCGTAGATGACCCGATCGAGTGTCTCGCCCTGGGCAGAGTATGTGTTGATAGCAGCCACCGGAAATATCGGGAAAAAGGACACGGTCCATCCCTTGTACTTGGTGATCTGTCGCTCCAGATATAGACGGCCGTCCTCGCGACCCACAACGGCAGTATTCACATCGTCCAGTCCGAAAAACGTGTAGCGCTCCTGTGTCGGAAGAACGAAGACATACCCCCCCTCGTAGACGGTCCGCTTCCCCTTCGTGGCCTTGTTGAAGATTTTCGGGACCGTCGAGCACATGTACTCGATGAGCGCACCGAACCGGCAGCTGGCGGACCCACCCACGTGCTCGATCACGGGCGTCAGATCAACGCGGCCGGCACCGCGGCCCTCCATCACCATCGTGTGTCGGGTGTTGTACGCGTCTCTTTCCCTGTTGCCGTTGAAGATTCTCGTCACGGAGTCACAGTACTCGGCGTCGACCGCGTTCGCACCTATGACACGCGCGTTTAACATCTCCACCGCGGGCCTGGTGATTACATTGAACTGAAAAAGGTTAATCGCCTCCGCATAGGCCGCGTCCTCAACCCGAAAATTTATAAAGAGTGAGTACGTGTTGATGATCATGTCCCGTAACAGAGGAGTCTGCCATATTTGGGGATGCTCGGGGCTCGGGAGTTGGGACACGCTCCCCGTGAAGACCAAGATGTACCCCTGCCCGGGTAATTTAAACTTGGAGAGCGCGTAGAGTATCTTCTTCAGGGATAGCTCGGAGAGTATTCCATACTCGTCGATGATGAACATGGTCCGGGCGATGAAATATGGGTATGGTTTATCCGTGCACCTGATGGACTCATGAATGGTGGCCACGCACACGGGGCATCTCATGTTCAGCGTCACACATGAATGTCCCTTTTTCACGGCTGCCAACCCCGTCCTGTTGGAGACGATCCGGTCCCACATCTCTATCGCCTGTCTGTGCCGCGCGTCGAACAGGCATTTAAATTCTTCAAAGTTGGCCTGGCACATGTCGATGGAGGCCATCAGGGATGATTGGTATGTGGTGCACGACGGCTGCTTCAAGACCCCAACTGCCTTGTGGGTGGTGGCGGTGATGTTCACACACTCGGCGAAGCCCATTCGTGAAAACGCTTCTATCAACTGACCCACGGCGTGACTCTTCCCACAACCCGCATCGCCCGAGAGGACGATCGCACCGTCACCCGGGTGGGTCATCCAGAGGCTCGCGACGCCCCTGACCCACTCATTTTGAACGAACCCTGCATACTCTTTGATCTCAACGTCCATGGCTCGAGCTCTCGGTTCGGTGCGGGGACGGTCCGGTTCGAGCTTTTTCACTCGACGCACGCGGTTAATTCTTCGGATCCACCTATGGCGCGTCGCTTCCGGTTTTTCTCGGCGGGGACCCTGATGATCGGGTCGTCGGCCAGGATCAGTAGCTTGTCCAAGTCCTCATCTCCCGCCTCGGCGATCAGGTTCGCTCGCTTCTTCGTGTACTCGTCCAACGGGGGTGCGCTCGTGTAGACCTCCCCGAGCTCGGCGCTGCGGATGTTGACCAGGTCGACGAACTGCTGTTGTTGTACGCGGAGAAACTGCGTGGTCTGGAAAAGCTGTCGCTGGTTCACATGCGTCTTGAGTGCGAGCTGCGCCGAATCCGAAAATGTATTGAGGAGTGTGAGATACTGGGTCGTCACCCTCAGGGCCACTAGTTTCCAACAGAAATAATCGAGATCGTGCCCGGTGCTGACGGAGAACTGCCGATCGAACCATCCGACCGGGAAGATGGCAGACGCCGAAAATAAGACGGTGTAGAACTCGGGGGTCACGACCCCCCCGCGCACGTATGTGTCCAGGATGTTTTTCTGGCACTTCCCATACGCCGCGTACATGGTCAGCACGTACTCCGGGAACCCCACTCTGGAGTACATGATAGGGTAGTCCGCGACCGGGATCGGCACGCGCGGATATGGCCCCGGACCGTAAACGCCCGTCCCGGTCGCGACCGGTCCGGCCCGAGACCCCTTCTTCGTCTCCCGGGCCAGCCTGTGTTCCAGCGTCTTCACCCTCTGCGCGAGCGTCTGGTTCTTTGTGATGTACATCCGTATTAATGAGTCCCGGGGGGAATCCACGAGTTTGGACAATCGGCTGATCTCCGCGTCTCGCGTACCGAGTGTTTCCTCCAGTGCGCGATTCTTGTCCACCTGCGCGGAAAGTTCTAGGTTGAGGGTCTCGACCTCCCTTCGGAGCTCGTCCCGCTCCCTCTTCGCGAGCGTCAACTCGCGGGAGATAGCGGCGGTGCCGTTCGTGTACACGATCGCGGGTATGGAGGACGTCATTATTACCCTGGGGATAGACGACACCGTTTACTTTCTGGAATGGGCTATACTGTCAATAAACGATGTGCTATCTTTAATAAAACGGCCCGGTGTCAAGTTCACGACCGTCGACACCAGCAACACATCGACGGTGACAATCGCGGTCCCGGCGACCATGGATCCAATGGAGAGGCTCTTCGTGTGGACGGAGGGATACCACGGGGTATTCATGGACGATCTCAGAAAGGGGGCCACGTACGAATGGCTGTGCGTTCTCGCATCTACGGCGGGCGTGCTTTCACCCATGGACCCCCCCATGCCGTCTCTCCTGGATCGGTTCACCGATAGTGACGAGCTCGAGATTTTCGTCCACCTCGGTCGAAACATAGAGATCAACGGTGCCACCGCGCTCTGGGATAGGACCGTGCGATATGCGTTTGTCCCCCCCTCGATCGAGCTCAGGTTTAAGAACGTGTGGAACGCGATACTCAAGGGGGGTGGAGACCCGCGCTCCGTGATGGATCGAGACGCGGTGACCGTGTGTTCCACGGTCGGTGCCGATGCGCTCGTTGTGCTCCCGAGGGGAGACGGGGACGATGAGGTGCCGGTGGTCGCGGTGAGGAACGCGGATCGGTACCTCGAAGAGTTATCGGAGAGATCCACAAATCGCACGGTGACAGAGATACTGGCGGCGCCAACCCCTCCCTTCCCGATCCCGAATTTTGGAATTGGTGTCTTGACGGATCGTGTGAAGGGGCTATGTGAGGTCTTTATTATTATTAAAGATTCGGACAGGTGGATGTTCGACAGATACACTTTCGCGCTCAATACGTGTATGATCGGGAACGTGATTTCGAACGGTCTCGGGATATACGAAACCACACTCGCGGGACTCGAACGGACGCTGCAACCGCCCGCGCCCACCTCTCGGCCCAGGTTCGTATGTGTCGTGCGGGATGGGTCCCATACGGAAGCCGGTCAACCAGTGGGAGCTCTCGGAAAATGTCAAGCGAAACCTCGGAACCTTTGGTGAGATGTATGTCCAGTACTCCACCAGTCCGTCACAGACCGCGGCCGCGGCGGTATTCAAGATGTTCGGTCAGTACCTCCGGACCCTGTTTCAGACCCACCTGGAGATTCTCCAGTCGGATGGCGCCGGGGACCCGTCCGTGAGGATGGACGTGTTACAGCGGATCGAAGAGCTCCTGGGGACCACGGTCTCCGATGATTCCGTGTTCGAAGTCATCGAGGCCCATCTCTCCAAAGTCAAGGATATCTTCGGGAACTGTTCCGTCACCTGGATCGCGGACGTGAAGGCCGCCGACCGCGCCGTCACCGCGGCCGTCACCGGGACGGTCCACGCCGTGACCGGTGGCATGGGGGCGATGTGGGGGACTCTGGATCGGGCGATGATCGACCTGAAGCTGGACCTGGTGCTCCCCCCGACCACCGGCCCGTCGACAAACTTCGTCGGGGTGGCGCTCCCGGCAACGCCCCTCGTGCCGTACACCGCGGGTTCCGCGCAAGGGAGTCCCTTGGACCCCACGCTGGATCGATTCGGGGCGCTTTTCGGACTTTTCGGGTTAACCATACCGACCGCGACGAAAAAAGTGTTTCTGGAACAGAACGACATCCTGAACAAGGCCGTACAGGCGATCTCCGTGAGTTACACCGCGATGAACAGTAACTTTCAGGCGGGGCTTGCCAAATACAAACCTCCCAGGGTCCCGACCGCGGACGGGGCGTTGACGGCAAGGGGGATCGCCCCGGACAGACCGAGACAGGCGAAATACGAGACGGTGAAGACATACGCGACCAATATGGGGTTCGACGTATTGATCGGAGGAAAGGTGCCCGGGTCCAAGGGGGACATCGAGTCGTTGGTGAGTGGGATTTTACTCGCTGGGAAATCTCTCGACGAACTCGGGGCCCTGGTCGGGGGGATCGGGTCGGACGGGGCGATCGTGTCGCGGGATCAGATGGATCAGGTGAGGTCCCTCATTGACTCGCTGGTCAAGATCATTTACGACACCGACCGGGATCGGTTCATCGCCATGACCGGGGTCCACGTGATAACGGAATATGCGAATGATCTCCTCCGGGTATTGGATCTCATCGCGCAGAAGTACGGTGAGTTTCAGAGGACCATTTCCGGGCTCGAGCCATCGTGGGCGACGATCGTGAGCAACACCGAGGGGCTCATTCCCCTGTACGCGGAGCGGGCCGCTTACGCGGCGGAGCGAGCCGTGATCATCGATGAGTTTCAGAAGATGGCGATGGACCACGCGAACAACGTGAAAGAGGTTGAACATATTCGGGAACGGGCAGCAGCAACGCAGAAGCAAACAGAGGAGAGACGGGCCGTGGATATCCAGAAGCTGGCCGTTGAGACGACGGCCAAAATGACCGATATGAAGAACGGCTACGAGAAGACGATCGCGGATCTCAGGGCCCAATTATCGGTGGCCAACTTGTCACTGGAGAGCCTGAAGGGAACGCTGAAGGGCGAGACGACCCTCGGGACCACCGTGATGGACCTCTCGAAGGCGAACCGCCAGCTCGAGAGTCGCGTTGCGGAGCTCCAGGGGAAGCTGGGAATCCAAGAGAACGAAGCGAAGCTCCGCGACGAGCAGCACAAGGCGCAGGCGGAGCAGATCGCGAACCTGCACCGTGACCTCAGGGTCGCGACCGAACGACTCCACAAGAAGGATACGAAAATACTGGAGACGGGGATCAACACGGGTGTGTCGACAGCCAGGGTCCGCGAGCTGGAGCAACGGGTGAAGGAGCTCGTGGCCGAGAAAAAGAGCATCCGGCACGAGAACCGCATGGCGAGACGGAAGATGGACCCAACGGAGGCCGCTGCGAAGGGTGGTCCGCGACAGTCCGAGCGCCCGCGGTCACAAACCGCTGTTCACGCGCACTGCGCCCTGATACGAAAGAACCTACACGACACCAACAAGCGACTCTTGACTCGCAACACCCGGCTGGAAAAATCGATAAGTAGTAAGGAGGAGTTGATCAGCAGCCTCACGATAAAGGGCAACGCCCTGTCCTCCCAGTTGGCCGATGCCCGAGAGCAACACGCGGTCCTGAAGCGCGAGTACGATGCTCTACGGGCCGAACGCGGGGGCACGGCCCGGACCAAAAAGGACGCGCTCGAGGCGCTCCAGTCGAAACTCACCCAGTCGGAATCCCAGCTGGCGATCGAGAAGCTGAAGGTGATGGAGCTGGAAGCCGCCGCCAAGCGGCTCGGTAAGAGCTCGGTTACCAAGTCCGAGGTGGAGACAGTTGAGGTTCGGGTAAATCTACTCACCGAGGAGCTCGCCAGAACCAAGAAGACGGTGGACGAGTTGCGTAAGCTCAACAACGCGTATCTGACGGCGAAGGACCGGTTGCAGGCTCGCGTTGAAGCGCTGACCACCGATAACCAGAGCATGAAGCTATTGGTGGGTAACGGGGGGACGCTCGACGAGGCAAACAAGCGCATAACGACCCTGACGCAGCGACTCGCCACCGTGAGTGGGGAACTCGTGACGGCCACCGAAACGCTTGCCTTTGTGCGGGGAAGCCTCAAGCGAGTCAATCACCAGAGGGACGAGCTGGCCAAAGAGTCGGCGGCCACGAAGAAATCATGCGAGGCGCAGATCCGTGCGCTCACCGACAGGCACGCGACCGAGATGCGCACGGCCGCTGGAGCGCGGGATGGACTCGAGGCGGAACTCGGGCGTGTGAAGCGCACCCTGGTCGACACGGAAACCAAACTGGCCGGTGTCGAACGGGATCGGGTGGTCCTGCGCGATGAACTCACGCGCATGCAGAAGGCCTCGCACATCGGCGCGGATAGACAGCTCACACATGCTGAGAAGGTCGCCCATGATATGGGTGTGTTAAACGCGGGTCTCACTCTCGCGCGCACAGAATTGCGGGAGATCCAGCGAGAGCTCGTGCACGAGAAAAACAAATCCCGGGACGCGGAGCAGCGCCACGTTGCGAGCGAGGCGGCGCTCCGCGAGCAGATACGGACTCTGACAGATGAAAGGGATCGTCTGCTCGCGACCGGGGTGGCCGATCTACAGCGTGAAAACGCGGAACTACACGCCGCGATCACCGAGGCGGCGAACACGTGTGCGGACACGAAGATACAACTGGAGAATATCACGGCGGATTACAACGGTCTGCTCGCGGAGTACGAGAGACGACTGGGTAGACGGCCGCCCGGTCCGGTCGATCCACCCGCAACCACCGAGGAGCCGATCGCGGGTTATGGCGGCGGTAACTGGGATACGGGTTCGGGTGCCGCGCGTGCCCCGATCGATCACCACGATATGTTCGGGATATCCAGTCTGCTCGGGGAGTCACAGGGAGGACTATCGGACTACCACGGATCGTACGCCGGTGGTCGTGAGCTCAGCAGTGAGGAATCGGGTGACGATGAGAGTGTCGATCCGGTGCCGGACTCGAACGGCACCCGCGGAGATGGAGTGTGCCGAGAGGAGGACGAGGAGGATAGACAAGGGGGCGAGACGGAGAGTGGAGGCGAGGAGGAGGAGAGCGAGGAGGAGAGCGAAGAGAGCGAGGACGAAGACCCACCGTCTGCGGGCGGGCCACTGGAACTGATCGGTGTCCCGGCCGGTGGTATCGGGGCCGATCCCGAGCCCGCGCGGGTCCCCTCGAGGCGTCCGGTTACGTTACTGGAACGCCGGGGCGCGCACGTGGCCGAACCCAAACCAACCCCGCGTGTACGAGGAAAGAGGCCGGCCGCCCGGCATAGCCACAAGCGGGTGCATCTATCGATTACCCGTGAAACCCTGAGGCTCGCATTAGCAGCGGGACCCGAGATGTCCGCTGAGGAAATCTTCCAGAGACTAAACACTGACATGGAGACCAGTTCTCTCATCAACTCCCTGACCGTCACGGCGGCCGATATCCCCAGAGGCCAACTCGCCGTCTTGAACAGAGACACGGCGGTGGAATACGCGACCCCGGGCACGCCGGTGAGTGACAGAGACCACCAGAGAGTGGAGCTGTCGATGAAGGCCATCCTTCTGATAATGATATGTGCCAAGCACGGGATCATGAACCATGAGGAATTTACAGATGGTGACCTATCATGGTTTAAATCATATGATAACAATCTAAGTGTCACTGGTTCAGACTCTGAATAAAGATATAGAGACGGGAACAAAAACATCAAGTTTCACTGGTTTTTATTTCATTTCCACACACCTATATACATAAACTGTTCAACAGATCTACTGGTAGAGTATACAAAGTTGACCATCGGCTGCGCATTCGGGTGCGTGCCATTCCGGGTTCGGTAGTCAATCCAGACTACTCGGACTCGGACTCGGACTCGGACTCGGACTCGGACTCGGACTCGGACTCTTCCTCCTCGGATTCAGACGTCAGTTCATCAGTATCGAAGTCGGAGTCATCAGTCTCATCGGAGGCCGAATCTTCACTCTCCTCGGACCCGCTCCCGTCCGTGATGAAGGATCCGCATGATGAGACACTGGACGCATCATCATCCGTCCGGCACGTGTCGCTCAGAACGGACATCGCATCATCGCTCTCAGCATCGGTATCATCATCTGAGTCGGCAGGGTAATCGTCGACCACCTGCTCGTCGAGCACCAGTCGCTTGGGGGCCCTCCTCACCCGCATGGGATATCTGCGCTTCAGAGTCCCATGACCCGTTTCGGTCACGTCCTTCAGTTCAATGACTTCGATCACATCGGGGTTGTTCACGTTGGTTTCTTCGACGAATATCACGTCGTCTTCCTCGCGGGCAGTCGTCTCTGTTTCACCGGTGACCGTGTCATCACGGTCAGCCTGTGCTTTCTGGTGCATGGCGAGTAGCTCGAGGAAACTCCGGGATTCGGTCTTGGGAGGAGGAGGGGGGCACCACTTCAGGCCGGATGGTGTCATTACCCCGTGTCCGAGAGCGTCCATGGGAGAGGGGGGTGGACCCCAGGGGGTATCCGTCAGGGGTAGCGACTCACTGACGCCATGAAATCTAATTCTCGGGTCGACCCAGACGGGCCCGGGTTTCGGCCCCAGCCCGGTCGTTAAAACGGACGAGGCACGGTTCTCTCCGAGAAGAGAGCGAGGCTCACCGGTGGTTCTCGGCACCGCGCCGTCCCAGTGATTCTTCGTCTTTCCGAGCCCCGTATCGTCGCACCCATTAGCCGCTTCGGTGAGTGGACCTTGTGTCGCAGACATCTTCAAGACAAGCGATTGGTTCAGATGGTGGAATTGGAATGAATATTCGCGTATATTCACCAGTGTCTTTTAATGGTGGCATTCTCGGGTTTTTTAATATTGAGATTCCAGCCCGAGGATCACTGCCGGTGTTGATAAGAAGGAGTCCCGGGCCCGAAAAGGAATTTATTTCTGTGATTCGACGGGCGGGTATTCTGTTCGAACATGGCGTCCTCGGATAGGTTCCCCCTCTTCTGCTGTGTCCGGAATTGTATCTTCAGGGTCTCGGTAGACCGAGTTCAACCCTTTATCGCACACCTCAGGGATCACTTCGGGGAAAAACCGGGAACCTCGATCCGGTTCAGGTGTCCGCGGTGCGAGACGATATTGTGGAGGTTCCCACTGGGGGAAACCGTGCCGGACGAGATGAACATTCGTCGCGCGTGGAATCACGTCGCGTTGATACAGAACGAGTGTCGGTCACCCGAGACCCAGATCATGTGTATTCATTTTCTTGTTGATCCTGAATCGTGAGAGCCATGAATAAACGAATGAATGAATCTTCGATGTCTAGCCATTGTTTTTTCTTCACCGTCACCAACTCAGGCGCCCGTCTTTTTCGGGACAGGAGGTTCGGGGGGTCCACCGTGGGTTTACTCGTTCGCGATAGTGTACGTTCCATCCCCGGGGTCGGTGAGCAAATGCGTTGTGACCACATCGCTGAATCTCACGAGTTTTTCACGGCCGTCGTACTCAACACGGTCTCCGGGGGGCATCAACCGCGTGCGATCCTCGTCGCCCTCGGTTCCCGAACAGGGCCAGTAGCGGCGACGCACGGAATCCAGGTACAACCGTACACGCTCGGGATCGGGCTTGTCGGGTGTGCGTTCGATCGGTCTCCTGCACCTGGACCGCACTTTGGCTATAATATATATTGTTAAACATGCGGTGATGATCAACACATGAAGGATTGTGACCATAACGGATAGGAATACCATGAATCGCGGAACTGCGCGATATGACACCTTATTGATGACCCCGCGTCTGAGCGGTGTGTCTCGGTGTAACATCTCAAATCCACAGAGTCCCAGTATCCCCCCCGCGAGCAGACAGTCGCCCATGGTGGTATTTTTCGACCCGTAACAGGGAACGGCGCTCTCATGGAGTTCCAACCAGTATATCTCAACCGCGTCCGTCCCTTCCCCGGACACCAGTAACACGATCACCCAGAACCAGATACTTTTGACCATGGGCCCCATTGTTTCCATTATACTGGTACCATAGGTACACAGTTAATATTCTTTCACACCGATGGATTGGATGCAAACGAGTCGGGAATCGGTTTTTTTAAAATAGTTTATTGTATATCATGAAACAGTGAACACAACACATTATTCATCATCATCATCACCACCATCATCATCACCATCATCATCACCATCATCATCACCATCACCATCATCACCATCATCGGCGAGCCACTTGTAAAACGTGTCCTCGGTCAGTTCCACGGGAACGGCCGTGACCGCTACGGTGCCGTGACACACGATCAACGTGAATCGCCTGGGGATCGAGGCCCTCGTGAGGTTTACGCGGTACACCACCCCGGTTTCGTCCACCGAGTCCATCTTGGCGTGGTAGTATTGGTGACCCGATGAGTCGGTGTACCCCCGGAGGGAATCCTTGAGAGTCACGAACTCGCTCAGGTGTCTCGACGGTAGCTGATACTCACTAAAGTCCGCCCAGCTTCGCAAGACGCGCTCGGTGAGCTCCAGTTGGTCTTCGAAGGTGGTACCCGACCAGTTCAGGATCCTGACGGTGGTCTTTTCTTCGGGACTCAGGGTCGCCAACCACTCGGTGACGCGCTGTGGGATTGGTACCCGGGCCTCGTTGAAGATGACCGTGAAGAGCTCGTACTGAGCGGCTGGGAATTTAGAGCGATTCTCCGTGAACGCGACGAATCTCGGACACATCGCCAGCCCCCCGTGGTGTAACAGGAGTGTGTGACTCACGGCCAATGGGTTCTCGAGGACAGACACGGGGTGAATGAACCGGTTGACGGTGGGGTCCAGGTGGGGCGAGAACCGAAACGCGGGTTCGCCCTTAAAGTCTCCACCACGGTATTGTCGGGATGTGCTCACCTCCGCCGCGTAATGATGAAGGAGGATCGTGACCATCTCGGGCGGGTTAAGGAGACAGAGGCGCGCAGATGGTTCGAGCCATAGAGCCGCCTTCTCGGCCTCTAGATCACGGGGGCGTTTACGGGGGGATGCCATTACCATATATTTTTTTTCCTTCACAGAGTGTGCGGTTCTACGTGCCTCGGAGCGCTCTTGGGACGCTTTCATATTGATCTTTTTCGCCCGGGATACTGGTCGGTCATGATCCCGCCCGGGATCCCAGTGGTCCAATTATCTTTCCCGATAGGTTCCAGGATAAGGTCGATCAGCGTTCCCACTGGAACCCATAACGCTCTAGATCGTATCCTTTCACGGCCCAGCCCGAAAATGAAATTCACTGACTATCTCAACGGCGCGCTCGCCTGTGGTGTGGCGGGTGCCGCGTACAAGGCACTGGATAATTTCGGATGGGGCCGGGTCTCTGCGGTCATCGGCGGTGTGACGGTCGGGTTGTGCGCGGCCTTCGGTCCGAAAAAAATAACCGAGTTGAACGCGCTCTCGGACCAGATGCTGGCCGAGGCCACCGAAGACATCAAGAGGGAGCGACTCACGAAGGCGCTATCAACCTTCACCATCCTGGCGGCATCGAGGGCGCCGATCAACACCTGGACCACACGCCCCAGGGAGAGATTCGATGCCCTCACCGGAATCCCGGCCAGGTGGGATGATGCGCTGTGCGAAATGGAGTTTGATCGGACATGTGGAAGCGGGGAGAGGGGGCTACACGCGTTACACGCCCTCTCCGGTGTTATCGTTGGGGAGCTGGAGAGGTTGTTGGTGGAGGGTCACGTATCGACCGATCTCGCCCAGGTGTATCTCACCATGCTCATCGTAACATTGTTTCGGGACGACGAGTTTGGCCGGGCTCTACTGAAGGTGGACTCGATCATACTCGCCCTGGAGAGTCGGATCGACACTGTGAGACTGGAGGAGATTCAACGTGTCATGTGTGCGTCCGTGACCAGGTTCCACGGGGTACGACCCGGCTTCGAGACCGAGGCGTTCGCCAAGATGCACGACGCTATCAACAGATGCGGTCTCTATGGAACGGCGAGGGGGGAACCCTCAGAGGTGGAAGAACCCGGGTCTACCGTGTAGACCGAGTCGGGCTCCAGTGGTCGATGTTATATATGTAACACCGCTTACGCGTATATGAATTTTTCACATGTGTATGTGTTTTCTTCCCGAATAAAAAAACAAAATGATACATGTCTGTTTCTGAGTCATCTCTACACCGTCAGTCTCTTCCCCCCCAAGATATAGATGAGGGTTCACTTGGCCCCGATATCGCACATTGTCACGATAGACACGTAACACGATGGAGATCATCCCCACACCACACGGCAGATAGTCGAATAATGTGTGTCAATGAGGTGCCGTTTAACCGATACTCGATACTCGGTTTAGAGATGTTATGTGAAGAGGTGATAGTTCCGATGGCACCGCGCGTCATGGAGAGGGTCGAGCACTCATCACGCGGGCCGCCGGTAGGTCCGGAAGTCTAGATGTTGTGCTCACTATTGTGAAGTGGGTGCTGACAGGGTCTGAATTTTCGGGTCTCATCACAGGGCCCGCACGGGGGTTGTGTGTTCGGGTTTCCTCGTGTCCGATCTTTTTTTTTTCCTCCTTCCCTTAAAAAAAACCGCACAATGTTCAGACGCCACACTGGCGGTTCCGACCTCAAATGGATAACGGGATCGGATCGGGTTAGCAGGTGCCCCAGAGTCAATAGTCGGACCGATGAGTGGGCGGGGTGTAATCGCGCTAATCGAAAGGTGAGCACAGTGGGCGGTTTCCCGAATGTCGCTCGAGAAAAACTCGACCCGGAGGCTCCCGTTTGGTCTTTCGCGGTTTTTCCACATCCTCCCTCGACACGGCGTGGTGCCTCCGGATACCATAGGCTCTCTGACAATCACCGTTGAGCCGACGAGATACACGGGATCGGACAGGGTCGCGATCGGGACGTACCCGGGTCGGGAAACCTGAATCGAACAGCGATATTAGAGCCCCTCGGGAAGGTCTATCGTGTCGGGATGGGGTTCTTGAGGTCGGTGGAGGCGTTCATCGGCCCCGTGGAGTTACGGGGATTGAGTACGAAGAGGGTCAGGGCGCTGGCGCGGAGACTCACGAGGAAGCGGAGGAGGAGATTAGGGGGCTCGCCCAGATCGGATCCCGTGGTCCTACCGAGAGAGTTCTGCCACGAGGACGTGGACGCTCTGGTGAGTGACATGTTGATCCCCATCGAGGATGTAATGGAAATGTGATGCGGTATGGTTTTTCCGGTGCGGCGCCTTCGATGATCACTGGTAACTATGTTCATCGCTTTTCTCCCACCTCCCAGATGCACGGCGCCCTTATCATATTCTTCGGGATAATCATGTACCGAGAGGTTCCCCCGCTGATAGGATGGGTTGTTGCAGTGATCGTTCTCCGGGGGATGTGGCATCTATTAACCGATCGGGATGGGGATTACCGGGACGCCTCGGAGACCGAGTGATGACGGGAGAAATAACGTGCGCGTGAACAACGGGCACTCGATGGTGACTCTCCAACCTGAGATTGACACGACGGCAAAAAAAAGGTTTCCTCCACAACATGACATCTTCGGGATTCCTCAGAGCTCACCCCGGGGTCGTGCGGCGATGCGGCTTCACCAGGGGCGGCGGCCTGAAGGTCGGGCCTTGTGCACTAACCGATCCGGGACTGGCGTGGGTTCACGCCTATTACACCGACGAGGCCCTGAACTGGTTAGCGGGGCTTGATAACCCCCTCTGGAAAAGCGGTGCCGATGTCATGGACCTGCTCCCGGGAGACATGTACGTGAGCGAGCACGTCTTCAAGAAGATCCTCTCTCGTGTGGGCCCCGAGTTCTTCGACAGCTTCATCCCCATTAGGGAAGTCGAGGAGTGTATCCTCTTCGGGTTCTCGCCCCTGTCTTCCACGGGGATGGCGGCGCTCAAGGCCATCGACTTGGTCTACGGCGGGTACGCTCCCGCGGCACCGGGGATCCCCATGGAGGTGTACGCCTGGGAGATGGCCTACAAGATCGGCGCCGCGCCGCGCCTCCTCAGATGGGTCCTGATCGAGGGAGAGGGTATCGAGCAATTCGCGACTCTCGCCGAGAGCGGCCTGAGGGGAAGTCTCAGGGATTACATCGGAACCCACCCGTCGGGATGCAAGACACCCATGGACCTGGGCCTCGTTGTTAAAAACGTGCACGGACTGGTGGCGGCTCTCGGGATGTTGATGGACTCGAACATCTACCACGGGGATCTCAAGATCGACAACCTGACCGTGACCGAACCCGGCGGGCCATACAAGCTGATCGACTTTGAGTTCGCCCATCCGTTCGAGGCTAGGATGCGGCCCATGATCGAGGCCCGGGGGCCTATCACATGGCTCATGCCCGGAACCCCCGCCTGCAACCCTCCCGAACACGACGAGGAGACACCGTGTCGCGACCGGCGCATGAAGGAACTCGGGGTCACCTGGCAGCTCGGGCTCATCATGCTCGAGACGATAGTGCTAGACGAGGCGCTAGTGCGCGATGAAAACATGGAATGGAAACGTCCCGATTTCAAGAGGCTCGTGTCGGCGGTGATGGAGGAGAACGGGTCACTGGCGCCGCACGACCCGAGATTGCTCGAGGGTTATCTAGACCTGATCGGAGAATGCCTGAAGAGGGACACGGCCGTTAGAATGGACTTGGTTACGTTGATGACCGAACTCTCTCTGCTTATCGAAAAGTTTAAATTGTGAATGTATGACTATGTGTGTATGTGTGTATGTGTTTTGAATACAAATAAAAAAAATGAGAATACAGCTTCATGTCTCGCGAATTTCTTATACCGAGTATAGTATTCCGATATATATGGTATGTTAACCGTATGTGGTGCCCATGGGTAGATCGTGTACGTTGAGATGGCAGCGGTTAATTGGCTGAAAGATGAACCCTATCCCGAGAAGCCCACGAGGCGGAATCACCTCTCCTTCGGGCCGGCGCGACTCCCGACGGGGGACTGGGACTGGATCATGACCTACTACAAACCGGAGGCGAGAGAGTGGTTGCGCACCATGAACAACCCGCTCTGGTCCGGTCCCGAAGATGTTCTGGGGCTGCTACCCGCCGGTGTCCCGGTGACGGAGAAGATATTTGTGAAGGAGGTCTATCCCGGACTCAAGGGGTTCCTCCAGATGTTCATCCCCGTGAAGGTGGCGGGTTGCCTGCTTTTCGGGTTCTCGCCCCTCTCCAGAACGGGTATGGCGACGCTCAAGACGGCCCCGGTATTTCGCGGAGGGTACGCTCCCGCGGCACCGGGGATCCCCATGCAGGTGTACGCCTGGGAGATGGCCTGTAAGATCGACGCCGCCCCGCGCCTCTTCAAGTGGGAGCTGATAGTCGGGGAGTATTTTGTCAGACTGGCGACGCTCTCCGAGTGTAGTGCGGGGGGTGACGTGGGGGCCTATATCAGGGGTGGGAGGCCCATCTCCATAGAGGCGGCCGCCGTGAAGACGAGAGAGCTGGCCAGCACGCTCTACCTCTTGGCCCAGAACAATGTGTATCACGGTGATGTGAAGATAGCCAACACCGTGATCACGGAACCACACGGGAGACTCGGGCTCATCGACTTTGAGATGGCGCACCCGCTCGACATGACGATGTCCGGGCTCAGAGAGGGGCTCGAGGTACCGATCAAGTGGGACATGGTGTGTACGGACGAGTATCGCGCCCCGGAGGGACACGGTCCGTTTCCCGATATTCTCTCGGCCGAGGCGCAGCTCGTGTGGCAGGTCGGTCTCTTCATGTTAGACGTCATCGGCATCGAGATCATCGAGAACCGTAACCAGGGGCTGTGGGAACAACCCGACTTTCCCGGGCTCGCGGCGCGGGAGGTGGGGATCGGTCGCTCCCTACTCGCGTGCGAACACCGGGCCTTCCTGGACTATCTGACCATCGCGCGCGGGTGCCTGAGGACCAACCCCCGGGAGAGACCCCGGTTGACACTCTTGATCGCCCAACTCACAAAGTTCATCAGGGAGGTCGCAACCCAACCCGAACATTGAGACTGTATTAAATGTGTTGTTGAAATAAAAAAACCGATTTTTCGATAATCCATGTGTCTGACTGGTCATTGCGCTGAAGGAAAAAAAAATAAATTAAAAAAAATTATATATGACCACCCCTCCCGGAGAGTGAGGGGTCGTGCCCGACCGGTGTGCGTTCCGGGTGTGGTGCGAGCGGGGGGTGAGACTCGGGTCGCTCGACGCGGCCGTCGTACTCGGGGCCCGTTCCGGTGTTATACGGGGTGTGGCGGGCAGTGAGTAAATCAAAAAGGGGGGGTTCCCGGTGTTGCACAATAAGTAGTTTTTTTTCGATTCGGACGTCGTCCGGTTGTGAAATATTTTACATGGCGGAGAAGTTGATCCCGAGTTGCAGGGGACAATGGTTCCTACCCGCGAGGGTCCTCCGGGAAGGGTTCCTCAGGGCTCGCCCCGTGGCCGTGGACGGGGGTTTCAAACTGACCATCGGGCCCCTCACGGTGGCCACGCGGGTGTGGGACTGGGTGTACGTACATTATAACGAGAACGCGACGGATTGGCTCAGAGGGATGAACCCGCCGTTCTGGGAAGAGCCGTGCGACGTGCTGGACTTTCTCCCCGGGGTGGCGTGCGTGAATGAGGCCACGTTCCTGACCCTGAAGAAGAAGTACGGGTCCTACCTCCACCTCTTCGTCCCCCTGCGCCACACTCGGGGCAATATATTTTTCGGGTTCTCCCCGCTGTCCGCCACGGGAATGGCCGTGCTCAAGATCAAGACCTTTCACGGCGGCACCCAGGCCCCCGACCGCCCGGGCGTGCCCATGGAGGTGTACGCTTGGGAGACGGCCCATTTCCTGGACGCGGCCCCGAAACTGATCGAGTGGGAGGTCTCGGGGACCCGTGAGAATAGGAAGAGCGCGCAGATGGTGACGTTCAGCGAATGCGGCCTCTACGGTAGCATGGAGGGTTATTTTTACCGGGAGCGGGCCACGGTGGACATTTGCGCGACCATCCTCGCCGACCTCACGGGGAAGCTCCTGGCGCTCATTCGGAAGGGCATATATCACGGGGACCTAAAGTCGGAAAACATCATCATGATGTCCCGGAGCGGTCCGGGGAAGCTCATCGACTTCGAACACTCGCACGGACCGGGCGAGACGATGACCTCGTTCTGGTACCCCGATCGCACCTTCTTCTGGAACCCCATCGGCACGGAGGCCTACGCGCCACCCGAGCGATCCCGGGGTCGGGGCCGCAACGCGGGCGTGCCCGGGATCGTGTTCCAGATCGGCCTGATAGCGCTCAACATCATGGTGGAACGCATGGAGCGGGTATTCGTGAACCACACCTGGATCAAGGGGGACGGGTACCGGGCCCACGTCCTCAAGGTTATCAAGGCCCGTGGGACCCTCGACCTCAGAGGGGGTGCCCGCACCCTGGCGCGCGTGGACGAGTTGATCGGCCTCGTGGCGAGATGTCTCGAGCGAGACCCTGCGATGAGACCGAGTCTCGAGACCCTCGTGGACGAATTCTCCAAGATATAACCCCCACGTGTCTTTTTTTTCCCAATGTTGTAAAAAAAATATAATAAAAGAGATTTATTACCCAAGATATAACCCCCATGTGTCTTTTTCCCAATGTTGTAAAAAATATAATAAAAGAGATTTATCAGACTCGTGGTTTGTCCGAATGTTGTAAAAAATATAATAAAAGAGATTTATCATCCAAGATATAACCCCGTGTTGTAAAAAAATATAATAAAAGAGATCTATCACCCAAGATATAACCCCCGTGTTGTAAAAAAATATAATAAAAGAGATTTATCAGACTCGTGGTTTGTCCGCGTCTTCTATCTTCCATAATGAGTCGATCGGATAGGTGAGGGTGTGTGTGTCTCTCCGTATAGCCACTCATGTATATGCGCGTTCGGTTTATCCACGCGCGTGGCTCCGTGCGTGCGTGTGTGTGTATGTTCCTCCCTGTGTGCGTGCTTGTGCGTTCACTCGCGAGGCGTCTGGGGACTCTCGGGCATGATGAAGTGAGACCTCTCATTATTTATACACAAAGCCCTCGGGGTCACATCGAGATGGCCCACCGGGGAGAGACACGCGGTTCAACGGCTCGGTTTATCAATGGTTTTTTTATTTATTCGAGAAAAGGGTCGATGTAGACCACACAGATACACAGATACACAGATACACAGATACACAGATACACAGATACACGGGTCCATAGATGCCGGTGTGGCAAACCGCCGTTCGCCCGAAGGGTTCGACCCTCTCGGGATTCACCTGAGACCGTCCACGGGCCTCTCGCCCTGGGGCACCCTCACCGGTCCTCTCACCGGGGGTTGTGCCACGGGTGGCGGATAATAGACGTGTGCCCCCATGGGGGAGCCGTAGGGGTAGATGGGCTGTCTCGCCATTGGTTGCCAACCTCCGCCCCGACAACAACAGGAAATCAGATCACAACCACCACCGCACAGTAGACTCATGGGATTACAACAGTTACACAAGAAGGGCAATAGAAACGCCATATCATTCGATTAATTGATTTTTATTTGATACGTGTATTTACATTAGTACAACAATCCGCTTATTCAGCGCGAACAGGCATCGCGGTAGCCACACCTGGAATCCCCGACCCAGGTGCACTCGGCGAGGATGGACAGGAAGGTCTCGGTGAGTGCGGGGAAGGTCTCCGCGCCATCAAACCCCGGAATGACCAGGTACCTCAGGAACTCGAGGAGTCTCGAGCGGTCGAGCCCCGGGACGGCCCCGTACTCGACCAGGATGTTCCAGGCACCGAGGGTGACCAGGTCGCTCCAGTCATGGACGCCCATCTCGGCGTTGGCCTTGACCAACAGCCTGAAGAGTCTGTAGGGGATCGTACAGGGCACCGGGCTCCAATCCGGGTTGAGCACGATATCGACGAGGTCGATGGGTTTTTCCGCCCTGTCCGCGATCACCGCGCTGATCCCGGTCACCAGATCAACGAACACGTTACCCAGGGCTCCGTCGTAGAGGAGGATCACCTCCTTGCCTTGCGGGCCCATCAGCTCCGCGGTAAACTTATCAGAGTACTCCAGGCCTCTGGTATCGTGACCGAAGAGGGACTCCTGGATCAGCCGTTCCAGGTCGGGGAGCGGTCGCACGGCCGTGCGCATCAATCCACACTCCGCACACTTGTCTCGAAAACAGAAGCGGCAGCACACGTGCCCGCATCGCTCGTGGATCACGGGTTGGTAGAGGACGTCTCCGCATGTCCCGCATGTCACGATGGCCTTCGCCAGTTTCCAGCTCTTCTCGGTGAGCGCATCGAGACCCTCCGGGGCCACCTTCGATAGCACCGTGGTGAGATGGTCCGGAGCAAAGAAGACCGCGCGTTCGTCGCAGTCGCAGCAGTAGGCGCCGTCCCCGAAGCAGAACTCCCCGTCCGGAACCCGCAAGGGGTGACCGCAGGAGAGACGGACAGTGATTTCCTCGCGGGGGCTTGTCATCTCGACTCAGTGGCCTGTTGGTGGATCGGTGAATGGAGACCCGGTGGCCCCGCCGGTCCGTTTATGCCGATTCTTTCGGTTTAGAAAAGCGCGAAAGGGATTCGGGAAGCCGATCCCGGGCGGGTCGCAACACTTTCGAATCTCACACGCGATGTGCCCCAGTAGTCCGTCGTAGCGGGGCGTCCCGGAGCCGAAATATCCGGGAATGCGAAAGCGCGAGAGGAGCTCCTTGAGCGCCCCGAGACTCCCGAACCGGGGCGCCATCACGGGGAACGTCTTCGCGAGGGTGTCGTGGTAACGCACCACGAGCTCGTAGAGGGTCCGGACCAGGAACCCGCCGACGGCGACCTTTCCACCCGCGGCCTCGATCGCACCCCCGAGCTCGACGAGGTCGTCCAGGAGCGGTAGCGGGAGCGCTATGGCACCCTCCCATTTCCCTCGGGCCCGCACCCGCACCGCTCCCTCCGGGGCCCCTCGCGTCTCGACGAGAGCACCCACGGTGATGATGACGGCCGTGAGCAGGTCTTCCAGCACGACCACGCGGGGCTCCACGTGCCAGCCCCCGTTGGGACCCATCAGCCAGAACCCGGCGGTCCGCCCCATGGGGGCAGGGGGGAAGGGCTTCGCCGTGAGCGCGTAGAGGTACTCGTTGGGTATCAGCTTCCGTCCGCCCCCGGAGCCGCACTCGGGACACTCCCGGGGGGTGCAGAAGAAACAGAACACGTGTTTACACGATGCCCGGTTGGAGGGAAACACGGCCTCCCCCTGGCAGAAACAACACGGAAAGACTGGAGACATGATGATCGGCGTATACGGTCCGTCGTCCGCCGGCGCTGCTCGAATACACCTCATTTTCGGGTTAGATGTACGGAGACATCATTGTCGGGGGCGAGTGGATGGGCGCGGGTGCCACTTTCTTCCCGGACCTCACGGTCCTCGCGCACGTGTACATGATGATGAACGACAACCAGAAGCCGTTGAAGGCGGCCACCAACCCATTGAACACGAATATGTCGAGTCTGAGTCTCGTCAACACCCGCTCGTAGAGCGCGTCTGCCGCCACCAGTCCCGAAGAATTCCTGGACAGGTGATCGAGGATCAACCCCCGGAGCAACCCCGTGAGGTTAGCGGCCCCCGCGTCGCTCAGTCGCCCGACGACGTCCTCGTCCCCCGCGAGCTCGTTGAGGGCCAGGGTCACGAGGTCGTCACCCGGGGCGCGTCCCTTCGAGAGCGCCACCCCCATCGCCACCACCACCCCCACGATCACGATCAACGTGACGCCGAACGCGAGACACAGGCAACCCTTGACGGTCATCGTGTCTCACCGAGCGTTTCCCGTGAATTCACACGTGTGGGCCCGCACCCGGGTTAATACCGCTGCCCGGATGGGTGCCCGTAACCCGAAGGTTGAACCGGGTTGCCGTTTCCCCCCCCCCCTCTCCTTTCCCCGAGAGAAAGTCGTGGGTTGACACGACTTTCGCGGAGCCCGTCTTTAAAATTTTTTGATCATCGCGCGGTTCTACGACCCCGCTCATTCACCCCCCTGGACCACACACGCCTTTTCACATATGGACAACGAGAGAGACGTAAATTTTTCTTTTCGGTGATTTTTATTGTCACAGATGAACGAGTACAAGGATGATACGACATGATAAGTCAAGACAAGACAAGACAACAGGATTTTCTTTTTTTTTTAAGACACGTTATCGACTCGTAGTCACGGCGCGCAGGTGCACGCATCTTCCGACGATCCGCGCGATCGTTGCACCGCTTCGTGAGCCTCGGGACGGGTCGGTCTCGGGCCTCTCCACCGCGGTCCGGGGTAAGGGGGGTACGGGTCACAGATGGCCACGAGCCTCCTCCCCCCCCCGATGCAGAGGCGATCGACGGCGCACGCCTCCGTCTCGCACGCGTTACAAGTCACATGTCCGCACGCCTCCCTCACCGTGGGCCCCACGACCGCGCGGCCGCACACGGGGCAAGGGGGGAGCGGTCCGGAACCGTACAGGTCGGGCGCGAACACGTCCCGCCGAGCACCGCACGGCCCGCAGTTCCCCGAGTCTCCCAGGGGCCGGTAGCCGATCTCGCATCTCTTTCTGTGCCCGCACGCGAAGATCACCCTCTTGATCCTATCCACCTTGGGCGGTACGTAGAGGGCCCTGTCGGGTCTCCTGACCTTGGGTCTGGTTGCCATGTCGTCTCCTGTCGGCGCTCCGGTCTCGCTCCGGTCTTATAGACCGGGGCTCCAGTCTCGGGATCTCTCGTGGGGAATGACCCGAAAGTGTCCGTGCCGTGCCACGATCACCCAGAGGGCGACCCCGGCGAACACCAGGGAGGTCACCACGAGCATGCAGCTCAGTGTCGCCTTCCACATGACCCTGTCCGCGACCGAACCGATGGCGATCTCGGCGGCGGCCAGCGCCCGCGCGAATACCTCATCCTCGTCCTCCCGGGGTCCCGTCCCCGGGGTCAACAGCTGGTGGAGCGAGTGCGTCTCGGCCAGTATCTCGGCGAGCCGTTCGAGAATCGGGTCTCTGTCACGGGGCCGGACGGGTCCGGTCACCACGTGGAGAACCTCGGGAGTAGAGCCTCCGTCCCGGGAAGGTTCGGGAGTGGGGGTCTCGGTGGAGAGCGCCCGATCCCGGTGAGGCTCCCCCGTGGGAGACTCCCGGGTCGCGTCCGGGGTCGGGGCGCTCGGGATACTCGCGGCGCTCGAACCGGACGTGGAAGAGACGAGGAGGAAGAAGCCGATCACGGCCGATCGGAGTCGCCACGATACCATCTCCTGGAAGCGTATCGATACGGGGTTGTGAGGGGGGAGAGAGATTGGGCCAGTGAGACCGTGATACACGTTCTTTTCAGTGGGTTCGAGCTCCCGGGTTTTAATTTCCCTCTTGAAAATATCCACTCGTGCGCGCGGACATTTCATCAGGGGTTCTTCGGTGGGAGTCGATCGGCTTCGAGTACACCGACGAGTGGTGCGACGGGTTCGGATGGTGTACCATCGATTCCACTGACGAGGTGCTCGTATCGAAGCCCGCTCGAGCCCTCGTTATAAATTTTTGTTATCGTTATTTCCTCTTTCCTCCCCGACCTCACATTGATATGGACCGCGCCCGCGATCGCTCATCATGGGGATAGGGACTACGCGGGGCGCGATGACTTGTAAACACCGCACCTCGTCCCGGTCCACCATCTATTCCCGCCTCCCTCGACGCATCGGTTTTGCAACCCGCGACAAAAAAAAATTCGCTCGTCTCCAAAGTCCCGAAAATTTTCATCCTGCCCGGTGAGGTTTCACAACCCATCCCGGGTTCGCTCGGTATCAGGGAGTCCCCGTTTGTACGATCGGTTGAGTCGGTACCAACGCTCACAACCCCTGTCCGTATCGAACCCCGCGCGAGTCGCGGTTTTTTCTCTTCTTAAAAAAAAAACCCTATCATGGACGAGGGGGTTCCTCGGGATGTATATGTGTGAGCGAGAGAGACCACCTGTGTGTGTGTGTGTGTGTGTGTGTGTGTGTGTGTGTGTGTGTGTGTGTGTGTGTGTGAGAGAGAGAGAGAGAGAGAGAGAGAGAGAGAGAGAGAGAGAGAGAGAGAGAGAGAGAGAGAGAGAGAGAGAGAGACCGACCATCCGTGAGAATGAGTGTGTGAGAATACCCGTGAGAAAGTGTGTGCGTATACACACGAGAGAGAATACCCGTGAGAATGAATGTGTGAGAATACCCGTGAGAGGGGATGGGTGAGTGAGTGTAGGGAGATACACCGGTAGAGCCATCGAGTGATGACTCTTTATCTTTGTATCGATATGTATCAATATGCTTTTTTTTTAAGAGAGATCATGAAGGAAAACAAGAGGATAGTGCTTCGAGATCAAAATGGTTTTTTTTATTCTCAGAGTCACAATTATACAGGACCGACATCATGTCGGAACACATGAACACTCAAAGAGTCACAATACACAAGATCGATAGCGGACCATATGAACACAGTAACACAGGCCCCTTCTCTCCCCCCCCCACACACCACACGGTCTTTTTCCGTGTGCACGGATACACGTATATACACAGACACATATACATGTGTACGCGGTCCGGCGGTCGCGCTCACAGGGAGTAATCGATGCGGAGATCCCTGTCCAGCACCATGCGCCGCCTCAGCACGGGGATTTGACGGCCGTGGCCCAGTGGTGGTCTGGTCAGATCGTCCGCCTCGGGGGTCATCGAGCCCTGGTCCCGGGAGCCCTCGGTCTGAGTGTGAGCGTCCGTCCCACGGGTCGTCGAGCCCTCGGTCTGGGTGTGAGCGTCCGTCCCACGGGTCGTCGAGCCCTCGGGATGACGGCTGGCGTGAAGCACCCAGATGATCAACATGAACAGGGCGAAGAACGAGACGGCGCACGTCTCGTAGAAGGCGCGCATCTCGTGGTCTGAAGTGAGCGCCCTGTAGACCTCGGCGAGGATCGGATACCCGACACGGGCCTCCCCGGGTGCGACAAACTCGGCGGCTCGCTCTAATATGACGGCGGCCATGGTTCGGGTATTTAGCGTCTGCTCTCTTTTCTGAAAGATATCGTGTCTTTCTCTGACAGCTGTGGCCGATCGCCGATGCCCACGACACGGCCATCCACTCCTTTTACCACGCTGTATTTCGGCGATCGGTGACCGCGGCCGGTTCGCGATCCGGGACTCTCCGGGTGTCGAACCCGGGGAGCTCGCGCGATCGGGCGCGTCCCGAGAGTCTCGACCGCGGAGGACCCGGATCGAGCCGCGTGGTCAGGTCCCGAAAATCTCCGGGTCTCGACCAGATCCCGAAAATCTCTAAGTCTCGACCCGATCCCGAAAATCTCCAAGTCTCGGACCGGGGCTGTGCCCACATGGTCAGATCCCGAAAATCTCCGGGTCTCGACCCGATCCCGAAAATCTCTAAGTCTCGGACCGGGGCTGTGCCCACACGGTCTGATCCCGAAAATCTCAATTTCTCGGAGGGTGCCCGCTCGAGTCCGTGACTGAGCGGGACACGGGTTCTATTCACCGGGCTCGGGTTACCAGAACGAATGGTACATGGAGATGATGATGATGATGATGATGATGATGAAGTCGAGTAAAAAAAAAAGAAGTGCGGGTTGCTCTCTCTCTCGCTCTCTCCCTCCCTCCCTCTTCCACATCCCCCCCCACATATTATTCCCCCCCCATTCCCTCTCCCCCCGTTATTTCCCGCTCACTCTCTCCCTCTGTATGGCCCCGTGAGGTCGCGAATCGCGAGCCTCATCTAGATTTTCGGGTTCATGAGGAGACAACCATGGAAAAACACCAGAGGAGATACGTGTGGATACAATGATATGATTTTATTTTTTTTTCTCTCTCGAAAAAAATATACATGTGGAGACAGATGGGTGATATACAGATATACGCGGTGGTTTGTGATGGTCGCGGCGCTCCCTTCAGACCCGGATCTCCGCTTCTAGCGGTACCCCCTCCTGCTGCTGCGGCTCGACCGGCTCCATCAATAGGGCCTCCGCGTAGCTCGGTGGCTGGGACGATATGGTGAGCAGGGATGCGCCCGCGCCGAGCTCGACGTCCCCGCGGTTCGAGCGCTGGTCTCCCGTGATTAGCCTCAGGTGTATCTGCATCAGGATACCCCGCATCTCCTCGATGGACGCGCGGGTCCGCACGTAGATACCGAAGAGACCTATGATGGGGATGGTCATCAGTAGGGTCAGGAGCGCGCCGATCATCACCAGGACGACGACCCCGGAGTCACCCGCCGTCACCGACTCGGAGGATCCCGTCCCGTCGGCGAGCACCGCGTGGTAGGCCGTGAGCCCGGAGAGGAGGAAGATGATAGTGAGAGAGTTCATGATCGCGTGCGGCAGTTGAGTGGTCGCCGTGATTGCTGTCGAAGAGGGGCGAGGGCCCGTGGGTTATAACTGACTTTTTCGTGTTAGGGGGGCGCGGAGTCGTGGGTGGCGGCGGCACAGTATCTCTATCACGCGATCGACAATCTCCTCTCGGGAGCGGGACGCGTCCACGCGCTCCACGTCCTCCGCGGAGGATAGCCACGCCTCGTATCTTTCGTGGAGGAGACGCAGGTAGTCCAGCCCCACGCCCGCCTCCCCGGTCCTGTCCCGACGACGCATCCTGCGCAGACACTCCTCGGGGGGTAGCTCCAGGTACACGAAGACGGGACGGGTGGCGATGGTTCGCATCACGGCCTCCCCCCTCGCCGCCATCCCCGGGAGCGCGGTCGCGGGGATGACCCCGCGGCTCCCGTTGACCGCGCAAAAGACCCGGGTCGCGCTCATCGGGGAGCGCTCCATGATGTCGGGATTCTGCAGGCGCTGCACGTTCACGTAACTGTCGAACACCAGGTTCTGAAACGGGACGGCGTACCCCGTGGGATCCGTGTACGACAGTTCGAGATAGTTCTTCCCATTGTGATTCACCCACTGATCTACCGGCTCTTCGACCACGTTGACCCCGGACCCCGCCACGCGCTCCATCAGAGCTTTTACCAGGGTGCTCTTCCCGCATCCTATGTTACCCTCGACACAGAACACTAGCCCTTCGGGGAGAAACCTGGCGGGTGTGGGACCTTCCCTGAGCGCCATGTCTATAACAGCCCCGGGGGCGACCCGTGTTCTTAACCCAATTTTTCCCGGTACCCGTGACGGGCGGTGTTTATATTTTCGGCACGACGGCGCGTGGCCCGTCCGTGTCCGCACCCCTCGTCATTGGCGAGGGGGCGTTTATTATTCCCGAGGGGACACCGCGCGTCACTGAATGTGAAAGAATCAGAGAGTAGACATTCGGGGATAGTTCATAAACAAATTTTTATTATTGATCAACAGCGGATAACACATGTCATACAAGAGTCTCGGTCTCGCGCGCTCTCTTCAGAGCCAGTCCTGTCGATCGCACATGCAGTCGACGGGGGGGTGCCCGGGTCCACAGCCGCAGCCGAAGGTCCGGGTGTCCACGTCATCAGAGTCCCCGCTCGCGGGCGTGAGGACGGTCGGGCGAGACGCGCGGCCCCTCCACGGTTCGAAGCGGGCACGGCGCGCCACGGAGTCACTCCTGTGGCGCCGCGCCGGGGCTCCCACCCATCGGTGCTGGAGCGCGGGTCTCAGGGGACACACCGAGACGAGGACCACAATCTTTCCCATCTCCTCGATCGCCCTGAAGCGCGGTTCGGGCCGGGGGGTCGGAGGCTCGGAACAGGCGCCGTCCACTTCGTCCACGCCGCGGGTCGGGCTCTCCGGGTCCTCTCTCTCGGGGGAGGGAACGTAGTGGACAACCACCCTGAGCGAGACCGAGCCCGCACCCCGAGCGGTGACGAAGGAGGGCGGGCAGAAACCACAGTGGCACACGAACCTGAACTTCACCGGTTCGACCTGTTCTATCCCGATAGTTTCACCCACATCGATGGACGCCATGGTGATGAGTAGTGTTTCCGTGCATTTTTTCCTCCCGGGGCGTCCGTTGAAATCGACCCTCGTTTCGGGGCCACCGGGCGGGAGGGGATCGATCACGGGTTGAACTTTCGGGAAGAAGGGGATCGCTAGGCCTCGACTCCCGATTCACACCGGTGCCGACCCCGCGAGAGGAGCGTGGCGGGTCCCGAGTTTCTCCAATTTTCGGGTCACGGGGCGACCGGTGTCCATCCCTCACCGAGTCTCGACGATCGGGTTCCCCGGGGGGAGGGTTAATCGGGGAGGTCACCGGGAGACTCGATCTTCGGGATAAGCACGGACGGACTCCTCTCCCCGCGTACATGACCGCACAGGGAGAGCCGCGGTGCGTCTATCCGAGCGGTCCCGAAAGTGCATCCCGGGTGAGCCCTGCACGATAGGACGAGTCCGCCCTCCCGATCCACCGGGCCCGAAACCGCGAACCGAACGGGTGATGGGGCTCGTGTGCGTCCGCGGCATACGGTCGCATCGGGAAAAAAATAAAATATGACGCTTGGAAGCGAAAAATGACTCTCGATGAGATAATGATCTTAAACGGCATATACATGTATTTTTCTCTTTTCTCCCCGATCGACCCTGTCGTGTCACCCGTTGCCCGTGATCTTATAGAAGAGTCAGAATGACATTCATAGTCCGTGCTCTCACAGACGAGCTCACACTCTCGTGAAATAAGAATAATGATAATAAGAATGATCACCGTTCAGGCTCTCATAGACGAGCCTATACTCTCATGAAATAAGAATAATGATAATAAGAATGATCACCGTTCAGGCTCTCACAGACTAGCTCATACTCTCATGAAATAAGAATAATGATAATAAGAATGATCACCGTTCAGGCTCTCACAGACTAGCTCATACTCTCATGAAATAAGAATAATCACCGTTCAGGCTCTCATAGATGAGCCTATACTCTCATGAAATAAGAATAATCACCGTTCAGGCTCTCACAGACTAGCTCATACTCTCATGAAATAAGAATAATCACCGTTCAGGCTCTCATAGATGAGCCTATACTCTCATGAAATAAGAATAATCATCGTTCAGGCTCTCACAGACGAGCTCATACTCTCATGAAATAAGAATAATGATAATAAGAATAATCATCGTTCAGGCTCTTACAGACGAGCTCATACTCTCGTGAAATAAGAATAATCATCGTTCAGGCTCTTACAGACGAGCTCATACTCTCGTGGAATAAGAATAATAAGAATAATAATAATTCACGCTCTTATAGATGAGCTTATAACCTCGTGAGGCCTTCATGGTAGGCCCCTGTGATCTCATAGAGGTCTCTCGTGGAATGATAATAAGAATAATAAGAATAATAAGAATAATAATTCACGCTCTTATAGATGAGCTTATAACCTCGTGAGGCCTTCATGGTAGGCCCCTGTGATCTCATAAAGGTCACACATCGAGAAGGCCTCTGTCGTGACACTCAGTGTTTACCAACTCATGAGAGACTCGAGAGTAAACAACATCATCGTGTGTGCTCTTATAAACGAGCTTATACTCTCATGGAGCGGGGTCAGAGCCTCCGTTATACCATTCATTGTTTATGATCTTATAAGTGATTCGAGAGTCACCGAGTTTCGTGATTGATAACCCAGAAAATAGAGTCAAGAGTCATGAATACAATTTCTATTTTTTTTATTTCAAGACCAACAATCCAAAAAATATCATTTAATTTCTTTTCAATAAAAAACACACGTAAATGATCTCTTTAATAAAAAACACATGTAAATAATCAAATGTACATTTAATTTCTTTTCAATAAAAACCACACGTGAATGATCTCTTTAATAAAAAACACATGTAAATGATCAAATGATCAAATGTACAATCATCAAATAGAGGACATGGAACATGGCATGAGTCTATATCGTTCAGTCCCGGGGGTGATTACCCCGTGTTCTCCGGAGAAGAGTTCACCGGGAGAGACCACATCGAGAAGGCCCTCTCTTCGAACTAGGAACCTCGTCCGGATCATCGAGAGGACGTTTCCCGGGGGAGCTGCCACTCTCGATGCGGAGCTGGGTCACCTAGTTGAGAACTAGGAACCTCGTCCGGATCATCGAGAGGACGTTTCCCGGGGGAGCTACCACTCTCGATGCGGAGCTGGGTCACCTAGTTGAGGAGCGCACGTCGAGAAGGTCCTCTCTTCGAACTAGGAACCTCGTCCGGATCATCGAGAGGGCGTTTCCCGGGGGAGCTGCCACTCTCGATGCGGAGCTGGTCACCTAGTTGAGGAGCGTACAGCCAGTCGACGGCCCAATCCCCGAGGTCGGCATCCAGCGGTGTGGGAGGGGTGTCCAGCAGGCGCGCCAGCCCGGGGTGAGTAGGTGTGATCATCATATTTGGTGAAGGTGTGTTCAGAGGAGCGTCGGAGACGGGAGAGTACATCGGAGCCGGGTTCACCGGGGAGGAGACCAGGGAGGAGGGAAGGGATGGGATCTCACATGTGGTGTCATCGCTCGGAGAAGGAGGAGGAGGATTCCAGTAGGTGGGGCTCCCGGACTTGGGCGGGAGGAGCGAGCCGCGGACCGGTGACCAGGGAGAGTTTCCGGTCACGGTGCCCACGGGTGCCCCCGCCACGTCCTCATCCCACTGGATCTCACAGATCCTCGCCAGTTCCCTCCCTATCTCCTCGATCCTCCGCTCAGACTCAGAGACGACCCGCCATTCGTTCCCCGAGACGCGCCTCACGAGAAGAGGCGCCTGACGAGGAAGTCCACCGGCTGCACGCTCGGCCCCGGTGACCGGGGGGCTGGCGGGTGAGTCCCAGTCGGAAGTCTCATCGTCAACCGCACCGATACCGACCGGACCGATGTACACGTGTGGTCGTGCGACGGTCTCGACCCCGAGGGCTCGCTCAGACCAGCTTCCCGTGGGCATAGTGTCGTCGCCCTCATCGTCGCTATCCCAAGGGATCGGGTCGTGGGGGAGGTCGACACCAAAAACCCTCACGCTCAGAGTGGCAGGGCTCATCCCCAGGAGTTCAGCGATACGTTTTTCGTCAGACGTGGAGAATGCCATCTCGATCGAGCTAAGTCGCTTGTAGATTAAGTATTGAAAAAGTTCAAAGTCTTTTTTAACGATGTGGAAAAAAAGGCTCAAAGACAACCTCGTACTACGCGAGTGAAATAAAATGACACGGAGTAACTAGACTCAAGAGTTTCAGAGCTCGCGTCTCGACTCAGAGAGGTAAGAGTGGAGCATGAAGCTCAACTGAGTCTCCAGAGGTATATAGGGCGCACAAATTCGGTGCGGGAGAGCCGATCGTCGAGCTCGGTTTCCACGGGTCCGCCTCCAGCTCTTCTCCGTGTTCGGGTTTGGGCACACCCGGGGGCGCGGCAGCGGCGGGGGTCACCGACATCTTATTCGGGTCGTTGTACAGGTCCCTGACGCGTATGTCGTAACACCATGAGCCTTCCGGGGTCGTGACCCACCCCACATTGTTCGGAGCCGGTGTCCACATGTCCCCGAAAGTGTACCAGGCCGGGTACGACGTCTGGACGGTTCTCACCCGAGCTTCAAAGACTGCCCGGGATACGGTCGGGTCGTGAACGGTGGCGGCGAACAGGGCGTTGAAAGAGTCGTCGCCTAGACAGCGGGTGTGGAATACGCGACGCTCCCCTTCCGGAGACACGCGTCCCGTTCTGACCCGCCCCCCGAATAACTCGAAGATCATGTTCAGGCCATCGAAACTCGCCTGGATCGCATCGGAATGGATCGTCCGGGTAAACCAGCAGTGGGGGTTCGTTGTTCCCACCCCGGTCCCGAGGAGTTCCTCGATGGTTTTTTTCCAGAGCTTTGCGAAAGAGCACTTGTAGCCGACGCCGAGACTCCGGTCCAGGCACACGTGGATCATTTTCGGGATGCCGGTCACCGTGCTCTCCACCTGCACCACACCCCATAGTCCTTTCGCGGGAACGGGTTTTCCGGTGGTTGTCTCCACGTACACCTCGAGGAGGTTCCCAACCCGAAAGAGTAGCTCGTCGATAGGCGATGCCACCTCACCCCGGACGGACCGGCTCATGTCCCGAAATATATCATCGATGGCCCGTCCGCTCTCGTCATGCCCGGGGAGGAGGATGGACCCGCACATCACCTCGAAACCGCCGCGCCTCGCCCCCTCCTTCTCCACCCACTCGATCAGAGCGGTACGCGCCTCGGGTATGTACCCTCGGGACTTCAGGAGTTTCGAGACGGCGGTGAACTCCCCCTTCCGTTCGGGATCCCCGTTGAGTCGCCCGAGGAGCGCGCCCCTGTGCGAACCGGTATTCGCGGGGGCGGCGGGTCTTTTCCCCATCGGCGTGTAGCGATGACTCGCTCCGTGTTCTCGCTGGAATCTCGGCATCTTCTCGACCGGTCGTGGAGATGGACTCGTTTGTCTGTGCGGCGAGTGCCTACCTGTCATTTATGGGGAGGATCCGTGGGGCGCTCCTCGGGACGCCAGTCACGAAGTTTTGATGGTTAAGAGCCTCCCGTGGGCTCTCGCTCTCTAGTCTCATTCTTGAGCGCTGTACAGAGAACGTCTCAGTAGCCATTTACCTAACGTCTCGTAACTCTGATATCATTCGATCTGATCATGGACGGTCTGAAGGAAATCACCGCTGCCGTTGCGAGTCTCGGTGGCACGACCGATCTGTCTACCTACATGGTCAACTTCGACCTGGGCGACATGATGGACCAGAGCGCCGGGGTGGTGATCGACGATGTACACCCTCCGGTGGAGGGAGCGAGTGTCGACTCTGCGATGGATGTGGACGCCGAGTCCGAGGACGAGAAGGATGAGGAACCGGGCACCGGCCGTGACGAGCCCGAGGTGGAGTCAGAGGCGGACGAGGACCCGGACGAGGTCGAGGATGCCATCCCCGCGGCCGTCCCATCCACCATCCCGTTGAGCACGACCATCCGCGGGTTCGGTGCGGACCTCGGACTCGGGAAGAACCTCACCCCCGCCGACCTGGCTGGTAACGGCCTCGGTAAATACGCCGCCACCCTCTTCTCGAAGACTCTGCCCACTCTGGCCGCCGTGGTCGAACAGAAGGGCGCGATCGACCCGGGGTCATCGGTCGCCAAGTCTATCGTGACACTCCTCTCCAGTGAACTCGGAAATGCCCTCGGGATCTTCTCTCGACTCCCAACCAGGGAGCAGAACAAGATGGCCGCCGTCATGATCTTGATGAAGGTCCTTGGGAGAACGGCCCTCCCACCCCTCACGAAGACGGACGAGGGCGTGCTCAGCGCCATCAACCTGGTCTTCTCCGGCGCCAAGAGGAAGGTGCTGGTCTCCACCCACTCCGACATCACAAAGTTCATCATCTTCAACGACGACGGTACCATCCCAACGCTGGGCGTAGACACGGTCGCGCCCCTGATGAAATACTATGATCCACGCCTCAAACTGACGACACTCGTCTTGATCAAAAACTTGGGCAATAACGGTACCGTCGAGGTGAAGAGGAGATCTAAAGGGAAGACGCTCGTGATGAGAGAGAGAATTCCTGTCGAATGTTTCCTCTTCAGAGCTTTTCCCGTGACGGAAAGTAGCGATAATATCTATGCCACACTGGACTTTGTGAAAAGATTGTTGAAGGGAGTATCTACACAGTCTTCGTACGTCTACGTCAAGAATCCCAAGTCGATCGGAGACGATTTCCTCAACACGAAAAACACGTCTCTCACACTCGGAGATGCTCCTCTGACTGTAAAGTTATCTTTCAGGAAACCAACAAACGCCACATCACAATCTGGATTCAAAAGATGGTTGCTCATTTGCAAATGGCTGGCGAGGGGCGGGAGGATAGAGCTCGGCCCAAAGAGCACCCTGAGGAGTGGCCACGAGGAGGAGTCTCTGGAGGAAGAGGTGAACACCGGTTGCATCAGGTCCATGGCCAGCCTCACTAGGTTGGCCAGTAGGGCCTGGTCTCCAAAGAACATACTCAAGGTGAACGACCGCCCGGTCATGACCCCGTCCATCTTGAATGAAATACCGGACTTTGTCCACAGGGGGAACACCCTACCTATCTGGCTACTCTTTGCGGCCTCCTTGAGACTCGACATTGTGGCCGTCAAGGAGTGGCTGTCTACGGAAGGCGGTGACCCAAGGTCGATCGACGTGGCAAAGCTGACGTATCACCAGTACCTCTTCCTGAGACTCCTCTCTGACGCCGGCATAGCGAAGAAGGGACTGTCCAAATTACTGACCGCGACCAACAATTGGCTGATCACCGAGATGTCATTCATTGTCATGTACAAGGGTAGCTACGGCGTGAACCCTACCGTACTCAGTACCATCAGTGATAATAACGTGCCCAACCTACCCATCTTCTCTTGGATCGGTGAGATCCCCTTGTGGAGCACCAGTGGAATTGTCGAGAAGGTCAAGATTGTGCATACAAACAGTAGCCTGGTCAGCAGGATGATGCTACTGAGTGACGTGACCGAGGTCGCAAAGGTGCACGCGATAAAGGCTAAAGTGAGGGCCGAACAGAAGGCCTCCAAAGAATCCGCGAAGGGGGAGGACGCGGCGAAAAAGGCACCGAAGAGGAAGCGAGAGGCCGAGGCCGGTACAGAGACCCCAAAAAAGAAACAGAAAGAGGAAAAGAGTGAAAAACCTAAAAAGACTGGAAAGGCTGAAAAGTCCACCGGGACTGCGAAAGTGACCAAGAAAGAAAAGACTGAGAAGAAGACGCCCCAGACCAAATCAACTAACAAGAAAAATGTAAAGAGCGTCTCCGCGGAAGCGGGCACCGCGGTGACTCCGGATGAAGCCAACGGGAAAAAGAAATCTACTCAGGTGAAGAAAAAGGAGAGTGCCGGTCAACATACCACCGAAAAGAAAAAGAGAACGGCCGCTAAAAAGAAGACTGTCGATCGACCCTCTGGTCACAGACCGTCGTCAAAGAAAGAGTATCGCTCACAGGAGTTCGTATCCTCTGACGACTCCAGTGACGAAGAGGTCATTTCCAAGCCCCGGGTAACTACCACAGAGAACATGAAATCCACCAAAAAGGCAACCCTCGCATCCAACATGGACGACGACGGCGATGATGATGGCTTCATGACGTGCGCCGGTCAGTTTGACATTGGGGGCGGATCGGGGTTTCTAACCTCCACTGCAGGTAGAAACAGGAAGTCGAACAAACAATCAAAAACCCTTCTGCTATCCTGAGAACATTGACTGTTGTATTGATATATCTTCATCATATTTCTTTTTCTTAAAAACGCACTTGCAATCCTGAGAACATTGACTGTTGTATTGACATATCTTCATCATATTTCTTTTTCTTAAAAACGCACTTGCAGAGTTCATTTGTTGATGTACAATAAAAATCATAAAGATTGAATGTTATTCACTTGTGTGTGTTTTTTCCTATCGTGTCTTTGAACATATCTATTTTTCAATGTTTTTTTTGTAACAGAGTGTATAGGTGGCTCAATAGTAAAATAACTTAAAAAAAACACGTGATAGGTGAACCGGGAGAGTTTTGGTTCATTCTGACCAGATAGGAAACACAAAAAAAAACACAAACACTGATAACCTAATTGACCAAGCGGTCCATTCTCGGGATTATCGGGCCGGTGGTGACAAAGGTTTGATTTGTCGAAACATCGGTTCCCATGGTTGACCTCCCGGTTCGAACTTTCGGGTTACGCCCTGGAAGTGGGTGTGGTGAGAACTTTCGGGTTACGCCCTGGAAGTGGGTGTGGTGAGAACTTTCGGGTTACGCCCTGGAAGTGGGTGTGGTGAGAACTTTCGGGTTACGCCCCGGAAGTGGGTGTGGTGAGAACTTTCGGGTTACGCCCTGGAAGTGGGTGTGGTGAGAACTTTCGGGTTACGCCCCGGAAGTAAGGGGGTGTGGTTTTAAATTGGGCCCCGCCCCCTTTGGCGAGACCCCAAGGGGGCGTGGGG